TCAAATTACCATTGCTTGCTTGTGACCAATCCACAGTGGTTGTTGGTATACTAGTTACACCGTCAAACAATCTCCAACCGCCTGTAGTGGCCTGACGAACAAGTCCGGTAAACACGTTGGCTGTTCTTCTGTATCGACCAACTGTGCCAATGTCGAATGTGTTGGCATTGTTGGCATTGGCCAAAAATATGATTGGATTTTCAACTGTCAGGGTCGATGTGCTTACACTTGTTCCGTTGCCGCCAAAGGTCAAGTTACCAATGATGCTGACGTTACCGGCAACGTTTAAGTTACCTTGTATACCCACTCCACCTTGTACACGCAACGCACCTGTTGTGGTACTGACACTAGTTGTTGGTATATAAATTTCTACACCGGCAGGATCTCCTGGGCGATCCTGACCGATAATACGCATACGTTCGTTGCCAGAGGAGAATCCATTGGTACTGAACACAATGTCGTTTTTGGTGCCATTGCCACTGGTGCTGAGGTACATGCTACCATTACCAGTTGTTCCAACAGGAGCACTCATAAAGACATAACCATCATGTGGACCAGTTACACCATAGGTAGCATCAGCAAAAGACTCGCTGGTAATACCCATATCAATCCAGCCCGAATCATTGTCGCCGTTTGAGCTGTAGGCAATCAAATCTGTTGATGCACTAGAACCTGCACTATGATTACGCATGGCCAATTGTACAAATGAGTTTGTATTACCTACAAAAATACCTGAGGCATTGGTTAGTCCAGCATATCCAGGGAAGAAGTAGTTGTCTATTTCGAGTGTTTTGGCACCTTCACCTTGATAAATGACACCTGTGGTTGCAACCAAGTTACCAGTCAAATACAGACCATCGCCAGTTTTAAAGCGACCTTGTTCTGTGCCTGACACAAATCCATTAGCGGCAAACACAATGTCGCCACGTGAGCCATCGGCTGTGGCAAGAACTAGATTACCACCTGTGCCGGCAGGAGCACTTACAAAAATGTATCCGTCGCCGGCTTTGGTAATACCAAATGCAGGATCATTGAATCCCGAACTGGCAATACCCATGTCAATGTAGCCGCGTGTGTTGTTACCTGAATCGGCATAAGCAATAAAATCAGTACTGGCACTGGAGCCCGAACTGCGATTGGTCAACGCACTTTGAACAAATGAATTGGCCGACTTGCTGGCCGTTAATAAACTGTTTGTCAATCCGCCCGACGCAACAAAAGCCACCGCTGTGGCGTCAGTGCTGACAGTCAAGTTACCGCCAGTGATGTGTATGTTTCCTGCAGAATTTAATTTTGCAACCACAGCCGTGGTTGTAATTGAAATATTAGGGAATGCGACATTACCAACTACAGATAAGTTACCAGTAACAGTTAAGTTAGTAAGGTTACCAACTGTGGTAATGTTGGGCTGTGCGGCAGTACCAATGGTACCTACAATGTTGGCACCAGTGTTACCAATGGTGCCGGCATTGACTGTGGCCGCTGTTAATAACAATGTGGTGGTTTGTGTCTGGAATATGCCAGTGGTTGCGAGTAATCCAGTGATCGAACCTGAAGTAGCTTGCAAACTGCTGGTACTTGTTGTGCCCAACACAGTCAAATTGCCAAGACTGCCAACTGTGGTTATGTATGGTTGTACGGCGTTTACCACGTTGCCGTGGAAATTGCCAACGTATCCGCCGGCTGTGATATTACCTGCTACACCAACACCACCAAGTACTACTATGGCTCCAGTGTTGGTTGAAACAGAAGGAGTAGTGGTTGCAAATATAGTATTACCAGCAAACAAACTACCAGTTCCGTTAAAGATAGGATAGCCTATACTATCTACGTCAGCGGTGTTTAACACACGATAGCCACGCTGATAGATATTACCAGCTGAATGTATGTCCTGGTTAGTGCCAATGCCACCTGCCACAATCAAGGCTCCGGTGATATTGCTGGTTGCTGCTGTGGTGTTACTTAGATACAATGCACCAAACTGCACATTACCATATGCACCATCATAAACAACGCTGTTGCCTAGAGTGGCAGCATTGTTAGGAGTGAGTTTGTAAACAAAATTATTGGTCAGTGCCTGATAACCAAAGAAAGCATACATGTTACTGCTGAAATGATTGCTTACGTTACCAATAATACCAACATCTTTTTCATCAGTGGGTGTAGTGTTGGCATGAACAATCAACAGGCCTGAGTCGCTGGATGTGGTGATCTGTGTGGTTGATATAGTTGCCACAACGTAAAGATTTGCAAACGGTCTGTCGGGACTGCCAAGATTGTAAGTACCATATGCAGTTGGCACAATATTGCCAGCCACATTGATATTTCCGTAGATATTGGTGCCATTGACTGCGGCATTGGTGTATGGACCATTGATATTGGTTATTACGATGTTACCTACATTACCCTGGGAGATATTGGCAGTGGTAATTGCAAGTGTGCTAAATGCTGGTCCAGTGGCATAGTCTCCGCCACCATTGAAAAAACTGGTTATGTTGCTGAAATTTTCATCAACTTTGAAAAATGCGTTGCGAATACTATCGCCGGTACCGTCATTAGCGGTGGTACCTTCGTTGATATCTTTAATAGAAGTGGGTTGCCAGGTCAATGCCATATATTAAATCCTTATATAGCATTATTTATCGGATTTGGCTCGAGCTGGGCCGTTGGCTAGTTGTGTGTTATGTTGGGCTAAAACTGCTTCCGCAACCGCAAGTAGTAACTGCGTTGGGGTTTTTGATGGCAAACGTACTGCCGTATTGATCTTCTCGGTAGTCTATTTCTGCACCTTGCAAATATCCACCGCTCATGCTGTCTACTAGAACCTGTACACCGCTGATGTCTAACTCCCAATCATCTTCTGCTTGAGTATCATCTAGGGTGAAACCGTAGCTCATGCCGCTACAGCCACCGCCTTGTACAAAAACTCTGAGTTTTAAACTGGGGTTATTTTCCTCGGCCAAAATGTCTTGTAATTTTGCCACTGCTGATTCAGTTATTGTGATCATAATCTGCGATTGATGGCGTCCCAATCCATGATACGCCATAAGTTGTCTAGGTATTTTTCTTTGTTGGTTCCATAATCTATGGTCCATGCATGTTCCCACCAATCCACTAGCAGAGCTATGTCTGTGCGTTTTTGATGATTATGTATAGTTTTAATGGTTCCCGATTTAGAAAGATAAATCCAATTGGATCCTTGCAGTTTCATGGCTTCTTCTTTGAAACGTTTTTTAAAATCCACAAAATTTTTGTGATTGCGTTCGATAATACTCAGTATCACACCATGTGGTTTGCGAGTACCGGGGCGAGCAAATTGACTGAACCAGATACTGTGCAAGTAAGCACCGGCTTCGTTAAATGTACGATCTCCCTCTTTCTTATTGAAACGGTCAACATAGCCTTTGTACAATTTACCGTAATGATTGTCTATGGTGGCCGCACTGGTCACAGGTGCCAGGGCAGTACGAGCATAGGGCAGTTTGATCTGCTCTAGGTCAACTTGGCTTTTTGCTTCTAGGAGGTCTAAGGTTTCGCGGAGGTCCATGCTACTATTTAGCACGATACACCACACGTCCTCGCGTTAAGTCGTATGGGCTCATTTCTACGTCTACACGATCGCCTAATAGTACTCGGATATTGTTTTGTCTAAGCCTGCCGCCGATTGTGGCAGTGATTTTTGATTGTTGCTCGTTGTCTAATATGATTCTAAACATGGCATTGGGCAATACTTCGTCCACTACTCCGGACATTTTAATGATATCTTCTTTACTCACGTTGGGCCGATTCTCCTTTATATGCTAGTATTATTTACCTACGCATCTTGGAGATGTCCACAGCTTCTTCGTCACTGAAAATAGGTACTGCGTTGCTCTTGTGCATGGTGCCAATGCCTTTGACCTTGGTACCGGTGTACTCTTGATTGGCGGGAGTGGTGCAAGCCACCCAACCGGTGTCGCGGCTGGCGATATAGGGTGTTTCACGTCCCGGAGGTATTGTTACTTTGAGAGTGAGTGAATCTGTAGACAAAGCACGTCGCTTACGTTTGGTTTCTTGTTCTATGCCCAATTCCTTGAGCTTGGCTTTCCACATGGTGTCTAGCTGTTCGGCCTTGCGTTTGGCTTCGGCACTGGCCCATTTTTTGGGTCCACGTTTTTTACCGGTAGTAGTTAGCCACGGTCCTTCGAGGTGCATTGTCATAGTAGTATTATACTATTTTAGGATTTATCGGACAACCGTGCAGGAACAGGTTCCCAGTTGTGTTTTGCACTGATCAGGTGATTTGATTCTTCGAAATAGAATATATGTTCCGGGAATCGATTTTTAATAACATCAATGATTTCTTCTGTGGTTTGACCCTGTGCTAAAAACTTGCGATTATCTCGATCATACCAATAATAAACATCGCCTTGTTGTTCGACTTCAACACGATGCACAATTTCATCTATTCGTTTTCGTATCTTGTCTGTTAGTTCAGTATCCACTTCTCGAAAAGCATCCATGATACCTAGAATAATGTTGGCTATAAACCAAGTGGTGGCCAACCAAAGTAAACCTATTGTGATATCTTCGAACATATATTAGTCCCAAAGTGCTTCAAAATATTTACCGAATAACCGCAAACCGTTGGCCTTGCGGAACTGCCAGGCACGATGTCCGGCTTCATCATACTTGATTTTGCTGACTGAGTTGTTGATGTCATCTATCCATGCCCGTCTTTGATCACGATCTGTAATGTCGTATGCGGAATGATCAAAGAACTGGCCTTCAGCATCATCTGCGACCTTTTGTTCAAAAGCCCAGATCATTTCTGCCAGGATCCAATCCCAACGCTGGAAGTGCAAGCTGTCAGTGTCCCACTCGTTTTCCTTGGGTTCCGCTACTGTGCTACGCAAGTGTTCGGGGACATCTTCGTCATCTACAAAAGGTGCACCATGTTTGGTGGCCTGCAACTGTTTCAGCATGGGCAAGATAATATCGCTTAAGGTATGATCCATGCTCCAGGTATCATACGGATCAATGCGGATGATGTTGACCTGTGGGTGAACTAGATCCAGCACCCACTTGATGGCCCGACACGCAGGCTCGATATACTTTGTGGCCTGTTCTACCCAGGCCGGATGGTCAACATAATCTCGATCTTCGATAATGCCACGGTTGCGACCACACTTTGACCATGCAGTCCAGAAGAACACATACTCTAACACAGTATATGGACTGATCCAATGATCTCTGTAGTTGCTTTTGTAAATTTTCATTTATTGAATTTTTTCAAATCTTCGCTGAGATTTTTGACATGCTCTTCGTACTCCAAACGGTCCAACAAAAGTTTATACATGGAATAAAATAATGCTACCATACATAAACCAGCAAAAGTGTACAAGGTGTACTGATCGCCCACCAAACGATTGTAAAAAGCAAATGCCAAACCCACGCTCACTGCCATGGTTGTCATTGCAACAATTTGTAAAACTGCTTTGATTTTTAAGTTCATAATACTCTCACTTTCCGAAGTTATTGATTAAATTTATCACTACACTTACATTATACATTAAAAGGATTTATTGGTCAAGCTGATCTTGCGGTAGATTTTTAACGGTTTCTATGGCTTTACGAGCATATTTTTTGATATGTTCTTCGCAACTCATGCGTTCTATATCCTCTAGTGCTGTCATCATAATTTCTGCTTCTTCAGCCATTTTATACACACGGTTGCGTAGATTACTGGAATCTATCCATGACCCAACAGCACTGACAAGACGAGCAATTAACCAACTCCAATTGATCATAGCCAGCGAGCCGCAAACACAGTGGCATCCTCGGGACGTTCAAATCTAAATGCAAATCCTTGGGTGCTTTGCCAACCGTGCAAGTGATAGCGACCACCGGGCTGTTGTTCAACCCAGCTCAGTATGTTTAACGGTTTTCTAAATGTGTGTGGTACCAGCATTTCATCCCAAGGTATGACGACTTCAGTCCATTCTGGCGGCGGCCAACTTTTATCTTGTATCATTTAAACTTTAAACTAAACAAGGTAGCATCTCGTGCTTCTGTAAAGTAAAAGGCAGCAACTTCGTCAAACATAGCACTGACGTCTGAAGTTTCCACCAACTCTGTCCAAAGCAAACTTAGGTTCTGTTCTTTGCACCAACTTTTCATTTTCCACATCACAAATGCAGGATCTCCAATTAACACTCGATGACATTGATCAAGTACCGCTTGCGGCGGAGTAAGGTCGGCCTTGTTTATATACATTATCGGTTGATGTGTTTGATCAATTCCCAATGAGTGGGCACCAGGTCTAGCACACCACGAGCCATTTCATCACGGTGTTGGTACCATAACTTAGCACGTGGTAATAGTGCTTCCGTGATTGGGCGAGTAGGACAATCCTTAAATGCTCGCATAGTAGTGATAGTCTGTGCCCAGTCGTACTTGTTGTAGCGTGTATGGTCAAAGTCTTTTTCTCTACGATAGATATCGCTAAAGTGGCGACCAAACCAGCCATGCACCATATCAACAGCTTCTTCTCGTTTGGCGGCTTGCTCGCGCCAGAACTCTGTGTCGCTACGTTCTGTCAAGGCATAGTGTGCCCACAGGAAGTCACCAGTAATCTTAACTTCACGGCTCATTAAGCGACTTAACACACGATCCTCACCGTCATTCCAGTGACCATCGTGCTTCTTTAATACTGCTACTACTAGTTCATTGATTAGTGTAGTAAAGCTAATGCTGGTTGCTTCTAGGGGTTCCAGGAAGTTTGAGCTAAGTCCGCAGGCGATAACATTGCGATGAGCACTACGATCTAGTATACCATTGTCAAACTTTAAGGTAACTTTGTGATCCCACTCTAGGCCTTGTCCACGCCAATATGCGTGTAGTTCTTCGCAGGCTTGTTCTGTAGTAGTAAAACGTGTGTCGTACACATAGCCCGAGCCCATGTCATCACGTAAGGGAACACGCCACGACCAACCGTGCTTGAATGCGGTGGCATGCAAGTTAGGTACGCAGAATTCTGCTTCTTTACCTTGATAATTTACACGTCCGCCAATGGCATTTTTACAAGGCAGTCGATCTTCGTAACTGACCCACGTGGCCACAGGGCCAATTAGCAATCGTTTAAAACCGGTACAGTCAATATACAAGTCTGCGACATGCGTTTCTCCTGAGTCATCTACAATGCCTGTAACTTCTTCACGTTCATTGCGATTGACTTGAACAATGTGACGCTCTAGGGTACGCACACCATTGGGAACGGCCACTTGGTCTCGGATAGTCTGTCCAACTTTGAATGCGTTGATGTTGTAAGCATAACCAGGAACACGACTTGAATATTGATGTCCCGCTAAGTCCCGGTGTGCTCGACGATTCTTAACTAAATGATATGTATCCGATGCATATTGATAGTAATCTTCTTCTGTAACAATACCACGCTTGAGCATTTCAATCCAGTAGTCAGCTACAAGTACAGAGTCATCTTTGGCACAGCTAACACGCTTGCCAAATTCATCTATGCTGTGGTTGATACCTTTTTCTGTAACGAAGTCACCAAAGCCGTGCCAGCGGGTGTCTGATCCTGTGCGCCATCCATCAAAGGTAACACCGTACTTGAAGGTGCTACCTGACTCACGCATCCAGATATCTTCGTGTAGGCCCATTTTTTCTAAATGGTTACGGAACTGTGGTACTGTGGTTTCGCCTACACCAATGATGGGAACTTCCTTACTGTGTATCACAGTGATTTCTATACCAGGTAGTTGGCTACTCAAAAAGCCAGCACTAAGCCAACCCGCGGTTCCGCCGCCTACGACTATAATTTTTTTAACTTGCATTTGGGATCTCTTTAGTTGAACAAGTATTTATCATGACCATTTAAGCGTAAACCAAGTACGCTGTTCTTCATTATCAAAATGTATGACCATGCCAGCACAATGATCTTCTCCACGTGGCAAGTTTTCTCGCATCCACTCAGTAACAGCGTAGTGATTCACATGCCACCAGGCATAGTCCTCAATGATCAACAGGTAATCACCATCTATAGGACCGCGGGCAGGTATGAATTTGTTTTTACTATCCATTTGTATAGTCCCGTTAAGGAACTTTAGTGTTTCGCCATTGTGCTTGACTTCTATTAGGTTCAAGTGCTCGGTGATTTTGGTCACATGTTTTGTCACAGAGATGCAATGTCTTTACAAATAAGTTTGAGCCAAACCAGCTCTCGATCGCCAACACGACCCCAACTGGTATCATTGACAGGTGCTTTGACCAAGGTAACACCATTGGCATTTTCCAACCATACTCGACTGCTGTTCTTTACAGCTTCGTCGTGGAAGTGCCTCCACCCACCCAACGGAGATGATTGGATTTGGCCAGGCTTGACGTCAAAGTGTGCTAGATATTTTTCTCTATATCCAAACACAGTAACATCATCCTTGATTTCGTAATAATAGTTGATCATTTCTCTACCCATGATTCGCACCGGGCTCGTGCTGTAGGTTCCCATTCTTCGTAGAATAAATGTGCGGCGCCTTGGCTACCCTGACCACCACTACGTTCCATGATGTCACGTATGTCAGGAAAGTAGTTTAAGAACGCTTGGCCAAACCTGTAGTCTGGCGCTTTAAGTCTGGTCCATGCCAAATGTTTAAGGAACTCTTCATATTCAGCGGCGGTGATTTTCTGCACAGTTGTCCCATTTTAATTTAAAAAAAGTATAGTCCTTTTCTTCTAGTTCACCTGTGATTGACACTTTATATCCCAGCTGACTGGGATCAGGATCACACCAAAACACAGGTTCTCCCACAGCATGTTCCATGACCCACCGACCATGCTCGGTCTTTTGCCATTCGCTTATGGGAAATCCTGCATACAAGTAAGGATCTTCTACATCGCCCATGCGAAAAGTATGAAAGATTGCCTTAACCACCATTGACATATACTCCCACCAGTTCCACTGCTTGTTCTTGCTGATTCCGGCGTTGGCCAGCTGTTTTGAGTTGGAACATCATGGCATCCGTTTCTGTATAAAAGTGAAAGTCCATCCAGTCGGCATTGGGATGATAACGCCAGGTTGAATCTCCAGGCAAGCCGTAGGTTTCGCAGGTCCATGCCAGTAGCTCGTTCCACATAAAATCCTTATTGTAAGGATCTTGCCAAGGAACACGTATTGTTATTGCCATCTTAACCTAAAATGAGTTGCCTGCTCGTCGGTTTCAAATGTAAACGTGTATCTATAACTGGGAAATTGGCTAGCCCAATTCCAACAATCCATTCCAAAATGTGAATCGCACCAGTCGATGATGTTGAACACGTTTTTGTCTTTACAATCTAAGGTTACAGTAGTCATACCTTATTATACATTAAAAAGATTTACTGGTCAGTTTTTTTGAGTGTTTCCCACATGGCCTTTTGTTCTAAAAACTTTTCTTCAAGTTTGTGGTATTGCTTGGCAACGGCCTCTAGCTCAGCAAACTCTGCCTCAAGTTCGGTGTTTCGGTTGAGCCGACCTGGGATCAATAGCTCTTTCTGCACGGAACGCATGAAATCTTTGAGACTTAGGCCATCAATGACCAGGTCATCATCGGTAATTTCAACTTTGGGTTTTTTTGGATAATAAGCTTCGGTAACCCAGGTACTGGCACTTGTGCCTGTGGTATAGGCAGTTCCGCCACCTGTAATAGTTATATTAGAGTAATTGCCACCCGGAAAAGTGGTTGAATAGGTGGGACTCAAAGTGTATCCACCAGCTGATATTTTTACTGAATTTTGTTTTTTTGTTTTTGCCATAAAAAAGCCCTATACCGTAGTATAAGGCCTTTTAGTTACAATGTCAAACTATTAGAATGAATGTTTCATTCCAACTGACAATGACTTATTATCTACTCCTGAAGTCATTGCAGCTGCGGATCCGTAAACAGCAGTCATTTTGGATACACCGCTGTTATCGGTCGTGGCCAACATGCTGTACAAACTGGTACGCTTGCTTAGATCATAGTTGACAGCCAAACCGGTTGTGCTACTCTTGTTGGCAGTGGTATACTTGTCTTGTGCGACTGTATACTCAACACCAACCCACATAGGAGCAGTCACTTGATATTTGACGCCAGCTGTGGTAATGTCAAGATCGTTTCCTACTCGAGTAGTGAACAGGTTGTTATCAAATCTACTCATGGTTTTGGCAGCACTGATTTTGAATTTGTCAAATTGGTAACTGGCACCAAACACAGAATTACGTAGTGCTGTGTCACCAGTAGTGTTGGCCACAGTACCATATCCAGCAGATGCTGTAAATCCACCTTGAACGTATCTTAGTGTGGCTTCCCGCATGATTCCAGCATTGATTGTGGTGGCACTACCAGATCCTGGTGATGTAAACAAACTTGCTGTCAATCCTTTGAACGCAGGAGATGTGTAGCCGATACCGTTGCTGAAAATTTGTGGTGTTGTGCCGCTGGTACTGGCTCCGCCGATGTTGGTTCCTGCATCCTGACCTGTGATCACATTGGTACCATTCAAACGACTACCAAGTACCCAGTAGTTGATCAAGCCCATACCATTTACTCCCAATGCGTCGTTGCCGACTACTACAGCGTACAATGGATTGATTTGACGACCAATTTTTATTTCACCCAATGAATTTTTTGCACTGATGTTGGCAGCACGGTTAAACACTTCGGCTGTGCCTGTGGTACTTTGTGCAGCTCCAGTGGTACTTGATCCAACTGCGCCTGAACCCAGTGTCACCTGTGATTCCAAGTTGAAACCAATGGCCAAACCACCACCTGCATCTTCAGTTCCGCGAAGACCAAACCTACTGGTACTCCAACCATGGGAATTTAGCCCTGATTGATTTGCTGTGGACCCGCTTGCTTGTTGTATTGCATAATAACTTTGGTCTAGATTTCCGTATACATTCACGCTTGATGCCTGTGCCTGAACTGTGCTGCTAAACACGCCAGCCAGAAGAGCCGACAGTAATAATTTTTTCATGTTTTTCCTTTTTTGAATTTAAAGATGAAGTTTGTGAAACTTGCTAGTAATATTTACTCGCAGTTTATTGACCTACAAAAATAATTATCCCAATCATGATTGGGTATTATATGCTACTATTATGATATTGTCGGCTATTTAGTTTGGAATATCAAAATAGCGACGAGTTGTCAACAACCATCCGATTTGATTAAAATCCGACTCTACTTCTTCAGTCACATAGCTTTCTTCAACAAAGCCGGTAAAATCTGTGCCTTGGAATCCGGTGCCCGAGCAGTACCAGTCTATGTAACTGTCATCTTCTCTGATATCGGCTACGATACTGGCCGCATAACGCCAGGTGCAGTCCCAATGTATATTTTTGAGTATACCCCAAACATCTTGCGGAACATATTCATTGTTACAAAGTGCGGCGTACAAATTTTGGGCATAGATTTCTTGCTGTCGTACTTTGGATATGATCCAATCTGTACTACGGATATCACGTTCAAGATTAAAAACTCTGCGACCCATAAAGTATTTAATGGGCCCATAAAAAAAGCACCGCGAACGGTGCTTTTTTGACAGTTTTGTTACAGTATTAAACTAAACCAGCTGCCAATGCCTTGTAACCAGCAGCAACCAAACGACGGCTTGGTTTGCCATGACGATATTCAGTTACTTGAACACCGTTACCTGCCACACGCTTGTTGCCATAGATAGCAAAACCAGCATGACGAATGTCGCTGATTGTAGCGGTTGGGTTCTTGATGGAGAAACGCTTGGCGATTTGGCTCGCTGTCAAAGTTTCACCCTTTAATACCAATGCATTGAACAACTTACCTTGTTTTGTTGAAAGATCAAACATGTTAATTTCCTTTTAAGTTAAACGCTGTTATCAACAGCATGAATGTATTATGCACTATTTTTTTGGATCTTGCAACAACTAATTTTACCAAACTGTCAATTTTACCATTGTTTGGCGTATTTGTAAACCAAGTGTACCGGGCCAGCGTTAAATACATTATCCAGGGTCATAACCTTGGGTATTTCAATTAACCTTATGAGGAAATATAAAATGAAATCATTAATCACTTTAATCGCAACCGCTTTTGCTGTAACCGCTTTTGCTCAGGCACCAGCCAAAAAAGAAGAGCCAAAGAAAGATGCCCCAAAAGCTGAAGCTAAGAAAGAAGAGAAAAAAGACGCTAAGAAGTAATTCTTGCTGTCTTAAAAAAACCGCCTTCGGGCGGTTTTTTATTGTCTGCTGTTTATTTGTAAAGTATTTCGTCTGGTACCGAATTAATAAAAGATACTTGAAAGTTGGTTCTGGTATCCGTCATATGATCAATGCCATGAAGAATTCTAGTATTGACCAGGCACCAACAACGTTTGAGTTCTTCGTCTGTGCTACGGTAAGCATCAACCACAGTCAATTTGGAGTTATCAAAACGTCTAACTCCGCGGTCACGGATCAGCGGCTCTCCATGCTCTTGCCAGTAGTATAAAGTGGTATCAGGGCCACCTTTTCTAAAACAGTAAATCAACACAAAATCTCTTGTTAGATCAGCATGTGCTCCAACTGTGGGCTGTTCCGGTGTTCCTTTGGCAAAAAACAAACCTGTGTTTAAAAAGTTATCGGTTAGATTTTCTTTGACCCAAACACTAAATTCATCCTCGGCTGGCAGATCTTCCTTGGCCATGCCAGGATTTACCAATTGGCTAAAACTCACTCGAGCTTGATGTGCGGCTCTAAAAGTACGCCCGTCCCAACTTAGTTCGTCTGTGTCTTTGCCAATAACACGGCCATTTATACCGCTGAATAGCCCGCTCCATTCGGGATTGGGTGCCGCCAATGCACGATCAATCATGTGTTGTGGGGGAATAGGCAAATGATCCAGCAGTTTGTAACCCCAAGTTGGTATTACAGCGTTGGGATCGGTAGTTGCACCATAAGCATACACGCCACGCTTGGTACTTTTTTTACTTTCTTCTACCTGGGTATCAAGGTACAGTATTTCCGTGTTTTTGTAGTCTTCTGCGGTGACAACTTCTGTGTCTTTGTATTCCATGTTTTACTCCTGAAAATATATAGAACTATATATATTTACTTATGCAATCTGAAGTAAAATGCAAATACAATCTCAATCTGAATTTTTGCTTCTAGTGGACCTGGTTTTGCCAATGTTTTCTTCGGCTTTGACATAACCACGGATAAAATCGCGGCGGCGAGCTGGATCAGTTATGGTTGCGGCCACTCGTTTTACTGATTTTGATACTTTTACTGCACGTGGATCGTATGACATTTTAATTTCCTTTGAGGTTGTCTAATACCAATTGTTTACTGCGTTCTACATCTTCCAGTGCCATTGCTACTAGCATTCTGGATCCTAAAATATTAACTGTTTCAAGTATGACAGTACTGCCCACTTGTGTCAAATGGCAATAATCTGGACCCACAGTTGACTGATAAAAGTATTTTGGGTCTTGTAATACTTCCTTGATACTGCCAATCAACAGTTTTTCTATGTCTTGTGTTTTCATTTGATCAATCCTTGTCTTTGGGCCATTCGCTTGGATGCCAACCTAACGTCGCAAGATCTGCACGTATCTCATCTGTAACAGTTCCTTCGGGCACATAACTTTTTGGTCGTTCAATCCAACGTCCGGTGTCGGGAGTCTCATCACCCATTCCCGAACAATACCAATCCATGTAATCACCACCACGTGCCTCCAGTGTGGCCACGATACCACCGGCACCACGCCAACTACATGACCAGTATTCGTCTTTGAGAATCGGAACAACATCAGCAGGTTGCCAACGCATGTTGCATAGTGCAGCATATACGTTTTGGGCATAGACCTTGTCAGACCGGACCTTGTCTTTGAACCACTGTGAGTCCTGCATGTCTCGTTGTAAATCTCTATCCAAGGATTCGCACCTCTCGGACATTGGCGGTTTTAAAAGCCCGCCACTCATTTTTATCCAAACACCAAACTGTAATGGTCTCGGGTTTATATAGTCGGGTTTCATGCAACTTGTCAGCATCACGTTTGGGCATGGACTCTTTACGCAAAGTACAGGGCATAGTACGGACAGTACCATCCTTCTTGACAAAGGTCACTTCGCAATCGTGTTCGTACAGCAAGTGAGTGATCTCACGCTCACGATCTCTGATATCTAAATCTTCTACTACGACATTTTCGTACACAATATGATATGTCATTTTGTTTCTTTTCTTTTTAGTGTCCAAGTGCCATCCTTGTTGTCAATCCACTCAATGGCATCACCTTCTGCCCAGCCCAGCTCTTTGCAAGCCTCGCCGATATCCAACAACATTTCACCTGGGTGATCAGGATCTTCTACTATGGTTGTAATCCAGCTGAGTCTTGTCATTGGGTGTTTTCCTTTTCTATACCAGAGTTGATCCATTGTTGTAACGGATCGTAGTCTAGCGTGGCCCAGTCCGTTGACCCAGGCATGATTTCCATTCGGGCACCTTGGCTGGGCATCTTGTCAATGAAACCTTGTAGCACACGGCCACCATACCCATTGGTGCCATAGGATCCCTTATGGCAACTGTACACAGATCCTGAGTAGCCTTTAAACTCCCAACGGTTGTCAACAAGTGTGGCTTGAGTGATACCCGAGTTCATCTGCCAACTGTCTGATCCAGTATAACCACCATGCCAACAAGCAAACACTTTATACAAGTGTTCTTTGGCGGTGACTATCTTTACAACAACCCAACGGTCTGGTATGTGCTCGCTCATTCAATCTCCAAGTACTGTAGTTTAAACCAGTCTGCACTGGCTTCATGTCCAATATAACCACGTGGGTTACATACCACCCTAGTTTCACCAATCCAGTAGTTGAAGTTATAATGCGTATGACCATGCAACCAATAACGAATCTGTGGGCGAGCTTCAATAAACGCATCCAGGCTACTACGGAATGCGGCATTCAACAGGTTACCTTTGTATTGTTCCGCCACACTCGACTCACTGGGACAATGATGTCCTACCACAACATAGCTACCCGGGTCACGAGTCGCATGATCAACATAATCTAACATTTTCCTGTGATCGATAACACTATCTTCCGGAGTCCAACGTGCTGGTTCTTCTTTGCTCTTGTAGCCTGTACGAATCATGGCACCTTTATTATCAAGTTGATACTGTCCACCATTTAGACCATCACCGGTCCATAGCGGATTCCGTTCGTAAATGGGAACTTGACGAACTACCATCCTATTACTGTTTAACACTTCGCGGAAGTCGTTCATGGCACTTTGAGCATAGCTCATAGCCTCTCCATCTTCCTGGTTCATATCAGTCCACAGGGTGCCACCAACAAAGGTGTGCCCTTGATACCGCCATGTTTCTTTTTCAAGAATATGTAGATTACCATAGTCTAAATGTTCTCGAAGAATGTTTTCGGTATAAGCCACATCACCTGAGTAGTGTTCATGATTGCCCATGATGTAAACTACTTCAGGAAACTCCCGACACACATGATCAAAAAACTGTCTGTACTCTCGGGCTAGGTGTTGCATATAAGTAGGACGACCGTCCACAAAGTGATTGGCCACACAGATGTCTCCGGCCAACACCAACACATCAGCACCCTCGGTATTATCTAAGGTGATGGGACCAAACTCTAAATGTATATCACTGCCTAAGGCTATTTTCAATTTTATAGTTTCTCTCCGACTTCAAACCCTCTAAATCCCTTGAATCTAGGAAATCTCAACGAGTACGACCCGTCTTGATTTTGCGTAACAGCATCGGCACGTACTTCCACAACACGACCACTGAGACTGTCCCGATGACTCCAAAACTCATCCCTATCAGCATCTGTAAGTCCGCTTCCGACATTGGTCCTAATAAGTTTACCATCATCTTCTCCTTCTACGATTATAGCACCCAACTTTCCTTGATTGCGACCAGTTCCTTCTTCGAATCCTATCACAGTCAAACTGACTTCGATATAAGGTTTTTGTTTGAGCCAAGAGGTACTGCGTTTACACTCATATCCTGCCGTGGGTTCTTTGATCATGATACCTTCGTAACCACCCTCGATGGCTCGTTGATTGATGGCCTGGAATAAAATACGACCCGGTTCGGTATCTAGATCTACCAGTTCATGTCCCAAAATAGCCACGTTAGGCATATGGTCCGCAATAGGAGCATACCAAGCACGTAACGAATTGCTACGATCCACTTGTGGAACTGAACTGGCGCCTGCCTGGAAATCTTTTAATGTTAAAATATCAAACAAGTGTAACACCGCATCTGATGCGGCCACATCCGTTTTACGATGCACTTGCCTCATCAGGTCCTGGAATGAGCTTGACATCACTTCGCCATCAAACACCATTGGCTCTCGCAATAGTCGGGCATGCTTGGCAAACTGACGCTTGATGTGCTCAAAGTTTACGAGTTCCTTGCCATTACGACTATACTGATCAACATGCCCACTTGGATAGACGATAGTAATAACACGCACTCCGTCCAGCTTAACTTCCACCAATTTTGAGCCTGAGACTTTGCTTTCATGATTAGCACCATCGTGAGCAAGTTGGCAACTAAAAACAGGTACAATATATTTTCCATATTTCTTTCCTACTACAGAGTTGACGGTTTTTTCTGAGACACCACAGCGTAAATCCTTGATCAAGATTCTTCTATACCAATGATTCCATTCGGCTTCTGTCGCATTCAACCGCATGTGATTGACTGCTGTGATGGCCGCATTGCCAGTGAGCTCTCTGCGTGACAACTGTTCGGCTGTGGCCCAAAATGTTTCTGGTTTTAAACCCCGACCATCGCCGGATTTTTCTTCTACCTTGCGTATGCCAAAGGTAATCATAGCGTCCAGGGCCCACTGAGCGCCTTTAAAGAACTCGTCATTGCCGGCTTCGGCTTCACGCTCAACTACACTTTCTTTAAACAAGCGACTGTTATCGCTTTCAAGTTCTTGTACCACTTGCCAAGGTTTAAGCATCTTTCTTTACCTCATGTGGGACCAGCCCGGTTTGTTCTACTCCATCTTTGTACCAAGTGGTAACTTCATCTTCGTTTTCGGCTTCGTATTCAGCCATACTTTCACTGATACCAAATGCATCATCGAGTTCTGGTGGCAACTGCTGTTGCACGTCTCCAGAATCCATCTCTGACAAATCGTAATGATCATCAACTCCATCTTCAAATATGCCAGCAAAGGCACAGCCAGGTTCGTAATAGGTTGCGTAAACAGTAAAGCCTAGGTCTAGCAACTTTTCATAGGCCGCAACGGGTGGTGCCCACGCAGAGTCAAAGTACACAATCAATTCGTGATCATCCCAGGTTTGAATTCCCTGTCCATCGCCCACGTCCCACTTGGTGCCCCATTCGTTTACACAGAAGTCGTACCAATCTGCATAACCGCATTGTGCTCTAAGTTCTTCGGCATTGTCTCTATTAGGACTTGTGGTGTCTTTAAGGCAAGCCGGCACAGGGATAAACTCGTTTAGGAATCGACTTTCAGCAAAGGCATCCTTGGCACGACGAATCATCGCAGGATCTTCGTGACTTATAGTTAATGTATTACCACACCAATTAGGCATTTTGACTCCTTTGATATTTGAATTCTCGTTTCAACCAATACTTGTACTGCTGAAAATACTGTTCTTGTGTATAACGCATTTCACCATACTCACTACGTTCATCACAGTTACGCAACCACAACTCGTGCAACCATCTGCGGAAATCTGTATTTTTAGACATTTGCCGGTTCCTTTACTTTGCTGGATTCGTGCAACGGGCTAAAGTCTCGTCCTGTGGAATAGTACCAAACACCGTGATCATACAGGTAATAAAACTCGCAACCCGAGCCATCATAGTAATCTACAAATTCTGCTTCGCCGGCAAAGCTCTTGAATTCTGTACCTTCTTCACCGCGATCACGACCATAAAAAGTACATTGTTCAGCAATGCCATCCGGACCGTATTCACTGCGTTCGTTGAACAAGTGTTTCTCGCCGATGTCGGCACCGATACCTGACATGTCGCCTTGGGCAATTAATTTGTTAACCTTGACACTACTTTGATAATGAGTGTACAGGGCACGACCTACCTGCTCAAGATAACCATCATAATGACAATAGATGGCTTTAATGCGATTTCCATGTTTGATACCAATTGCTGAACGTGTAGCCATTACGCCTGCTCCTCTACTTGTTTGACATGTTTACAGTCGCCGCGATATGTATATCCAGGACATGTACATTTTAACATATTATCTATTTTCTGGACAACATATTCGTTGCCTTTACTGCCCATAAATTTCCAAGTTTCTGCTTTTACCGGGTCCAAATCAATTTCACCCAGCTCTTTGACTTCTACAAACTGACGACCACGAGTATCAAAACGATATGGCTTTTTAAATGTTTCAGCAACATCAGTACCACGTCGGATGTAACCGTACATCTTGCTTTTATCTGTGCTCAACAAATAAACATGGTTTGGGACGTTGCCATCCCAAACTGTAGTTTCACGATAAAATTTCATTAGTCTAAACGGCTACCAGCATAGGCTGTAAAACCATATTTCTCAAAAACCTTTGCAGCCGCTTCGGCACCTGCTTCAAGGGTGTCAATGTTTTGCACAGCCATTTCCGCTGGATTCCAGATCTGGTAACTGCCGGTATAGCTCTTGCGGATACCTGCGGCCTTGAATGCCTTACCAAGACGGGTGTTGCCTTTGATGCCAAAGATGTCAACCCAAGCAAAACCACACGAGTACTGATCAACACCGCCCAGCTTCTCCTGGAAGTATTTTTCGGCAGCTTCGCGGGCGGCCTGCTTGGCTTCGTTTACGATGGTGTTGACTTGGATGATGTTGTTGATTTCAGTCATTCTAGCTCCTTATTAGTTAATATACAAGTATTATACATTTAATTGAATTTTGGGTCAACCAAACAGGTCAGTGCCCACTGACATACTGCACTTTCATCTGTTTAAGATAACTATCGGTGGCACAAAGACGGGTGATACTGCGACCGGCACTGGCAATGTCAATCCAAGGAATCACTTCTCCGGCGGCATTTAGATTCAAAACAATGTTGACGATTTCACCGTCGAGTTCACCAGCACGGCTAACCCAGGTAATTCTATTTCCGATTTCTAGTTTCATTTTGACTCCTTTTATTGACTATACAAGTGTATTATACTATTTTGGTATTTTTGAGTCAACCAAAAAAAAACCCTACAAACTGTAGGGTTTTTGGTGTTGTTTTTAGGCAACATCACACTATTTGTCAAATGAATTATAATCAATTTCAAATGGTGTATCTGCGTCAATAAACTGCGTCAAACGATCTGTTTTGAATCCGCTCAATCGCAACAATGCTCTAGTCCAGTAACCAAAATTCATGGTGGCGTGTATGCCAGATTCTTTGTAGTGTTCCCAATAGGCAACTTCTCCGGCTTTCCAACGAGCCCACCATTGGTCTTGGTTGGTTTTTTCATCATAAAACCAGATCAACTGTCCAGGCTTCCAATCTTCCAGCATGATCAACACACGACCCACTGAATTTTGATTGTCGTAAAATCTTTGGATTTCTTCGTCGGTAAAATCGTTTTTGCTCAAGGCTTGATCGCCAGAAGTAATATAACCCAGTTCGAGATTATCATTGTGTATGGGAATCATACAACCAGGTTGCAATACCTGCACACGCCCGCCGGGTTTATGAAACCCCAGTATGTCACCTATACGATGCATCACTGACAAATCGGTCACAGTCCATTTGGTAGGATCTGGTGGATCAGAAATTGTAACATCGACCTTGGGGTATCCATATTTTTCTACTAGATAATCCACTGGCCATTGGCGTGCTGCGATCTTGGCTTTTCTTAAAAAATCTGGTGAATTGGCCAAGGTGTTGGCACCCACAGTTTCTTTGGTCCAGGTCGTGAAATCTGGTATGTTTTTGATATGACCGATTATTTTATAACTCATATGATTATTTATCTTGTTTACTTCTTGACGATAGATTGCATGGTGTTAAAAACTTTTTGTTGGTTTTCCAACAGCATTTCTCTTGTGCCACCAAATGGTGCAGATGCCAATGGTCCCAATCTTTTTTGGATTTCTGGATCACTGAAACCTTTGGCCAACACAAGATACAAATCTCTAACTATGTAGTCGGGTGTTCCGGCCGGCGCCCAAACTCCAAAAATTGAAGACAGCACAAAATTTGGATGGTTTTTGTTCAACCAAACGGCCTTGGTTTCCGGGGGATTAAATTTATTGGCCATGGCCACACCAGCTGGATCAAATGCTCCGATGATTTTTAATTTTCCTGCCTTGACATGTGGTTCTGGAACAGAAATGCTGTCAACTGCTATTTTAACATGACCTCCCAACACATCAGTCAATACTGGACCGGATCCTTTGTAAATTATAAAATTGGGCTCTGGTAGTTTTTCTAATTCTGCCCATTTTTTGTAGATTGGGGCCATGATGGCACTGAATATGCCAATGTCAAACTTTTTGGGATTTTGTTTTGCCCATGCGACGAATTCCGCATAGTTGTTGAAAGGTGCATCAGCACTGGCATATAAAACCTGGATACTTGGCACCACTGGAAAAACTGGTACGACACTTTTTGCGGTGTAAGTGGCAGTGGAATCATTTACTAGTCCTGTGTTGAAACTGGCAGTGGCCACTACCATGAGGCTGTGCCCGTCGGGTTCGGCTTTGGCAAAGTGGTTCATGCCAATCACACCACCAGCACCAGCCATGTTGGTCGTCACCGATTTCCAACCGTGTTTTTCAAGTATTTCGCTGGTCAGCCGTGCAATAACATCGTTGCTACCGCCCACGGGCCATGGAGTCATGACATCAATGGTTTTGGTAGGTTTGAAATTTTGAGCTGATGCTAGGCCGACTGTTAAACCCAGTATCAGAGCGGCAAAGATTTTTGTGATTTTTTTCATAGAAAGATCCTTTGATTTAGAAAATGTGTAACTAGATATAAGTTTACACTGAGCTAATAAAAAATGCAAGTGGAAAAGCAGAACTTTGGTGAAGTTTCAGCGGAACTTTGCTGTAACTAATTTTATTTAGCTTTTGGCAATAAAAAAGCCCCCGGAGGGGCTGGTGGTTTCTGTTACGAGGTATTTCCTACCCTAGGCGCTGTTAGGCGGCCAATGCGAACTGTTCGTCGTTTGCGTTTACGTTATTTGCTTTTTACGAGTACTCCTCTCGTGTTGCCATCTCTTCTAGCTCACCATGTCGAAACTGTTTCATCCCCATCAAAAAGGCTCTTGACAATCCAGAATAGATAGTTGGCAACAACTGCTATGCCCCAGAGATAAGTCCAATGCCAGTCGTTAAACATAAAAGTCCTTTTGGTGGAGATGCTGGGTTCTGCCCCCAGGTCCACAGCGCCTTCGATTTGAAGGAATTACAACAATATCGTTATTATATACTTATTAAGTTTCTGCGTCAACCTTGGGTTTGGTACGCCATTTTGCCAATTCGGACTCAAACTTTTGTTCTAGATCTGCGGTGATAACAGCCTGATCAACCTGTTGTCTTAGTTCATTGGCAAACGTTTCCAATTGGCCAATGTCGCCCATGTACTTGAACGTGTCTGTGACATGTCTAGTATCGTACGCATCCATAATTATGTGATAGCGGTCCTGATCTGAATCATTGCGAATTTGATGCCAGACATTTACCCAAACCATGTAGGCCGTACCAGGTTCCATATACAACGTTTCTCCTTCGGCTGTGAAGGTGCACTCAGGATTTGTAATCAGGGGTATGTGGATACGTGCCATATATTGGTTTTCACCACAATCTCTATGCACCAGACTCTTGCTACCAGCCTTCAGACAAGTTACCCTGGCTCGACGTGGTGTCAACCCAAATGCCTCAATTTGATCGATGGTCCGAGCAATCTCACCGCAATAGCCCTGTGTGGGTTTCTTGTATTCTAACGAATGTGCAATGTTAAAATATTTCAAGGTAGTGTAATTGTTGGCATTTTTAGGAAAGAATACTTCTTCGATAGTGGTGCCTTCTTCGTTTTGAAAAAATTCCCAACCGTCTTGCCAGGCACCAGTTTGACTCTGCAAACTCCATCCGCCAAATCCTTTATAGGCATCGGTTTCATATTCTTCGCCTTGCACGACTTGATTGCCCAAAGTAAACACATGATTTTTTACATCGGCTACTAACCGGTCATGATCGTATTTGATAAAATTTAATTTTTCATAGAATGACATCGTACATCCTTATAGTGTATTTTTAAATGCTTGAGCAGCACTTTTATCAAATGTGCCCATGTTACTGGTTACGGATATCCTGGCCTGGCTGGAACAATTGGGTTCTACCATGTGTAATACAAACCCTGGAAAGAATACCAGTTTACCTTCTGCAGGCTGAATGCGACTAAACTTTGTGCCGTTAACGCCATCATTTCCTGAATCCCAGTCGCATCCATTGCGAGGATCTATTAGCAATAAGTCACCACAGTTTTCAGGAGCCTTAACATAATAGGTCATTGCAATCTTGGGGCTACCATGTCCATGTATGGGCATACCTTGACCAGGTCGGTGATAGTTTATCCAGCCACGAGCATGCCAGAATTCAAATTCCTTGACAGTTGGTGCTATGTAATCGTATGTCTGTGCTTTGACTATTTTGATAGTGTAGTTTTTTAGTTCTTGTACTCGGGGACTATCGCAGTTCCAAATATTAGAGTTGCCAGCGTCGGCTTCAGGATCACAATATTGGCCAATTTCGTCAAGTAGTTCGTTGTTGAATTGTTCGTCAAAGTCGGTTTGTATTTCCCACACAGGGGTCACCCACATGTCTGTTTTAGTTATTTTCATTTGAATTGAACCAAGTTGAGTCGATTTAAAATCTGCAGATAGTAGAATCCCAAATCAAATTCATTTTTATTTACAGCCATGTTACACAGCCTGCTGTCTCTATGGTGATTGTTGTGTAGTTCTTCACCAACACACAGTATGCCTACAGGAACAACATTACGAGTATAGTCGCCTAGGTCAAAATTTTTGTAACCGATGCTATGACCAAATACTGTTATTGTTGCGATTGTTAAAAAATTTACCACAAACAAATGTACAATCCATACGAGAATTCCCAACCAACCAAACAACAGCATGTTGATTAACAATAACAATACAACTCCCAGTCTTGGATGCCGATCAATAACGGTGTCGGTAGATGCTTCCGCACAGTATCTATGATATTCTTGATCAGAAACTGTTATTTTATACGATCGAAAGAAACTTGGAACTAGACAGCACCGCAACAAAGACCAAAAACCAAATCTAGGAGTATGAGGATCATTGTATGAATCCGAGAACTCGTGATGCTTTCTATGTTGTACCACAAACTCTCGAGTGACCACATCAAACAAGATCCAATACATGATCTTCATTGCGGTTTCTACTCGCGGAGTCAGGTTGTATTGTCTGTGTATCATATATCGATGCATGTACAGGGAAGCCAGCACACAGCCCAGGTGTATGGTCACAATGGTATAGATCAACATCAACATAGATTCAATATTTCTAAAACTTGATCATACCCTAAATCGTTGGCAGAAACTTGTAAAAACTTTCTTGGCAAACAATTTGTAGAATCAACTCCATGGATGACCTTGCCGTTTAAAATGTACACATCTCCTGGATAGGCAACAAAACTATCTATTGGTTCTAATTCTTCTATGCGATATGCATGTCCATCACCGTGATCTGCGTAGGTAAACTTTGAAGCATTTTCCGTGCTTTTGTAAAATGTGGTTCGGTAGTCACCTGTTTCTATGTAGAAATTAATATTGACTTGGTCAACAATATCTGTATGTGGCGGCACTGAGGTTTCTATGTTAACAAAACTTGTGTAAAAATGTCGACTGTATTCACCAAGTGAAGCGATAAAACGGTCTACGTAATTGGAAGTGACATTAAAGTACTGTATTTTGTTGCCATGCGTATCTAATTCAAATTCTATCCGTTTATCTAGAATTTCAAAATCAATGTCGGCAGACGCAGAAAGTTTTTTAAATCGAGAATGAACCATATTGTCGTAAAGATTCGTATACTGTTTCATAAGAAAGATCTGTAGTAAACGACAGGGCTTCTCTGTAGTTGGTTTTACTGAGTCCTTCTACGCTGTGTATCTTGCGAATATTTAAAAGATATATGTCATGCTTGCGGGCCACAAATTGATCTTCTAACGCCAGATTATCGAGTTTGTAACTGCACTGACATTCTCCAGCACAAAACTTCTCTACTGTACACTCTGCACATGAAACTGGTTTGGGCTTGGTAAACTCTTCAGACTTTACAGAGAAGAACCGAGTCGGGCAGTTGTTTTCGCTCAGGTATATGTTTATTCTACAACCTATGTCTAGATCCACATGTGGATGTGCATTGTCACCAATGAATGTCATGTAGCTGAGATTAAAATTCTGCTTCAAGTGATCTGGCAACAGGATATTTCTGCTCAGGTTGGTACGGTAGTATCTGGTCCATCCGCCACCGCAAACGTGTTGTTCGCCCAGGTTTTCAAAGTTGTTGTACAGGCTTGGACTAATACTATCTAACTTAGTATAGTACCGATTCATAGACGTGATTGGAACTCCACCATGGGTGTGGTATCTATGCCTTCTGCCACTACCTGGTCCACAGGCTCGGGTATGTTGCGTGCCTGAGCCCACTCTCGGTATTGTGCCACGATAGGACTGGGAGTGTAGTCTATTCCGTCATGCGGATTCTTTAGTGCGTCATAAAATTCGTTGCCATACACGATGTAGTTTATCAAAGGATCGCCGGGTAGCAAAAACACTTTGTCTAATATGACCGGGTATTGGTGACACATCTCAAAGAAACTGTTTCGTTCATCCTCAGTGAGATTGAACACAATGGCGCCAACTTCGGTGTCTAAAAAATACTTAACATACCGGTTGTAATCTTCAGCATCAAAGTTAACTGGTTGTTTGCCTACAATAATATCGCTCATAAGTCCTTAATCCTTAACATACTGTTTATAAAACTTTTCAACACCAACCGATCTTTGCTGTCCTTGGTAAGGTCATGTTTAAAATCTGTAGTCAGGTTTACTCTACATCTCCCCAGGTTCATCTTGACTCCGTGTAGTACATATGATGGCAAAAATATCATGTCGCCATTTTTAGGGGTTATTGTTTTAATTTCAGTTCGATGTTCACCGACTCGGCCGGTATCAACATAATAAAATTCACCACCAACATCTGGGCCCTGTATGTAGTAGCTACAGGCAATAGACGAATCAGGGTGTGCATGGAGTTCTATACGTTCTCCAGCTGTGTTTACATTAAGCCAGGCTCCCGACACAACAAATTCAGCTCGTTGTGTTGTTGGCATGTATTGATTGACAACCTCAGTGATTACCTCGGTCTTAAAATCAATCAATTCTTGTATACAGGGACTATCATAATCTAATAGAGATTCTTTCCCTGAGGCTTCGTCAAACGTGCTGGCAATTTCGTAAAGTTCTCGTAACAACTCTTGATTAAATGATTCTGTAAACGGAGTCTTTTGGTGCCACACTGGACACTCCCACAACGAAGATTTCACACTACTGGCGAAAATACTTTCGTCAATGACCGTGGTCATTTTGCAGCCCTTTGTCCCACACGTTTAAAACCAAAGCCTTTAAAGAACGAATAGATTCCAGCACCCGCCAAGGAGGTGTAATAGCTTAGATAAAACAACGCCCACATGGTGTACAAGGTTGGCAAACGATGGCGGCGTGACTTTTTGCCAACACGTGGCAAGCTGTCAACAAATCGACAAATAGGTTTACCAATCTCCATCAAGATACGACCTTGAACATTGTCTTCGGGCAATGCACCCATCAAGTAGGCCATGTGTTCTGACCATGGCGTACCAATCTTGATGGCCATGTCCGTGATGCGATCTTTTTGTCGTGCCGCACGTTTTTCTGGGTCAGTGATCCAGGGCATGTACACCGGTCCTTTGCCGTCCATCCAGGCAGTTACAATTCTTGCCCAACGCACATAGCCGCGATACACTCGGCGATCTTTTTTGCGTAGCCATTGCCCGTACATTTGATCCGCGGCCCAGATGTTTTGATTCATTAGACCAAAGTCGTATAACTTGGCACAAATAATCTTGGAGCAGTTGCAGGCACAGTTACAGGCATAAGATGTGGTTGTACTGGTACAGTTATATGTGCAGGCACAGTTACAGTTGTTCTGTAACCAACTCTGTGTGTCACAGTTGCCACAATTGATTTGACCAGTTATGAGACAATTTGTGCAATTTATGTTACCGCAGTTGCAATTTGCAGTACAGTTACCATTGGCACAGTTGGCGCCATCGGCAGTATTTTGGAAATAGGCTTTGTTATAAAATGCCGTCATACTGGGATTGGCCGGACGCTGGTCGCTACGAATTAATCCATTGAGGAAATTTAAATCTGTAGAGAAAGTGGCAGCCTGCCCAATTTCGGTGCTGACGTCGCCAACTGCAATTTGTCCGGATGCTGGTAGTGTCATGGTAAATTCTCTTTATTGAGTATTTATGACTGATTCCACCCGACTTTGACCATACACTTCAACTCCTTCGATCTCGCCAACTACTTCACTGACAATTTTGATAGGTATGACTCGTTTCTTTTCAGTTTCTGTGTGTTCATATATGGTACCAAACACGTCTTGCCGTTCCAAGGGCAACTCGTCCTGTTTGATCAGGGTGGGAATATAACCCGTTATTTTCTCTACAGCCAGGGCAAACAAGGCCACATTGTCCGAATAGCTGTTGGCACAGCTGACATCCCAGAATTCTTTGTCCAAGAACATGCAGGCACCTTTGCAAAGGTGTAGTACCGGGCACTTGGGACATTCAGCACGATTTGACCAGTGTGTTGATGTTTTGATAGCCACGTTGTCATAATCGTCTAAATTACCGCCCAAATGGCTTTCTCCGTTTTTGCCGGTTTCTAGACTGCTGACGTTTTGACAAGTCATCACATTACCACGCAGGTCGATCGCCAACACATGCTCGTCGTCCATGCCGCACTTTTGTCCTAAGAATTTGGATTCGTCGTGCGCCAGCACGTTTCTAATGAATCCATCGATCTTGTCCAACTGCATCTTGAATCCAATTTGTCCTTGTGTACTAAAAATATCAGCAAAGGCTGTGCGACGAAATTCAAAATGTTGCTGTTTGGTTTGCAGGCTGTTTTGCATGCCATCAGCATCGTAACTGTCTACAATGCCGCCTTCGCCCAGAGACACATTGGGGTCTCCTGTGAATTCCACAAACCAGTCATAAATCCGTTTTCTGCTGATGTTTTGTGCATTGAGCATGGGATTAAAGCTAAAGCCTTTTTTGAGTCTGCTCATCTGACGATAAAATCCCAGGATCTGTTTTTTCTTTTCGGGATCCGCAAACGGATCAGGTCCACGCACATGTTGTCCAGGACCATCGTGGCTGATTGATACTGTAAAGTTCAATTTCATTAGCCAATCAATTATTTCCTCATTGAGTATGCTGCCATTGGTAATCACACTGAACTGTGGTTTACGTTTCCAGCCACTGAATTTTTCCAAGATAGCTTCAGCCAAAGGTTTGAGTGTTTTCCAGTAAACAAATGGTTCTCCACCCCAGAACTCAATCTTGAGGCCTTGGGTTTCATCAAACTCTAGCACTTTGAATTTTTCTAAAAAAACGTCAATGTCTTTCTTTGAAGTTTCTGGAGCACGTTCCACGAACTTCTGTGAGCAGTAATCGCAAGAGTAATTACAGCTGAGTCCCAACTGTATCTTTAATAGCTGTATCGCACGGCTTTTCTTCAATGGACGATCGCGATCAAAAGCAACATATGGCTTCAAATTGTGTTTGTGTATCTGTGGATATTCAAATACCGTACCATCCTCACTTTTTAAAGTGTTGGTTTCGTTATCGTAATAAAAGATTTTTTTGTCTGCGGCTGAACGCTCAGCATGAATTTCAAATAGCATAAACTTCCTTGAATGTACTAGTACTTATCGCTTGCTGTACGGCAAAGATGTTTTATTGATCAATCCAGTCGTCGACTGAGATTAAGAGATAAATTATAATGGCTGCAAAGATACCAAATGCTATCATACCCATCTTAATTGTACCCTTTTACCACTTTGCCATCAGTTTTGGGATTTCCTCGTGACATGACATCTTCTAATTTTTTGGCACGATCACGTTCGGGCGGTAATGGACCACAACCCAAACGATCCCACTCGTCTTTGGAGTAGTAATATTGTTCGACTGGTTTTTTAGATTGTTCCATAATGGTATTTAGTAATGCTCTGCGAACCCCGGTGGTAATTATACCGTATTGCTACGGCCTCCACCCACTCCACGACGGGTTCCGTTAACGCATTGCCAGCGGCCTTTTGGTTTAAAGACTACCACCCACGGGGCACGACCACCGTTTCTCCTTCGTGCGGGTCACACTAGCCCAGCGTTACCCGGGCGGGTCCTTTAAAACTATATTTTAGCACACTTACCGGCTTTCGCCTTGCTACCAGAATAATCGGTTCGGGTAAATGCACTAAAGTATAGTAAGGGGCTAACACGTCTCCCGACGATGCCCTTACGGATTATTACTCAGCTACAGCTTCTGCACGAGCCTTGATTGCTTCAAGACTTGGCTTGACTTTGGTTGCCTTGGCACTCACAGAGCCATTGTACTTGGCATCAGCTGCATCGATAGCGGCACGATAGTCAGCATTGGCATACAAATCCGTGGTCTTCAAGAAAGTGACCAATGCTGGCTTAGACATTGCCTTAGGCAATTCCATAAGATTGATATCGCTATCAGTCTTGGCCAAGATCTTGATACGGGTCATGTCGCCGGCAAAACGCACCTTGTACTGACCTTTAGTCTTGCTAACACCACCAACTTTGAACAATTTATCCATTTGTAAAACTCCATTTTTAAGTTAAAAAATACTACAATTTATGCTGGACACACTCCAACATATTTCATATTATAGATTATTTCGAAACGAAAGTCAACCATAATATGAAATTCCTTTTACCAAATTACTTGGTAGAATCTGATTTGGTACTAGACATCTTGTCTCGGGTCCATTCTGCGGACTTTTGGATGTCGCTACCAATACCAGCCACAGTACCGCAAGCGGTCAGCATACTGACCAAAATAACGATAGCAACGGTTTTCATTTGGCCAACTCCTGGCTTTGAGTCTTAACGGTCTGCACACCTTTGTCTAAAATGTTAGCAATACCACTAAAACCCACAGTAGCCAAAATCAAACCAAAAATGGTACCTAAAATAAATGATTTCATGATGCATACTCCTCGGGGTTAATTAAATCTGCTTCTAGCACCGCATCTTGGTAAGTGTTGCCACTCAACAGGATGTTTTGCCCATTAGCATAGCAGGCCATGTAAGATCCGCTAACAGGATCGTAATCTACTTCAATTAAAAAATTATCCACGTAAATTCCACCATATCAAAAGACTTGCAATTAGACCAAAACCACCCACAGCCATCAGGACCAGGCCAATGTCAATGATTATCATACCGCCTCCACTTGATCAATGCCAAAATTATCACCGTCTACTGGATCACCGAGATCTACTGCACCACTGGCTACTAACTCTTCGGCCTGTTCGGCAGACTCAGCTTCAACCTCAACCATATAGGTTACAGTTTCGCTACAGTACACACGGAATTTAGACATTACACACTCTCCAACATATTGGCCGGAACACGATACAAGCCAACCGGGGTGCGAACTGTGATATTCTTGATACCTACTTTTTCCACGGTACCAACATAAAACTGTCCATTTCGGTTGCTGGTAAACTTGACCATGGCACCTCGGTTAAACGAACGAATCTTGGTTTTGGCAAGTTGACTACGAGCAAAAGTCATGGCCGTTTGTATAGTATCCAATTCAGCATTGGTAAAACGACCTGAAACAATAGCGGTACGAATGTCTACAATGTCAATCATATTAAACTCCACAGGCTTCTAAGAAACGGGCTTGGTCAAATCTTGGGTTGGCCGTTTGTGCAACCCGACAAAATGCAATCGCTGTGGCTAGTGCTTCTGCCTTGTTAGGCATCAAACTGATCTCTTTAGCCATTGCTACAAAGTGTTTTTTGCTCATTTTGAACTCCTTTTAATTAACTATACAACTATTATACATTAAATGGGTTTTTGGGTCAACCATTTTAAACAAAACACGGCTTTCTAAACCCATTTTCCACTCCTTGCTTATCACTATAAATACTATTATAGATTAAATGGATTTTTTGGGCAACCGAAAAGTGTTGCTTTTTCACAACAGATCAACTGTTAGCGTTTGACGCATAAATACAGTATCACAAGGAATTTAGACATGGCAATCGTAGAAACAAAAATTATTAGTAGACCCGATCCCAGCATCCCGTTTTTTAATCATATCAATGCTCCGATTGTGTTGGCATTCAAAGCAGAACTGGGTCTAGTCAAAACAATATCTGATACAGACACATATTATAAAAACATCAATGATTCAGAATCAATTGTTCTAGAACGTACTTATTCCATCAATTCATTGACACAAACAAGCAGAATGACCTTTGATTCGTTGGCCACTTGGTCTACTGTTGATTCAGCGACTAGCATTGCAATTGACAAGGCGTACATTGATTATGCTGAAGCCAATGAACTAACTCACCCCACTGGTCAATATAGCTTGGCAGGTATTGACGCTCCGTTTACTTGCACCACAACTTATAATTATAATTCCAATACTACAACTGGCTATCCATTGTTTGAAAGTTTCATTGACGTAATTGAATCATCTGATAAATTAACAAGTTTTACCAACACAGGCACACAATTAATCGCTGTTCACACATACACTAATGCTACTGATTTCACTGAAAATCATTGGAAAGATTATAATTTTATAACGTCACTGCATAACGGTGGAGTCACAAGAACTATTGCATACGCAATGGTCTAATCAAATTCAATGTAAATAAAAACAATAATATATCAATTAAAAACCCGCCTAGTGCGGGTTTTGTGTTTTATGCAGGCGTCCAGGCTTTTATCTTATCACGTCCCAGCAATTCTGCTGCGGCCCAGGCTCTGTGATTGCCATCTAAAATATAGCCACGAGCATCTATCACAATGGGATTTGTGTCTACATGGTGTTGACTGTGTTCGCCGGCATGTTCGGGATCTACAAACATGGCACGATTGTAAGGATCATCAGTTTTGTTATCTTGTTGTTCATCGTCATATTCTTGATCAGGTATGCGTAAGGTACTCAATGGTACAGTACGCAATTGGTACCGTGGATATTGTTTGATTAGTTTTTCTAAAAAGCCGCCACCCTGTTGATCCTCTGGGTGTATGTCTTTGACATATTGCCAAACCTGTTCGCCGGATACGACTTGAGACTCAGTGACAAATTCTTGGGCTCTCATTTTGCACTGGCTACAAAACGTAGATCTCTACTGATTGTGGCCAACTCTTTTTTGCCTTGTGGACCGGCAGCATGGACTGTGTCTTGATCCACATAGGTATCAGGCTCATCAGCTGGGATTGGCTTCACATTTACTGGTTTATTGGTACGGGTATCAAATCCGTGTATGTTTATGCTACGACCATAACGACGCTGTAGTTCTTGCCACACACGTTGGCCTCCCTCGCTTTGTTTTTTGTCACTGACTAGGGTAATACCAAGTCGTAAAATCAAAAACGCATACAGGTCTGCGGCACGGTAAGTGTTCTTGGGTCCGGAGTATGTGCCCATTACCACAAAGCTATCTCGATTTTCAGAATATGAACGACCAGTGGTGGCCAACTGACTAATGCGTGTTTCAGGATTGTACACATAGTATGTTGTTGTCCCGCGATCTTTCCAACTCCATAGCTCATATCCGCCGGGCATTTTGCTGACAAAGTCTGTTAGGTAGTCGGCTTCTTGACCGCGTGGAATAGGTCGACCATCATTGGGCATGACATCCAAGTGTTGGCGCTTGCTTTTGGCCACAGTGGGTACAGCAGTGATCTCATTGAGATTGTTGGTTAATTCGTACACAGTGGAACCTGCATAATCAGAAACGTCAACACTATATCCCCAGGTGGCGGCGTAACGCCGAACTAGTCGATCATACAATTTAGCTCGGCTCTGATTGTTGTCATTGTCGTCTTTGGTAGCACTGAAACGAATATGCTCTGGATGTTCTTTTTCAATAAACTCTTGAATAGCTGTTAGTACCGTGGCAAATACTCGTTGGGCATCACCTTCACCTGTGACTTCTTGACTGTTGTTCCGCCAAAATTCAACATGCCAGTCTTCTTCGTCGCCAAACATGTATTCTTTACTAAACATAATGCTGAGGTTGGTACCGTCTGGCAGTTTAACCAGGGCATCGTGTGAATCTTTGCTGTGTTCCCAAGTCATTGGATAGGGTGCGTTGAATGCTTCCATTATGCCTGTGCTCTTGCGTAGTCTCAAATCGTAGTCTACATCACTATCATAATCAGCATCGTAGCGTTCATAGTAGCGTCGAGCTTCAGCTGGAGTGTCGGCTTCAAATCTGTGGACTATACGAGTAGGATCTTCGGCGTCATAGATTTCATAACCCTTGTTGAGTCGTTCACGAGCCTGGGCCATGCGTTCCTGTCTGCGATCCACTTGTTGGCCAGCACGGCTCAAGTATCGTTGTAAACGATCATGGCCGACTTCGTCAAGGAATAATTCAGTAATAAACATTATGATTCCATCTTGTAACCGTAGTCGTCTACGGGTATGCGGGCTATTTCTGCGAATCTCATCGACCTAATCTTTCTATGGACGGAATCATGCTTTCTACTATGTTTTCCCATTCGTGACCGGCTATGGCTTCGGCCACTATTCTTGTACGCAGAAGTCCTGGCGGCATGCCACCCGCCTCTTGTTGCCGGACCCAGGCACGCACTTCGTCGGCGGTGGCATTGGGCATACGGTGTACCACACGATCGGGATCTTCGTCTGACACCAACTCCCAGTTCTGTCGGCCTGGGCCCGAGTTTCGTGCTATGTTGGGTTGGACGTCTCTGACTGCGCCGGCAGGCTGTGGTTCTCCAGCAGTGGCTTTTATTTCTATTGGCCTATAGCCGTAGTTTTCAGAATCTGCGGGTAAATTTTTAATCTCAAGCCAACGTGCGAAGATTGACTGGGCAGTCGCTGGTTGCTCGGCGTAAAATTTGTCAACCACTTGATTGTTGCTTCTATCAACGATTTCAAAGTTATAGTCTAACTGTCGAGGCGGTTTTTTGATACGCTTGGCCAATTGTGCTCTTGGTGTCAGTTTGGGTTCTGCGGGTTTGTTTTTGGCATAGTCGCCATAGTATGGGCGTACCTTGAACGGAATGCCGTCTGCATTGTATTTGTCGTAGACCAGATCTGCCGCGTCGCCGCGAGTGGCGGCATCTACTATTTCTAGTGTTTGTTCTTTGTCATCATCGGCCGCATCAAATGAATATATTTCCCAACGACCTGTGTTGTAAGGAACCACTTCGTAGTTTAGATTAAACTCAGTGTCGCTGGAGGCTGGGCTGATTTTTTGTTTGGCACGATGTTCAACTTCTGATTTGACAAAGTTGTTGTATTCTTGACCAACAACTTTCTTGCCAGTGTTCTTGTCAATGACCACCCAGTCTCCGGGTCTGGCCAGTTCAGGAGCATCCTTGGCCAAGGCAGTTTCAGCCCAACGGCGTTTTAATTCTTGTTTTGAGATCTTGCCTGCGGCAAACTCTGTGAACAGTTCTACACCACCGGTGGCTTCTCTGGCTGGTGTTAAAAGTTTGTATAATTTAGTATAGTATTCTCTGCGTTCGGCTGCCGGATTGGCTGCTATGCTCATGGCTCTAGCATAACGCATGAGTGTGTTCTGTAATTTTTCTATGTCTTCAAAGTAGTTGGTACCACCGGCTGAGCGGAACTCAATATATTTGGGTGCCTGCTCTTTTTCTCCCCGAGTATGTGGATTGTAAGGATCCACGCCACCTTTGGGATTGATTGATGTGAATTTTTCAAAACCATGATTGCTGATGGCCAACTGCTTTTGAGCTAGTTCTATCAGATTGTGCCGCATGAGTTCCATGGCACCTGCAATATCAGGACCTGAGCGGTCTTCTTTCACACCAATTCGTTGGCGTATTCTTTTCAAGGCCGATACTGTATAGATGCTGGCTGTTCGACCAAATTCACGAAGTATATATTCGTCGCCCAAGAACAAGGCTAGTTTGAGATAGTCCACATCTCCGCCCGAGTGTGGCAGACTCACACCCATGTGGAATCCGGTTGTGCTGTTGGCGTAGGCTCCGTTGTTTTCGGCCCAGGCAAAGAATTTTTCTATCTTGTCCAGACACTCGGGCAATGGCATGGGCGGACTCACAATTTCTACAGGCATGTTCTCTGAGTCATCTGCTGACAGGCTGGCATCAGGTTCAAAGATCCAGGTCTCGTCATCACGAGTGGCTGTGTGATATCCACCTGCCACTTTGGTCTTGACTCCTAGAACTTCTTCCAAGTCTGCGGCCAAGTTCTGTGCGTTGCTGTAGTCAAAACCTCCTTGTGGTCCACTACCAGTCACGGTCATGTGTGGCCATCCCAGATTAAACTCGTTGCTGATGTCGCTCATCCAGCGTAGGCCTATATCCGAGAAGAAACCTGAATCATCATCCAAGGTGTAGTTGTCGCGGTAATCATCCAAGGCTTCGTCCCAGTATTCGTCTTCACGGCTCACGCTGTATTCTACACTTTCATCCAGTTCTAGCTCGGCTGCATCAACTGCGTCCAGGTATACTTGATAGTAGGGATTTTCTGCCGCATAGGCCGCTTGGTCTTTGCTGGTATTGAATCGGGGTGCGTCTACGCCTGCGGCTATGATGGCATCAGCTTCTTTGTCTGACATTTGTTCACTGTCAGTTAGATATATGTGTATGCGTTCGCTCAGGGGAGTTTCATCCAGCAGTTTTTCACGTATGAGATCTTCGGCATCGTTGCGGAAGTCCGATATCATCTGACCATCATACCACTCGTAATAGGCGTCACTCAGGCGTTCTTCCAGGCGTGTGGCTTCGCGATCCGACATGCCATAGCCCCATTCATCGTATTGAAAAAATTCTACGACCTGCTGTATGCTGTAGGCACGCTCGTCGGCATCGTAGTCGGGTTCCATTTCTTGATCTTCCTCGTCTTCACTGCCTAGACCAGTGAATACCAGTTCGGCTTCAAAGCCGGCACGTATACCTTCGGCTTCGGAACTGGCGGCAAAAGCACGAAGACTGCCCGGGCTCATGCGTAGTTCGTCTAGTTGTTGTTCAGAAAGTAGCTCTTTGTATCGCATAATCAGTCATAAAAATAGGGTAATTTTTAGTTACCCTAGTATTTATCAATGGTTGAGTTTGACTGGCTAGTCTGCTGATTTGCACTTGGCACGTTTAGCATTGGTTAGGGCACCGTAGTCTACACGCCATTCTTCGCCAGGTACCAGTTCTACAGCATTTGCTGGAAATTTAAACTGCACACCCGACTGCGTGGCTATCTGTGAAACAGGCACACGGAATTTGCTGAGATCATTGCCTAGATTGACATAAGGTTTTGTGTGAGGGAAAACCCAGCCGGCCACTTGCCCACTGCGTTGATTGATTACTATTTTGTAAAATCCGTGCGGCACAACCACCCCAGAACCAATACGAGGATTTTTTTGATCATATATGGCTCCCACATAGATTGTAAACGGTTGATTCAGCTGTACAGTCCATCCACGTATGCTGGTTTCTAGCAATTTCCAAATGCCGCGATTTAGGCTACCGTGTTGTGGGTACATGTTGGTCATCAAGAAACTTTCGTATTCTACGATTTCACTCCAACTCAAATCGCCGTCGGGAGCGGCATGTCCTTTGTCGTAGCCGGTACCGGCATAGTCATCGGGCCTGGCTCCACCCTGTATGCTTTGATCAGCAACAAACGCATTGGTGCGTGGCCAGCATCCTAGAGCATTTTGTGGTAATAAGGTGTAAGCCACATAGCGTGGAATCTTGGCTGGCGCATCATAGGCCACCAAATAAGCTTCTCTGCAGATGGCCTGTGGTTTGACCGCTCCGCCAACTGTGGCCCAGCCATATGGACTATGGACTTTACAAGCGTCTACTGGTAATGGGGCACGTTGTTCCCAAGCAAAAGTCGACGTGGATAGTGTGAAGGCTAAAACAGCCAATAACTTCTTCATTGAAAATCTCCTATTATGGAGTATTTAGCCGTAGATCTCTTGAAACAGGAATTGGCTGTCTTGTAAAAAAGTATGCCAAAGATTTCGATTTTTGTAGTTTATTTCTTTTTGTACTGTGATCCAAGTGGGCGGATTCAGATGAATCTGAACTTCAGAATCTGTATCTATGGTACGCACCTTTAAACCGTGTTTGACACACAAATGTTTGACAGCCAAATTCCAAGTCAAGCAATGCATGTACAACTCAGTGTATCCACGATTACGTGCCCAGGTGATACCTTCTTCAATCAGTTGACTGCCTATACCTTCTCCACGCAGTTCTTTTTTGACTATGATACCAAATTCAATTGATTTGTCACTGAGTTCAGCGATGTGCAATGTTCCTAACCAGCCATCACAGTTTTTAATTATTAAAAAGTGATGTTTGTTGGGTTCTTGCTCTATGCGATCTATCAGATTTTCTATCAAACCCAGTCCGCCAGATGTACCAAAGTACATTTGACGTGTTTCATCATCCTGCTGTACTAACCAATCACCATAGCGATAATATTCCTTGGCGTTTAGAAATTCAGTTATCAGCATTTTTATTTTCTGTACAAGGCCTGTGCTTCCGTATACTTGTGATTGCGAGCCAGTTCGGCTGCATATTTGGCTTGACCGATGGCGCACATGATGCACCAGAATTTTTTAAGAAATTTCATTGTTGTTCTCCAGTTATATCAGTGTTTCTACTGATATAATTATTTATTGCAGAGCAACAATGATTAACATATTCTATTATCTTTTTGTGATGATCTGGTCAATCAATCCGTATGCCAGTGCTTCTTCTGCACTCATGAAAAAATCTCGTTCCATGTCCACACTGAACTCTTCAAAAGTTTTGCCCGCAGAGTTGTGTTTGACATAAATCTCGGTGAGATACCGTTTCATTTTGAGAATTTCTTGTGCTTGGATTTGGATATCTGTGGCTTGACCACGTGCTCCGCCCGATGGTTGGTGAATCATGTGTCGAGCATATGGTAACATCATGCGTTTGCCTGGGGCTCCTGCGGTTGATAACAAGCTACCCATGCTACAGGCCTGCCCCATGACGATGGTGCTTACATCGGGTTTGATAAACTGCATGGTATCGTAGATGGCCATACCTGCTGTAACGCTGCCGCCAGGGCTATTGATATAGAATAATATGTCTGCACTGGGATCTTCGCTTTCTAAAAACAACATTTGTGCTACAATTAAACTGGCACTATGCTCGTTGACATCTGTGTCTAACATCACAATACGATCCCGGAGCAAGCGACTGTAAATGTCGTAAGCACGTTCACCGTTGCTTGTTTTTTCTAATACTGTTGGCACAAAATTTGGCATAATATTCCTTATGTAAATAACACTGACTTGACTGATTGCCTTGCTTCTATTTCTTCAAATGGCACTGACCCCACGATGTCAGCTAGTGGTACACTACCGCTGACAAAACAACTTTGCCAAGGTCCAAATATCAATTGATTCTTGTCATAGTATTCTTGTATTATAGCACGTTTTTCCTCGGCTTGCAACTGTGATTGTTCGTAGAATCTTACCACAAAGTCGGCTGAGTAGTGTCTAAACGGCTGGAATGCGTTGTTACTGATATATAGATCATTGTCCCAAGCCAAGTGTTCTATGGTTTTGCCAATTTCTGAATAGTTTAAAAATATTGTACCTGGCGCCCATACATCTGTGAAATGGGTGTAGTCGGACTCTTCTAATACTGTGTCTTTGGGCAGTCCGTACCAGGTGACCACATGCCTGGGTTCTGCACCACGGGCGACACTTTCGCATCTGTGTACACAAATGTTTAAATCAGCCAATACCGGTCTAAGTGCGGTGTTGCTAGCCTGTTGTTTGTCGAGCAGTCCGTGATATGTTTCAAATATAAAATGCCAATAATTAAGCAGATCTTGATCTGCTACGTCTGCCACATACTGCCCTGTCACTTCGGGGTAGTATAATTTAATTGTAGTTATACAGCGATTGATTTTTTCTAGAGCATTGTGCTGTTGATCCTTGATGCTACCAAACCCGTAAAATCTTGCCGGGTCATCTATTTCGTATTGTTGCTGGGCCAGCATGACCTTTTTGACCCAACGGGCAACCACAGGATTATCTCGCAGATGATATTGCACCATGATGGAGTCATGCAGGTCAGCAGGGTTGGCATATTCAATGTGCAACTTGGTAAACATAGGATTATTATAACAGAAAACTACAGATTAGCCTAGCACTTAGTGAAGTCTTGATGTCGGAACCAACGTTTTTGACCGTGGGCCGTTTTTAAATTCAAACCATAATGGCCAAAGCGTTCACGCCACATAAAAAAGTCTGGACCGTGGGCTCCGCCTCTTTTTTCCATTTTACCGTTGTAGTGTTCCCAACGATGTATGTCCCATTGATACTGATGTACCATTTCATGTGCTAGGGTCTGTATGAACCACTGTGGACAAAACCATTTATCTACAATATTAATACTACAATAGCTACCATTGTAATATTCCTCATCTTCCCATTGGCAAAAACCCCAGACTCCCTTGAGCTGACGTTGCACTATTTCGGGCTTGCGTAATTGGTTATCAAAACAGTATCTGTTGATTATATTATATGCGTAGTTAATGTCTGCATATCCGGGGCGAAATAACTTACGACGTTGGTAAGTGATGCTGGGAAGCTCAGCCTCCATAATTGCTCTGATGGGATTGGGTCTAGCCATGAAAATGCCCTCGCTAAGGTATTTATAACGTACCCCACGAGAGCATTAACTACCACTTTATTATATCATTAACGGCTTAGTTAATGGTAACTTGTCCCACCACAGCACCAGGTTTTTTGATAGCTTCTGCACGACGAGCTTTATACTCTTCGTTTTCTACCTGCAACAAGTTCAGTGTACCGGTGCTACCATCGGGCCGGACTACACTGATTTCTTGGCCTTTTGGCGTTGTTGCGGGCTCGGCTTTGGAATTACCAGTGATTTCGTCCAGTTCTTGAAAAGCTTCTTTGCTATTGCGAACCGCTTCTTTGGCTGTTTTCATGGTATTGGCTGAGCCAATCGGTAAAGCTACCAGCACATAGGTACGGATACGATTACCGTCGGCCACGTGTTTCATTTCCACAGTTTCTACACCGGTGATGTCAACGTCTGGGCAAATACTACGGATAGCCATTTCACTCATTTCTGTGGTAGTGGTACCATTGTCTTGTGTGAACACTTTGACCTGGCTACGAACCTTGCCTCCAGCGGCTGTGCAAATCTTGGCATAGGCAATGGCTTTGGCTTTCATATCTGCCATGGCAAAGTCACCCGACGTTGCAGTAGCACTTTCGTACACAGCATTGGCACTCTTGGGCAATTTGGTCATCCACTCGGGTGCCTGGCTGATTGCATTGGATTGTTGACCCGGGGTTGGGCCTGTTGGATACAAGTCTGCACGAGTCTGGTGCTTGGTGGATCCACAGGCACTAAGCAAACCTGCTACTGCTACAACAATTAAAAGCTTCTTCATTTTATACCTTTCGGTTTGGTTACTATAACAACATTATACAATTACGGTTAATATTTGTCAAGCACCAACCACTTTGAATTTGCAGTTGTGGTCGATTGGCACATGACACCTTGATAAATGATTAGATTTTGGTCCTGGCTGGTGCGTTCAATAAATTTACGACACCGGGCCTGTTTCCAAAAGAAATACGGCTGTTTTCTTTCTAAAGCATGGCTATGCAAGTCTGCTTCACTTTCCCAGATCAATTCGCCCTTGCGTACTGGACGCACACGAATGTCCGGTAAATCCGAACATACCATTTGGGTATCAGCACGTACACGATTGGGTTCAACTTCTTCTAAAATTGATCCACGGGTGAGTTGTAATGCCTGGGCACATGCTTCAGTTTCGGTTCTCCCGATTCCTGTGCCTTCTACCGTTTTCCATTCGTTGCCCACGTGCAAGCGATATCTCAATACACATTTTTGGCCTTTGTCATCCGGTACCACCAGGCGTTGTATGTCTGTGGGTTCGGCATTTATGGGTTGTTTCCACAAGGTAATGTTTGATCTCATATAGCAATCTGCCACCGCGGTTGATGTGGCCACGCATAACGTCAGTGCTATTGCCAGTTTCATTTGTTGCCGAACCTGGTGGGGTTGGTACAACCAATACGCAAATTCCATATCAGTATGCGAGCTGTGGCATTATATACCCGATCCGGTTCATCTAGCGTGGTTGGATCCACGTTGAGCAGGCCCTTAAGGCGTAATTGTGTTTCGATAAATTTTATGTGGCGATCCAACTGCGGGCAGTCTGCATTGGTATATCGCAAGGCATCCAATTGGTCATAAGTGAGTGCTTGACCGGACCTATGGCTTGTAGCACAACCAACCAACGATAGTGCAACCAACAGGACAGCCGTCAGTTTCACGCCCGTGCCTGTTTTATTAATCCGGCAATATGATGCTTTACAATCTTGTGTTTGATCAAATCAGTCACAGTCAAGTACGGCCATTCGATCACAAAAGGACATCCATTTTTCCAACGGCTGTTTAATAAAAAGTCCTGGTACACACGCAGGTCCTCGGCGCTGGCAGGGTCAAATGCTCGTTTGTGCCATACATGATGGCTGAGTTTAAAATTGTTTCGATCTAGTTTCATAATAGTATTATATGACAGTTTGAATTATTGGTCAACTGGATCCGAATCATATTCTTGATTGGCCATGGCCAGCACCTGTTCCATGGTCACATAGTCTTTGAAGTAGATATAAGTTTCTTCTACTGAACGGCCTCGGGCCAACCATTCAATGATTTCGATATGGATATCTTTGAAAAATCCCATTATAGCTTCTCCCCATAAGATTCAGAATCGGCATCAGCAGACTGTTCGGCCTGCTCCAACACATCAAAATCTGACTCTTCCACTACCCAACCCTGACGGCGCAATTCGGCACGACCAGATGGGGTCTCTTTCATTTTGTCTAAGGTGTTGTGGATAGCATTGATAGCAGCCTCTAACCACTCACGGCTACGCCATTGCTCAGGAGTGGCATAACGTGGACGAAAACCAAAAAAATCCTTGTGGAAATCGCTAAAATAACTCTGCAATTCTTCTACATCGTACTGGGCTAAATGGTTCTGTGTCATATCTGCTCCTTATTAACTTAATATAACTATTATACTATTTTGGGAATTTTGGGTCAACCGGGCAGGTTAGTGCCCGCTAACTTACATGCTCCAGTATGATTCTGAAGCAGGACTGCAATAATGCGGAGTATCATACCGCTCAGTGAACTCTTTGCCACCCATGAGGTTTTTCTTGGTCACAAAGGTTTCGTGAACTTCTGCAATAAAGCCGCGAGCTTTAAATCCTCCAACCACGCTGTTGATATAATCTTGGGTTACTGGATCAAAGTCACGTTTTTCAACCAATCTGCGACCCGCTTTGATACGACGATCAGCTTTGTAAATTTCTACTGTGTATGCTGTAAGTTTGCTCATTTTTCGCTCCTTGTTTATTACTATACAACTATTGTACATTTAATGGGTTTTTGGGTCAACCAAAATATGAGCCGTAAAAAAACCCCATTTTCACGGGGTTTTTGGGTGTTGTATTTCTACAACAGATCACTTGGTGGCTGTAAACTTTTCAAAAGCCTTGGTAAAATCAACAGATTTTGTGCTTTCTACTACTTGTTTTGCCAACTCTAAATTGGTGTCGTAAACAGTTTTGGTAAAACCGGCATAAGAATCCACTAGAGTTTCTAGGTTTGCACGGATTGCCTTGTCTTCAACAAATGTCAAAGGTTGCTTGCTTGCTGTTGCTACTTGGTCTACTACTGATTTGAAATTAAACATTTTATTTTCCTTTTAAGCGAAATGTTATGAACAAGACCCAAACCATTCGGCATCTTGTGTACCACTACTTTATTTAGCAATTATATATTGCAACGCAACAAAATGCAACCTTTTTGGGCAAAAATATTAATATCATAAAACACCTACTAAATAATACTATCCATCAATTAAGGAGATCTAAAAATGGAATTAGTCATCATTCTAGTAGGAGTAGTAATAGTTGCATATTTTGGTTATCAAGCATTTGCTAAAAAAGCCGATTCCAACAAAGACGGACATGTTAGCCAAGCTGAAGCAAAGGCTGTGGTTGAAGAAGCCAAAGTTGAAGTTAAAAAGGTTGCAACCAAGGCCAAAGCCGCAGCTAAAACCACAGCAACCCGAGCCAAGACTGCCGTTAAAAAAGCAACCACAACTGCTAAAAAATAATTGGTAACAAATCAGGATGTTGGGATTTATTTCCCAGAGCGTTCCAATCCTATTTTTAGGTTTCATTTTAAAGAACTAGGCGGCCGCCCTGCTGATGACTGGAGTTATTACAACGATGTAGATCGTTTTGTTAATTCTGATCACAGCCGGCGAGTCGCTTGTTTTCAAGTACCGTACCCCTACGGTGATCCAAATTTTCCAAAAAACAATCAAATTGATCAAGAGATAGCCGACATCTACGAACACGTAGACATTATAATTCTTCTCTGCAGTGAGTTACACGCATCCACAGTGGAATTTGTACGGCGTCATGACCTGCCCAAGATGCGTTGGTTCCTTTGTGGAAGATTAACTCCTCCTTTAAACAATGGCCGAACATACACATTCTTGGATTGGTTTACGACTACCATACATTTTTATAAAAATGTGCGTCCCACAACTCTATACCAATTGAATCCCTACGCACCTAAACCGTTAATGTTTGATGCTTTACTTGGACGTAGGAAACGTCATCGCAGTCGTGCATACGATTTTATACACGAACAGGGACTGGCAGATAAGGGTATAGTAACTTATATAAACACTTTTGATATTGATTTTCAAACTGCAACTGATAGTCAATGGTTATGGGAAGAAGAAGGTTTAACTGAACGTGAAAATGTACAATGGACAGTAGAGCCTGTCAAGTATTACGGACACACTATGAGCCTAAGTCAAGTCATGCCGCTGAATATCTATAATCAAACAGCCTACAGTCTTGTGTGTGAAACCAACTGCGATAATGACTGTGTGTTCTTTACAGAAAAAATAGTTAAACCAATCCTGGCACGTAGATTATTTGTTATGGTTGCTAATAGATACAGTCTGGCCATGTTACGTGACTTGGGATTTCGAACATTCAACAGCATAATTGACGAAAGCTATGACGAAATAGAACACTACCCTATACGTCAGTATGCTGCATTAGAGCAACTAAAATGGCTGTGTAAACAACCACAAGAACGGATCTTGGCCGAATGCAGAGATATTGTAGATCATAATTACAATGTGATGATGGGTCGCGACTGGTATCGGGAATTTAGTGGCACATTAGGCCACGTGTTGTTTGATTAATCAATAAAACCAAAGTTGGCCCAACGGGCACCACCCAAACTTACCCAACCCAATGGCCCACCAATTGTGGGACTTGAATTAAACACAACAGCACCGTGTGGTGCATCATAGTTTGGAGGTATACTGGCACTGGACAATGTTGTGGTTCCAATGGTAATTTTATCTACAACCACTCCGCCCTCGGGCATTAATACCAAATTGTTTTTACCATTGGTGCCGATAACTAATCGTTGGTTACGAGGTGTTTCAAACACAGCCACATTGGTTTCACGTTTGCTAAATCCAAATTCAATTTCTTGATCCCATATACTCAAAGCATGTGCTGGCTCAATGGTGTTAATTCCCACACGCTTATTGGTGGTATACAGGGTTTGACTTAACAAACTTTCGCCACCAACACGTAGTTCTGCCAAAGTACCCACACGTTGTAGATTACTAAATGTGATATTGTTACTTAGGTTTCCGCCACTGACAACTTCAGTACCGTTTAAAGTAATTTTGTTAAGGTCCAGGCCGTTTTCACGAATCTGTTTAAATACCAAGTCTGAAAATCCGCTGAACACATCGTGGTTTAATCCGCCTTTGACTTCTAGAGCTACCGAATCTACTAGACTAACAAACATGGCAGAATCCCGTGGTACTGTGCCAGTTACAACTAAATCGCCTTCGATTGTGGCTGAACCTTTGACTGTGAGGTCTCTAGTTAATAAATTATTTTCTACCACTGTGGTTTCGTCAAAGATGCTCAGTTGACAAGCTGTGGCCTTGTCATCGATGCCGGTACTACCAAAATTTTTAACTATACCGCCTGTGATATTTTCGCCGGATAATCGTAAGGTGCTGACATCAACTGCAACACCTGGTACACTGGCTTCAGGAAAAGAAAACCTGTTGGATTGTATAGCAGATATCAGTGCAGATTGGCAAAGCTCTTGAAAGTTAATGGCATTGACTTGCTGTTGAATTGTGTCGTTGGCTATTTGTATAGATTTACTTTGAACTTGGGTAGCTAAATCTGTAACCAAATCATTGACTCTATTGGTCAACTCTGATTCAATTGTTTTAGAATCAATTGGTAACTTTGCTAACCGCTCATCAATTTTTTGTCCGAGTCGTTCGCCAAGCATGGTGCCGGTGTCAATAGCCGCAAGCACTTCAGAAATTTTAGCCTCAACAGCCGCCGCAGCTTGTTGTTGGACTTTTGTTGTTATTTCTGCTACTAGGTTTTGTACTATTTGATTTACGTGTTGGTCAATATCCATTTTTACTCGAATTGTATGCTAACTACATGCTCGTAGTTCTTTTTGATTAGACTCTTGTACATCAGGTTTTTATGCACGAGGAAATTCACGGCTCCAGCGTCCATACTAAACTTTGCTAACTGTTTAAAAAACATAGTACGACGATCAAACGTGCCGTATGTCTTTAAACTGCTTCCTTCAATTTCGTAAATCATGGTATCCCATAGTGTACGATCTTTTAAATCCCAGTCGTGATTTTCTAAAAAAATTCTAGTGTCTTTGCCATTTCTAACTGACACTGGCTGACTAAATTCACGATCTTTGTAATCCTGATTTTTATAATCACGTATAGTACTTACCACAAATGCTGTGGCCAAATTACAAATTTTAGCTATTTTGTCTTGCTGTGCTTGATCGCTATCAGCAAAGGTAAAATACTCGTCCATTGCTACCACACATTGAAATTGCTTTTGATGCTTTGGTAAATCCACAGGATTGATATAGGTAAACTTTACATTCTTGGATTTAAGAAATGCCTGTGCAGAGTCGCTGATTTCTGTCACTGCAATAGTCTTGGCTTGACAACTTAGTATTGCTGGATTGAATCCAACAAATAAAATGCTGGTTGGCTCAAGATTTTCGGTGCGATAAACACCGTCAAGGATTTCCTGCTTGCGAGCAACCACATCGTCAAAGCGGGGATTAAAAGTCAAAGCGGATAGGACCGCATCTGTATAGTCTGCAAAAGTCATACTACTATTTATTGCTGGAACGCAATAAATCTAGTGTCACACAATGAAATCCACCACCCAAAGTGCGACTATGACGCAATTCTAAGGGTATAACTGTGAATCGATAACTTTCTAGGGTCTTTATCAGTTCAACTTGATGTCGATCTACTATGACTGTCGTGGGATCAATGACTAGCATATTCATCGCGATCCATTTGCTGGCATAAGGATACTCATAGAATCCTTGTGCTACTACATCGTGTACCCAAATTTTTTCCCAACTTTGCAAACATTTGGGAACTGTTGCGTCTGACACACGACTGGCATTTAACATAACAAGTCCTTCACGTAAGGGAACAATAGTACTGTCAATGTGTACGCCCGAGTAAAAGTTAACAAGTTCTATAGTGACATCTGGAAATTGATCACACAACCATTCGTATGCTTTCTTATTTCCGCTGTCACTTTCAAGATATAGCCAAGTATCATTTAGTCTACAAACATTGGCAGCATCAAACACCATGCCCGCATCTCTGGGCATTACTCTGATGTCGTGTGATTTATGTGTTACTTCGTCTAATGTAATGATTTCTTGATCTCTGCACGGATACATCATTGCAGGATCTACAATGGTATTACCGTAGATTAACAATCTATCTCTAGGACAATAGTTGTACATACCGCCAGTGACCGGATAGTTACGTGGAGCAGGGCGTATTACATGTATGCCAAGATTGTATAAGGTGCAGGCCAATTCGTTTAAATCTTCATTGGCCTCATTGACAATATGATCTGGCACTGGCCCGCTGGGAACTGGTGTTTCTTTCCAGGTTGTTTTTTCCGACTCGCGAGCAAATACAGGATCCGTACTGGGCCAGTTTGCGTATTTTGCACTACCTACTACCACTGAACGTAATGGATCCCATTCATTGTAGCTGGATATCATTTATGCCCTGTTATTTGTAAAGTGTATCTTGGTGTTGGACCAATATTAGCAGCCATGTGTGGTACGTCGTAACACCATTCGGCCACAAAACCTGCTCGCCAGCCAGTGATTGGACTACCGGGTCCTTCAAAATAATGTCCACTGGCCCAGTCTTCCATAAACACAATAGCTCTATGAATAGTATGTTCCTTGCCTTCTAAGTTAAAAACACTTACATATTTTTTATAATGATCTTGGTGTGTGGGCATTACTGTGCCACAATCCATGCGATAGTAGGCTGTACCAATATTTTTCCAGCCCATGCTTTCATACAGTTCAATAAACTTGTGATTCCACGAAGGTTGGGGTTGACGCATATCGCATAGATGTCCAGCGATCCTGGACTCATATCCCATTGCCTGCCACCGAGTCACGCTGTCTGCATCGTTATACGGTTCATCAATATAATTCAGATGCTTGTATTCATCGTCCCAAAACTTGTCTATGTGATATGTTATTATCATTGTGGTCGTGTGTTTCCGTAATGTATAACACAAATTTCTTTGCTGTCTGTGGTATACTTGCGCCACGGATCAATGACAATGCTACCACTGAGTATTTCACAATACAGTGGTTGCTTGTCAGTAACACCAGCATAACCGTAGGTTACTTGTTGGTTGTGTGCCAACAATACGCAACCTACAACACTGGCTGGTACTGTGTCTGGATCTGTTAAGGGATCAATATAATAAGGATCAATACCCATTTGTTTTAAATAGCTACCCACTAGCAAACTATAACTGCCTTCTAGGTAAGCCACACCAGGTTTGTATGCTTTGCCGTGTATGTAAACAGGAAGTCCTGTACGGTTGTCATAAATGTAACGTGCCATGTTCTTGGCCTGGACCTCACGTGCTTTCATGATGGTATCAAAGATATCGTATCCAAGATCCAAGTTTTCTGCAAGATAACGCAAGGCTATGTTATCTCTAGGATGACATGGCCCTGCATCTCCCATTCCTGCCGTCATGTACTTGGGTCCCATGATCCGCATGGTTGAATTGGCCAGGGCATCAGTGACCACGTCCACATTGATGTTGCCTTGCTTGACAGCTACGTCTTGGATCATGTTTACCAGGCCAATCTTTGCTGAGATGAATGTGTTGTAAAATACCTTGATACATTCAGCCTCGTCCCACGTGCCCACTACGTAACGTGGATTGTTCTCCATTAATGTATTATAGAAGTCAGTCAATAAGCGAGCATCGCCTGTCTCGCTACCGTCTTCAGTACCAATGATAACCATCTCTGGGTTAACCATGTCCCATTCAACTGATCCCATTGCGATCAAGTATGGGTTATAAATGAAACGTGCCTTGGTAATGTGTGTCTTCAGTTCTCTACGTGTAGTGCCGGGAAGAACTGTGGAGATAAGAACTACTAACTGCTCGGGTGTTGCAAATTCATTGACTTGCCGTAATACATCATTGACAATGGTATAGTCAAAGTCTTTGTTCTTCAAATGAGTGATAGGTTGATCGCCACCGTAGATAGGATCATGCGGAGTTTGCACAGCAATAAACACCAGTTCCTTGCCTTCTACCGCTTGTTGCAAAGTGGATGCAATAATTATTTTATCACTTTTCACTGGATAAATATCATAACCAGTTACATTATGTTGGCTTGCCATGGTTTCAGCACAAGCCATTCCTAATTTTCCACAACCTATAAAGCCTACGTTCATTTAATGTTTTCCTTAGACAGATTTTACAATATTCTTCATGATAACTTAATATCAAAATTTACCAACGGTAAAAGTGTTTACTTCTACCCCTTTGGCACGTATCAGCAACAAAATTTCCTAAATACTAAAATTGATTCAGTTGACCCGGGATTCGGTACCTACAGTCAACAATGGCATATTCAAAACTCCTGGATACATTGTTACTTTTTTGATCAAGAGCCTTACTACGATTATACACTACCAATTATACGAAAATCTCAATTGCAACCAGGACATTTTACAGGACCATCACGCATCAATCTTTTGGCTAACAGCGAACATTCAAAATTAAAAAATAATTTTGTTAAATCCAATGGATACTACGACTGGTATTATTTTTATCACGGCTTTGCTGCATTGGATTGGTACAGAGATTTTCAGTATATTGAACCTGGATCATTTAATCGATTTGATAAAGTATTTATATGTTACAATCATTTGACGTCAAAATATCGTTCCTATCGATTACATCTTGTTAGTAGTTTGTTAGAACAAGATTTGGTCAAATCGGGGTCAGTCAGTCTATTCCATGAGGGTTGGAAAAAGACAATTGAAGATCCCAACAATCCGTTAGACAATCGTGCTCGAGTAAAGATATATAAACAATTACGGAATATTAGCGATCCATTGATCATTGACACAGCGACGCCCGATGGTACGTTAAGTGCCAGTGTCAATTTTGATAGTCTAACCAGCGCCTTGTTTCATGTAGTTACAGAAACTGTATATTTTCAAGACAAGTTACACTTGACAGAAAAAGTGTTTAAGCCCATTGTGGCTCAACGACCTTTCTTTTTGGTTAGTACTCCTGGCAGTCTTGCCTACTTAAAACGCTACGGGTTTCGTACATTTGATCGTTGGATAGATGAAAGTTACGACCAAGAGCAGGATCATTATGTACGCATAGAAAAAATCACATTTGAGCTTGCCAAACTGTGTGCTATGTCTCCGGCAGTACTTAGACAAATGTACTTGGAAATGCAAGAGGTACTAGAATATAACTTCACGCATTTTTATACCGGATTTAAGGATCTTATTGTTGACGAATTAGTGGATAACTTTGAACACGTACTATGTCAAATCAACAACGGAAGACAACCTGGTAATCACAGTCGTTATCATCAACGGTTTGAATTGACCCCAGAGTATCTACTAGAAGTAAAAACCCGCCTCAAACAATAAATACTTGTACATTAAGAACAGCTAAAGCTGTCGTGTATCAAGGAGCTAGTATGAATGAAGCATTTAAGATCATCGGAGATCTAGGTTTTCCGATTGCTGCCGCACTCGCTGGTGGTTACTTTGTATATCTCACAATCAAACTGTTATTAGCTGGAGTATTGTCCGCTATCAAAGGCATGGCCGGCATTATCACAGCCTTAGACAATCGTGTAAAAACTATGAATCACGATGTTATCCGCATTGATACCATTGTTAGTAATGCACTAGGTCTCAAACCTGATACTGATCGTATTGCTCGAGCCGACGGCAAGAACGATGCCCGGAGAGACTGATGAGATACTACGACTACGAATGGGACTTGGAGCCCAATAGAATACTATTAGACGCTGAACTCAATGTAGATGCGTTAGGCTGGCGCGGCGGCGACTATTTTAAAGTTATTAATCATAATGGTCGTGTTATGTTGGTCAAAGTTGACCCGCTGGAAAAATTTCTAAGAGACGGAGTTGGCGATGAAAAAATATGATCCTTATGCATTACCACTTAAACAGATTTGGACCGATGGTGATCTAGCCAAGTTTGCACTTATCGCATTTATAGCAGGCGTAATTACAGGGATATTATTTTAATCATGGACATTGTAAATTTAATAAACAAATATGGCTTTCCCATTGTGATGGCAGTGGGCATGGGCTACATCATCAAGTATGTGTGGGAATGGGCCACAAAAGAAGTCAAGCCTGTTATTTCGGATGCCAATACAGTTCTTATTGCTCTTATCGATCGCATCCGTATGCTAGACAATGACTTGATTCGTTTGAATCAAAAAGTCAATACTGTGTTACATCTACGCGGTAAGACCATTGAGTATGAACGTGTAGAAGCAGAAAAAGCCATCAATAAAATAGAAAAAACAGTCAACGACAAAGAAGCCTCCGGCGGTAACGGCTAGCATAAGTACTAGATGGGCTTATTAATATACATTCTGGTGATGACTCACATCACCATTGCTTGCGTTACTCTATATCTACATAGAAGTCAAGCACACCGCGGCGTTAAATTTGATTCACGTGTTGAACACTTTATGCGTTTTTGGCTGTGGCTAACCACAGGCATGGTCACAAAACAATGGGTAGCAACACATCGCAAGCATCACAGATTCACTGATGCCGACGGTGATCCACACAGCCCACATGTGTTTGGAATCTGGCAAGTATTCCTGTGTGGTGCATTTTACTATGCTGACGCTGCCAAAGACAAACAAATGGTTGAACAATACGGAGTAGGTACACCCGACGATTGGGTTGAAAAGAATATCTACACACCATTTAACTTTGTGGGCATAGTGTTAATGTTTTTTATCAACTGTGCTATATTTGGTTGGGCATGGGGATGGTTACCTTGGTTATGGCAAATGATTTGGATTCCCTTATGGGCCGCAGGTGTCATCAACGGTTTTGGGCACTGGTGGGGATATCGCAACACACAGACCAAAGATTACTCAACCAACATTGTGCCGTGGGCATTCTTCATTGGCGGAGAAGAACTGCACAACAATCATCACGCAGATCCTGCTAGTGCTAAACTTAGTATGAAGCGGTGGGAATGGGATCTAGGCTGGACCTATATTAAACTTCTAAATCGATTTGGTCTTGCCACTGTCAAAAACCCTCAAATCGACAACGTGCCGGCCAATTAAGTTTAAAAACTCCAGTTGTGATTCTGCCTTAGGCGCACAATATCCACAAGCACAAGTATCTTTAACACAACGTATTACAGGCATGCCTGTGGTAAACTGTTGTCGAACTGTGTCAATAATTGCTCGATAGTTGTTGATGGTGCCAAGAGGCTCAACTCGTCCTGTGGTACTTGTTTTACAATCCTTGTTGGTGTACACCAGTCCAGTCAGTTGTTCTACAAATAAAAAATACCAGTTGACACCGCACGACCAATCACGAAATCCTTGCCTTGGAACAAACGTAATAGCTTCTCGTAAGGTACCATTGGTACTTAACTTACGTCCACCACAGCAGGCACGACCTTGTTCAATCATGTTTTTACTAGCATCAAAATCTGACTTACTCACCCAAAACATTTTCATGTAATCAACTTGTTGATCGTTGTACTTCCACTCTTTGCCCGCAGGGGTGTCTACTACTTTTGCCAAATAGTTGATATTGTGTTCTTTACAAAACTCAATTGCCTGTTCACTGTCTGACCATTTGGTGTTGTGCATCATAATGATTGCTTTACAAGGCTTGTTGGCCGACTTTAAGATCAACAAGTTATTGAAATATAGTTGTTGTTGCTTGGGCAAGCCTTCAGCATGATAGCTCATTGAAAAATAATCCACTAACGGAACTATTTTACCAAACTGATTTTCGCCTACTACTCCGTTGGTTGTGCATGTAACAGTCAAGTGCCATTGATCCTCATAGGGTCGGTATTTGATTCTGACCTGCTCGAGTATTTCTACAATATCAGGATGGAACAGACTTTCGCCACCATACACATTTAAGATAACTTTACGTTGACTGGGTTTGATATGTCGCATGTATTCGCTTACATACGCAAACATAAAATCTATACTTTGCAAACATTCTGCAAGTGGAGGGTGTTCTGTTGTGTTGTCGTGTTCAGTTGGACCACAATACGTGCAATCAAGATTACAGCGTTTGGTAACTTCCCAATCTAATAGAAAACTAGGGGTGTTGGTGGGATCCAAGGCAAAGGATATAGAACATACGTCAGACATAAGTTAAGTATAACAGAAAAAGGTTAAGGAATCAACCGGGGCGACACAAATTGGATTTGGCACCGTTTAAACTATACATACTGATCCACTTGTCGACTTCGCTGCCATATTCGGGCATACGGTACGGCAAGAAATACAACTGTAAAAACCACCATACATAATTATCAATATAAAAATCAATTAGGTTATTTCTCATGAGCTATGAATTCCCCATTCCAGTTTGCTGGTAGGTCTTGTTGCTTCATAAAGTCGCAACGTTCAATCCATATCTTATAGTACTTGTCCATTTGTCCACCAAAGTTGCCTGTTAACTTTTTGCACATGGCGGCCGCTTCATTGAATTTTTTCTGACGGTACAGGTCATGCATTACATCGTGTGCTTCCTTGTCTTTGCTGTAATCTTCACCTCGAGTACGTAATACTGTATAGATTAAGTCTGCTACTGTCTTGCCTTTTGGTTGTAAGTTATCCAACAGCAAGTAGAAGAAATCATCTTTAGTTCTGTTGTATGTTTCAGCACCGATAATGGCCAACACACCGTAAGCCTTACAACGTGCTTCTAGTCGGGCGGCTGTACTAACCATGTCACCCAAGATATCATAACTGTGTCGGTCGGTTGAACCCATCTCACCAATGAACCCAATACCTGTGTTACAGCCCCAGCCCATTGCAGCTGGCGGCAAGCCTTGTGCTTCCATTTCTTTGGTATAAGCATCTACAGCGTCTAACATTTCTAAACCTACTTTGACAATAGTTCTAGCATGATCAGGATCGTCTATAGGCGCACCATGAATGTGCATACTTGCATCACCCACATACTTGATAACCATACCCCGGTTGTCCATGATAGGTTTTGAAATAGCATCCATGTAACCGTTCATGTATTTGCCTAATCCGCCTACATCATCGCCATAGTGTTCGCCAATTGGTGTAAAGCCACGTAAGTCACTAAACATAACACTTACGTCTTTACGCACACCACGTTTGATCAAGTCAGGATCTTTCTGTAACATCTCCACAACTTCTTTTGAACAGTAACCAGCAAACTGTTTCTTGATTGCTTGTTTTTGTAAGAACTCACTTACAAACTTAACACCGTAAGCATGAAGGAGAATAACAGTGAGGCCGCCAGCAAGGGCAGTAATGTCAAATAGCCAAGCATTAGCCGTGTAAACGTACTGAGATACAGGATACAAAATACCAAGAGCGATAACACCAGTAGCAAGTCCAACATATACATACCTCGTTAAAAATAATAATACGATACCTAAAACCACAATAGCAATGATCTCAGCACCATCGGCCCAGTCGGGTCTTGATATTGCTGGACGATCTTTGTTGGCAATAACTGTGCCTAATACTGCGGCCTGTAAATCTTGTGGTAACATTTCGCCCAGGCTTGTGGCTACAGGGTTTGCTAGACCTTGCGCCGACACACCAACAATAACGATTTCACCATCAAAGTCTCGGGGCAAGTTGGTTAGGCTATAACGCTCTGGTGTCAAGCTCCAGTCAATCCATATACGACTCAAGCTGTCTGTGGTCACAGGACCAAATGCTGGAATTCGCATTTTCTCAACACCCTGCTCATTGATTTTAACTTGGAAGGTTGAGTCGCCTGCAGCCACACGCATGACTTCCATGGCCAGGCTTGGATACAATCGACCGTTGTAAGCAACTACCAGTGGCATACGACGCACAACACCGTCAACTTCCGGAAACGTGTTAACAACACCAACTCCGGCAGCGGCCGTTTCTACACTGGGAATGTTAGCGATAAGCCCCGGATAGGTCACAAACGCATCTAAACCAAATGGTCCAATTACTGCTGATCCTGGAGCTCGTGGTTGATTTCTTGTCGTTGTTGATCCAATGCTAGGAAGTACCGTTGGGTATTGTTTTAACGCTTGCACATACGCAGTATCTTGCCCCATACGGTCTTTATCTGGAGTAAGAATATTAAACACAACAAGACCAGCATTACGTCTGTAAAGGTCTCGAATAATGGCACCGTATGTATCACGGGAAAAAGGAAATTGCCCATATCGTTCTAATGCTTTCTCATCTATGTTTACTACACTGACCCCGATCGTTTCGGCAGGTCGGCTAGTAACAAGTGTATCGAAATAGCGTAGCCTTACGCTTTCAACAAACATAGGATCTGCAACACGCAAGCCCACAATGATTGCTAGTGTTAATAGAGCAGTCCAAGGACTGATTAAGATTTTTTTGAACATCAAGTATTTATTACTTGATCACTGCTAGATTGTCTTTGAAAATACGCCAGCATTCATCCCAGGTCCAACGTTGACTGGACTGTTTAACCACGCGACCGCTTAGTTTTAAACACTTTTCAACTGCTACCTCTAGGTCGTTGTCCATATAGCCGTTTATGCCATTTTCAATGATGTCTACGGGACCTTGTACAGGAAAGGCTGCTACAGGAGTACCTTGTGCCATGGCTTCAATCATCACTAGACCAAAGGTGTCTGCTCGGCTGGGAAACACAAACACATCAGCTTGATTGTAATAATCAACCAGCTCCTGTCCTTGTTTGTAGCCCACAAACTTAGCAGAAGGTAGCAACCGACGTGCTTCAGACATGTACGGTCCGTCGCCTACTATAACTAGTGTGTACGCATCTTGTAAAGGAATTAAATCTATCAGACCTTTTTCAGCACTGACCCGACCCACATTGAGAACCATTGGCTTAGAACGATCATCACACCATTCCGCTGTGGGCTTGATATCTCTGCGTACACCCCGAGTCCAGATAACCATGCGTCCAAATCCGTGTGATTTTAAATCCGCTTCTATGGTCTTTGTTGTGACCAGCACACGATGACTGTTTTTGTGGAACCAACGCAAATACCAGTAAGTTAAACTTTTAGGCACATGATACATTGTTTTTAAGAACTTGGGAAAGTCTGTGTGATAGCTGGTATTGTAAGGAATACTGTTACGTTCACACCACCAACGAGCAAAAAAGCCTACAGGCCCTTCTGTAGCGATGTGTATATAATCTGGCTGTATCGCTTTAATTTTCTTACTGATACCGTGCGGCCAGCACAAGCGAACTTCAGGATAACCAGGGCAAGCAAAATTAGGGAACTGCCCGGGATCAAGATAAACAACACTATACCCGTCACGCCTAGCATGATCTTCCAAGTTTTTGAAAGTTGTGACCACGCCGTTGATTTGATCTGGGACATTGTCTGTTATGATCAAGATTGTTTTTGACATCGTGTACTTATCTTAAAATTATCAAATTTAAGCCAATATTGTACGGTGCTTTGAGCTCGCAAACATTCGGATTCGGTAGCGAATTCGATCGTTATTCGTCCTGGTATGTCTTGCGGATTATTCGTGTGAACTGCCAGTAGTATCAGTATCCACATTGTCATGTGCCTTTGTCCAAGTTACTATTTCCCACCTACCCGAGTGATGCTCAACCAGAGCAGTCATTGATTCGACCCAGTCGCCATCATTCATATACACAATGCCATCTATCATCTTTATTTCTGCGTGATGTATGTGTCCACAGATCACACCATCAAAGCCACGTTTCTTACAATATGTAGCTAGATTGGTTTCAAACTGAAACATAAAGTCTGCGGCTTTTTTGACACGGTGTTTGAGATACTTGCTTAAACTCCAGTAGCCAAATCCCAACTTGTGTCTGATCCAATTAAATCTGCTGTTCCAATCTAATACCAGGTCGTACAGTTTATCGCCCAGGAAACTCAGCCAAGGGGCCAAACGTGTGATTCCATCAAACAGGTCTCCGTGGGTGACCAAATATGTTTTGCCATCCGCCCCAATGTGTTCTGTTTGATTTGTTATTTCAACACGTCCAAATCCCATGCCATAAGGTATGAGTGGTCTCAGAAACTCGTCGTGGTTGCCGGCCACATAGATCACTCGAGTGCCACGTTTGGCGTGTCCTAGGATTCTTCTGATTGCATTGGTGTGGCTTTGTTTCCATCGCCACTTGTTTTGTTGAATCTTCCAGGCGTCAATGATGTCGCCCACTAGATAAAGTGTTTCACAGGTGTTGTGTTTGAGAAAGTTGTTGAGTTGTTCGGCTTTGCAATCTCTGGTGCCAAAGTGTATGTCGGAAATAAAAATTGAGCGATAAGTTTTGGCTGTCATAACCATATTTATCGCTCAAGGTGTTGCAGAAATATTACAGAATTGTTACTGGTTACGGGTTCCAGTGACACCCCATCTTTGTGTCCGCTAAGATTATTTAAGTCTTAGAATATTACGGTTGTGTTAAAAACTAAAACGAGCCTCTATCATAGCACTTTGTACTGTGTAATCATATTGTTTGCCATAACCATAACGTAGGCGCACAACACTCTTTGGATCAATTGCATATCCAACACTGGCGTAGGCTGTGTTAAAGTTTTGACTGTTGTAAGCATACTCACCTGTTACACGCCATGCTGTAGCAACCGTGGCGTCATAACGTACACCAATGTCTGTGCTGGTCTTGTTTGTGTTGACTGCGTCATATGTCATAGCAGTTAAACTACTACCAGATTCTGCGACCCCGTTGCGACGATTGGTTTCGTTACGCACACCAACAAAGGGACGTATGTCATTCCACTCTGGTGTGTAAACACGAGCAGTTGCCCACAAGTCTTGACCCTTGGTTGAACTTGTATTTGCCATGCCCAGTTCAGGTAAACTGTGATTGGTATCAAATGTGTTGGCAGCATAACCAATGTCGTTTTTAAAGATCCAGTCATTGACTGTGTAAGCACTATAAATGCCTACGTGGTCTTTGTTTAAACTACCACCTGCATTTGTGCCTGCGGCACCATTTAGGTTAGCCTGACCACGATTGTATTGACCGCCGATGATCCAGTTTGGAGCGACTTGCCAGTCGTAACCCAGGCCGTATGTCATGCTCTTGTACGAGTAACCGCCTACAGAGTTTGATTGGCCGGCGCTGCCTGTCACATAAAAGGTGTTGCGTTCTGATACATTGAAGTCACCACCCAGCACACGATTGCGATCTAACACATTGCTGTCTAACATGTAGTTCATTGCCTGATTCACGTTGCTCAACTGACTGTATTGATCCACGCGAGTTGAATAGTCATTGGTTTGAATTGCCTGACTGATTTCATTGCCCGATGCACTATTAGAACTGACAGAGTCGGTTGTGCTCACAGTAACTACAGGAGTTCCATTTGTCACTGTTTGAGTGCCATCGCTGTAAGTTGTGGTAGTCACAGGAGTTGTGGTTGTTGTGACAGTCACAGGAGTTGTGGTTGTTTGTGTAACTGTAAATGGTGTTGTTACAGTGGTTGTTTTTGTTTGTGTGACTGTCAATGTCTTGGCAGTTTGAGCACCTCTTGCATTGTCAATGGCCAAGGCCGCTGCCGCTGTACCGTAAGCAATACTGTTGGTAACTGCGGCGGTCCCGGTTGTGGTTGTTGTGGTAACCGAGTCGACTGTTGTTGTGCTGGTCACTGTTGGAGCCGAAGGTGGAGGAGTTGGATCCACTGCGGGTGCAACACTACCTGGATTGGGTGCAACAGCACCAAATGTTTCGCCATTTTTTGTCACTGTACCAATTGCATCATTGACCTGTAGCACTGGACTCAGTGCAGTATCACCTTGGTTGAATACACCAAAGCCCACTTTGTATGTGCCGGCTGTTAAGATGTCAAACTGTGCCAACTGCCAACCGGTTGAGCCATAACTGCCAGTTGAGTAGTTGCCTGTGTTGGGGTTGGTAGCACCCAATAGGGCGTACTGTCCCAGTACATTATTGACCTTACCAAATGTGTCGGCTGACCCTGTGTTGACCAAAGTGGCAATACTGCCATCGTTAAACGGCACATAGTCTGTGCTGGTATATACCCAGGCCATTTTAAATGTGGCTGGTGCAGTAAATGTGAAATCTTTGCTGATCCAAGCGGCACTGGTGATGCCGCCGCCCTGTGATGCCACTAAAGAATTTAAACTACTAATACTTGAACTGCTCAAACCCAATGCGGTAGTCATTGCAGAATAGTTTTGTTGGCCGCCTGGTTGCATGCCAACCATGTAACTGCCTGTGTATGGATTGATATTCCATGTGTTAGGACCACAGCAACTAATAGTTTGTGTTCCACTGGTAGTGCTCACACCAATACCGCTTTGCATGTATGGGCCTGTTTGTGTGCCTGTTCCGCCACCTGCGGTCCAACCGTTGAGGTTGCCGGTGCCAAAACTGTAATCTTGTGTTTGTGCCTGTGCTGAAAAAGCCAGGCATGCTGCAAAAGCCGCTAGGGCTGTTGTGAAAAACTTCATTTTCGAGATCCTTTTTATTATTTTTCTTGATCTCGATACTCATACATCATTGATCCCGTACTGGGTGTTCAGTAAATCTCAAATTTACAAAATTATTTATTGGGTTTTTGTTCTCGGTTTTGTGGTATTAGATCGGCCCAGTGTCGATAACAGGTCTTGAGATATTGAGTGTTATCGCCTACCTTGCTGTAGACTTGTGCGCCGTGTTCACAACCTGGTACCTGGCATACTGGTGGGATTCCTGTGATCATATGTAGACTACCTCCCGTAAAAATGGATATTTCATAACAACAAAATCTCTGTATTCTTCGGGTACAAAAAATTCAACCACGTAACCGCGATGCGTTTCAAAATATCCGCCTGCCTGTTGAACGTACAGGCTCACATCATCCAACACGTTTCTACCGTGATGAAAATATCTTGCTGTAAATGATATCATTGATTGTCTCCATTATTGTCTTACGGTTATTACCCCGCATCCGCCTGCTGTCACACAGGTTGTTGTTATGTTATATACAGCTCCACCCGATTGTATCATATCTACTGACCCCGGACCGCCATTGTTATTGATTGTGATCGACGCACGATTGGCGGCAGCTCCTTCTTGTACTGCTGTTATGGTATTGCCATTGCCAGTTAGAGTACTTTCCAGATAGTGTTGTCCGCCATCTTTTTGCGTCACCGACACAGTATTGTTGTTGCCGGAGACTGTGTTGAACATGGTTTTGTTGGCATTGTTGGTCTGTGTGGCATTCACTATGTTGGTGTTACCAGTGATGGTGGTTTCCATGTAGTGTCCGCCCACACCGCCGGTGTTGGTTTGTTGCGTGGTCACAGAGTTTGAATAACCGTCCACGTCCACACGTTGATAATGATTGTTGGAACTGTTGACAGCGGCTCCTGTGGTGGTTCGGCTTTGATTTAGATTTAAGGTATTTGTGTCGCCCACCACACGCAGTTCTATTGAGTTTTTGCCCGCGGTATCTTGATCGCCTTGGCGTACAGTAATGCTATTACTACTGCCTTGTATCTGTACAGCCTGTTGCCCTATGCCCTTGAGTTCGTTGGCACGACCTGACTGACTAATGTTTAAGGTGTTGTTGTCGCCCACCTGATCTATGTAGATGGTGTTGTTGGTGATTGATCTGTTTTGAAAAGCTGTGACTCTGGATTGTTGTTCGGTTGTAATATTGGCTGTGTATGTGGGTGCCGGTGGTGGGGCACTATATCCTCCAGCAGACCCGCTGGTGGTACCGCCTGTGGCCGAGTAGTTGCCGCCATTGACTGGTGCTCCATTGTTGATAACACAGGTCTGTGCTCCGCTGTACAGGGCACAGTTTTGCCAACCGTTGCTGCTGGCCCAACCTTGTGCAAATCCGTTGGTGCCGTATACTCCAAACCCTGGGTTATATAAAATATTTGATCCGCCGTTAAAGCTCAAGGATGGATCAATGATGTAAGGTCCATAGTTACCTGCCCAGTAGCCGCCGTCTTTACCATAGAACTCTACGTTAACATAAGCAACTGAGGCACAGCTTCCACCGCAGTTGGTAGCTGTTAGTGTATATGTCGTGGGAGTAGTGGCACCATAGACCAAGGTGTTGGCCTGCTGTACTGTGTTAACGATTTGGTTGCTGCTATTATAAAAAACCAGTCTTATGGTAAACGGATCGCCCGGAGCACGACCACCACCATCCATTGCCTGCACAGAAAGAGTTAGTGTTCCACCGGTCTGCATGGCACTATCGAAAACCACAGTCTGACTGACCGTTACAAAGTTATAGGCCATTTTGATAGCATTAGACGTTGTTTGTGCTTTTACCAGACCCAAACAGGCCAGCTCTAACAAGGCCACAGCAAAAATTATCAACAGGTACGCCACTAATCTTTTCATTAATTCTGCCTTAGCGTTATTGTAGTACCGCCGCCTGAATTCACGCGGTTCCGGATTTCTATGCTGCCTTGTATCTGATAAATTGTGGTGTTTTGATTTTTAGGCACAGTCACACTTTGTACATTGCTTCCATCGTCTCTGGTCAAGTTCACTGAGTAGTCATCCACTGATGCTACAACACCCGTGGTGGCCACATAGTCCGGTAACAATCCACTTTTAGCTGTGTTTAAAAAATCCAATTGAGCAGCCATCTGTGCGTTGATGATATCTAAGATATTGGCTAAGAGATTCTGATCTAGCAAACTGGTACTAAGAAAATCTTTAAAATGTGTTTCTTCGGCTGTCAACATGTTGACCAAGCCATTTTCACGTAAAAAATCTACATCCAAGGCTCCTTTAGCAACGGCTCGTTGTGTAGTTTGAACTTCATTGAGTTCTTTGGGCGGTGCCACAATCAACATGTTGTTGATGGCATCAGGGGAGAGATTGACTATGACCGGACGTGTGGGGAAACTTGAGCGTGTTTCTATCTTGGTGGCTTGAAATGGTTTATTTAATATTACACTACCAGCATCGTTGCTGACTGATATTTCTCCAGTTTTACAATCACGTTCCACATTGACCCAACCACGTGGACAACTGGGCAACAAGATTATAGTTGATGCACCCAGCTCGTCTACTGTAGCAGTAAAGTCTGTACCGCGTACACCAACAGTAGCGGTAGGAGTATTAAGGGCAACATTTTGAGGACTGTTTTTAGCGATCTGTCCTGACGCATATCTCACTGTTCCTGCGGCCACATTGACTGCTAACTTGCCGCCTTTGGTTGACTTGGGATCGTATACAAAATCGTCAATGACCAACCTGCTGTTTTCATTGACCTGTACTTTGGTATCATCGGCAAAAGTTATGCCAACTTTACCCGCTGTGGTTTTTACCGCGTCCTGCATCTCCACTCGAGTTCCCTTGGTCCCAGTGAGCGTCGTCTTCTGTCGTTGTATCGAAGGCGGGCTGTTCACTTGCTCCGTTATGGTACCAATCGCGGCTTCTAAGTTCATGGATGTACTCAGCAAGAGTACGCATAGTGTCAGGTTGCATAATTTGTTCCCCTTATACATTTATAATCGCTTATCTAGCAGTTTGGTTTATAGTTACGCTATTTCCATTTCCACTGCTACTGGTAAAATTAAACACATTAGCCGCAACACCACCAGACTGTGTCACAGTAAAAGTATTACTACTACCAGTCTGTGTTATACTTGCGGTATGTCCGCCATCAGCTTGACTTACAGTAAATGAGTTACTGGCCCCCACGGCTGTGATTGTGGCGCTGTTACTGTTACCAGTTTGTGTAACTGTAGCACCATTGCCACCGCCACCAGTTAGGCTGATGTTTTGTGTATTGGTGTTGCCTTCAACAACGCCAGTAAACACATTGTTACTACCACCTGCGGTGTTTACAGTCACTGAGTTGTCGTCGCCTTTGATGTTAAGATTAGCGGAAGCATTGTTACCCGACTGTGTGATATTCACAGTATTACCTGCGGCTGTGCTGTCATTGGCATTATTTAAATTAATAATACCTGCGGCGTTGTTACCCGTGACACTATAATTCACCGTGTTACCAGTGGTTCCTGTGCCTGTGCCACGATTGATTCCTAAACTCAAGGTATTACTACTACCAACCTGATTCACCGTCACTTCGTTACCGTCACCATAGATGCCGGATGGGGTAGTGTTGCTGGTTCCTGTGCCTTGTATGCCGCGTACCACGTTGCCTGTTCCGTCTTGTGTAATAGAAATGGTGGCGTTGTCACCTGTTTGATCAATGTAGATACTGTTATCCACAGCATGCACACTCACACTCATCACAATACCTAGCAGGATTGTTGTTACTTTTGTCGCTAGTTTGTGTTTCATAATACTTCTTCCTTTTTGACCTTATTTGGTCTCTACTTTACCACTCTTGACCTTTGGTTCGTTGACCCCAACAACCAACGGTGTTGCTGATACTACTTTTTGTAAAACATAACCACCCCTACCTTGATGATCCTTAACCCGTAGCCACTCACCTTCGATAGCAACTACTGTTAATTCTGTACCACGAAGAAATTGCCAAGTTCTTTGGCTGGTTTCTCGTGTTTCTTTATAAATGTATTCTGTTTCTCGTAACCAAACTCGATTGGCCACTGGTTCTTTTGTTTTTACTTCGGACTGTACTCGTTTCACGCTGTCAGCTAGATTTTCCCCAGGACGGCGTTCCAGACTGGTAGGAGCTGGTGCTGGTTTTGCTTCCGGTTGTGACGTTACAGGGGCTTGGACTGGTGCTTTGGTTTCTGCGACTGCGACTGGCCCTGGCTCTGGTTTTTTGGCTGGTTGTTCTGCGACTGGCGTAGGCGGTGTAACTGTTGTAACAGGTTTGACATCATTTCGTGTTTCCTCTCGCTTAAAGCTCCAAACGCCTTTGCGTTCACCTTCTTTGATCAATTCAACCACGGCAGCTTCCACTGTGGCTTTGACTGCCAAAGTGCCAGGCTCGTTAATTGTTAATCCAGTTTCAAATTCAAACATACTGGCAGTCGGGCTAAGTGCGTTGCTGGCACTACCAAAAACTTGACTAGCAATATTTTTATTTTCAATAAACTTTAGCACAGCCACACTATCTGATGTGCTGTAAACTATCTTGGTCACACTCACGGCGGCCAAGACCTTGCCGGTGTTTACACTCACGGCTCGTAGACTAATAGTTACAGTATCTTTGCTATACTGTGTCTGTGGGCCAATGCCCAAAAATCTATAAGCGGCACCACCAGACTCTGAGCTGGAGTCATAGCCAATGATACCACCTTCCATGATGATGCCGGCAAATTGTAGGGGCATCAAGGGCTTGGCACCAGGTCCCTCGTAAGCTTCACGCATTTGTCGTATGATGGTACGTTCTTTGGTCAAGCTATCTATGCCCACACGTTCTACTACATCAAACCACTCACCACGACCCACGTCTTGTAAGGCCTTGATCAGGAACACTTCGGCACCTTGGGTCACTGCCGAGCTCAAGCTGGCTATGCCCGGGGTAGGTTTACGCTGACCAGTTTTATCAGCAAAACTGTAAACTGCCGCTGTGACTTTCTTGCCATTGGGTGGTGGTAATGTATCAAACTCTTTTTGCATTTTGTTGGGCGTGGGTTCAGGACGATATTCAGTGATGCTAGTTTTTTGCGTGGCAGCACAACCAGTTAAGATAGCGACAAAGAGTAAGGTGAATAATGTACGCATTTAACTTCCAAACTGAAATGTACCCAGCGGTACTGTAATTGTGGTTTGGTTGCCCACTGTGTCTGTGACCTGCAGATAAATGTTGCTACTGTCTTTGCTCCAGAAAATAGTATTGCCCTCAAAGTTCAAAGTACCTGAACAACCCACGCTGTTGCTGCCACTACAGTTGTTGTTGGCAAACATGGCAGTGGCCAAGTTTTGACTGATCTGAGCGTAGATACGCGACTCTAAGTTGTTTAAAAACTTTTGTATGTTGGTATTTTGTTTATCGGCTTTGGCCTTGTCAATGGCTGCTTGGATGTCTTTGGCCACCTGTGCTCTGCGTGAAAACTCTTGATTTTCGATAGTAAGGACGTGACTACTGTAACCTGAACCATTGAAACTTGGGCTTTTAAAACTGTAATCATTGAAAGGGGCGCCGTAGATAGTGGTCGACCACACAGCGATTAAGGTTAGAATAACCTGGTTAAACATACGCATACTGCTACCTCTTTTTATTATTATTATCGGCAGTAGAATCGTCAAGACTCTAGCTCCTATTAGTATTTAACAGGATCTAGCACAAATTAAGTGGTGGTTTTAATTTACTCTAAAGAATACAAACAAGAATGCATTATTTCTGCGCCAACAATGACATTGTCTTTGATTTTTAAATACTTTTGATCAATGTTGTTTATCCATTGGTTTGTGCCCCAGACCCAAGAGTCGTACAGTTGAGGATTATGTTTTTTTACCCAATATTCACTTTTGACAACCATTGGACCCAGCACTTTACCTGCCTGAAATGTGTTATCGTCCCAATACGGATAGCAAGCGTCTCTATAAAATTCTCTATATTTTATATTCGTTGGCAACCTAATATCTAAAATGCGTTGTTTTAACATTTTCTGCAATATTTTATAGTGTTTTGTTTTTTTATCGGGATTATTTTTAAAATTATCTATTACTTTAAACAAATTCATCACATGATGTGCCTGGGCTACAGGCAACAGTGGAAATTTTTTAGTCCAGTAAAACCATTCATTGTGTCTGCCGGGTATTGTTTCTTCGGCTGCACGATCTACAAAATGAGCATGATATTTTTCATCAACTTTTATAACCTGTATTTTGTCGTGTCCTTGCACAAACGCAATCCGTTTATTTAAACGCATTTGTTGTTCTATGGAGTCTGTGGTTCTATTCCACGTGGTATAAGTTCTAATGGCCTGATAATGATTGGCTGTGTCTGCTTGAAATCTACTTTCAGGTATGATTGATTGTTCATAACTGTCCGACGAATCATCAAAACTAATTTTTATATCAGGGTGGTGTTTTTCAACATACTCCAACATGGGCCTGGCAGCAAATTCCCATTCACTATCAACATTCTGTTCATCAAGATCTTGTGTGTTGGCTTCTACCCATTTTCTCTCTGCACGTAACGGAAATTTAGTATAAATTTCGTCTAACTTTATGTTGTTTTTTAAAAATGTTTGTAGTATATTATGGCTGTCGGCGCCGCCACTGAAACTGAGAACAATATAGTCGTATTCGTCTCTGATTTGCTGTGCCCGCTGGCGATACAATTCCAGCAAAGATTCTTTCGGAGGTTTAGTCCAATCTATTTTTTTATAAGTGTCATCGTTGAAGTGCCATGATACATCTTGTTTAGTTTGTGTAGCATCATATAGTGCTTGCATTTTGTTTGCATACAGTTTATTACCAACTTGGTAATAACCATTTTCGTAAGAATCCGTATGCAACTGTGTCATTTTTGTTTTAAGTAGAAAAATTACAGGGATGAAATTTTATCTAGTATGGCTTGATAAAAGCTATCCAGTTCGCCAGCAAAAGCGCCAACAAGATTTGGTGCCAGGTCCTGACATAGTTGATAATTTTTGTTGTTGAATGCTGTTATAAATGCCTGGTGTAATTCTTTAAGATTTTCTAGACGTGCGATATCGGGAAATACTCGTTCAGCTGGCACCACACAATATGCTGTGATGGTTTGATCTCCAACTGGAAATGTTTCTAATTCTAGCACAGTTTGATTGGTGCGTAAACTTTCTGCTGCCGCTCGATTCCAAATGATTTGCATTATGCTTGTTCCATTGCTCGTGCGTAGGTACGCTTTTCTAGTTTCAATGAGTGGTATATTGCTTGCACACCCTGTGCTTGGCTGACGCAATCTTCTAAGGCATTGTGTAGGCCTGCTTTGCCTTTTTCTCTAGGATCACCGTGTACTTGAAACAAGGTACGGCTATCACGTATTTGCCAGAACTGCCAAGGAGTGGGCCAACCCATCTGACGGTAAATGTTTTCTAGGATAACAATGTCAAACGCAGGGCCTTGACACCAGATGGCATCAACACCAACTGTAAATTTATTTAATTGTCGATACATTGATTCCAGGCTAACACGGTTGCCTTCGCCCAAGGCTTCCTCGCGGACGTCTTCTGCTTGATTTGACCACCAGGCCAGTGTATCTTGTTGCACTTCTCGACCCAGGGCAAGCTGTTCATCCACGTCTATGCGTAAGTATAGGCTGTCGCTAAAACTATCGGGAGTGTAAGGATCGAACTTGACAGCACCCAGGGTGAGAATAGCACAGTCTGGGCGTGTTCCTAGTGATTCCAAATCTAACATTATGTCCATGTTAGTATTATACTACATTAAGATTTTTTTGTCAATAATTTCATGCTTTCGGCTTCCACCACACGACTGCGTAGTCCCGAACTGGAAAATGAATGGTCACGACCGTTAAATATTGGCTGAATGTCACGGCGTTGACCCTCGTACTTACCGGTATACTCTTTGTCTTGGTATTCAACACCAAGTACTCGGATATCCAATGGAAGGATTAACAACAGGTCAACTAGGTCTTGTTCTGTTTGATAAACCACCACTTCGTCCACATAACGGCAAGCGGCCAATTGTATTTGACGTTCCACTATACTTTGTACAGGTTTATTCTTGGTGTCAGGTCGATCAATAGTTGGATCTGTTTGTAAGCCAGCGATCAAGTAGTCGCAATGATTCTTTGCTTCGGCCAACATGGCAATGTGTCCAGCGTGTAACATGTCGAAGGTGCTGAAGGTAATACCAATCTTCTTGCCATCGTCTTTGAGTTTACGAATGTGATTGAATATCATCTGTCTTGTTCGATTTTGACTTGTAAAGGAAACCCGTTGTTGCGAGCCAGTAAGGTAACCTCAATGCCTTTTTGTTCGGCCATTTCGTAGGGTAATACTGCTACCACTGCTGAACCTTCTTCGTGTACCTTCATGGTCAATGACACAGCGGCGCCTTCATCATAGTTGAATATGACCTTGAGTGTTTCTACTACAAATTCCTGCGTGGTCTGTTCATCGTTGATATAGATCACACGGAACTGTGGTGGCTCACCGATATTGAGCTTGGGTTCAATACGGGTACGCACTACCGACTGGGTTTTGGTTTTTGACATTGTTTCGCTCATGATATTTTAATAAGGGGAATAAGTTGCCTTCCCCTTATTATACACACCTATTACTTATTTTGCAAACGTAATGGCAATTTTTTTAGGTTTTTGTTCTTCAGGAACAATGTGCTCTAAAGCAATGGCCAAGATACCGTTTTTGATTGTGGCACCTTTAACTTCGGTGTTGTCGGCCAAACGGAATGTGCGTTCAAAGTTACGAGTTGAAAGACCTTTGTGTAGGTATTCAATCTCTTCGTTTTTGGCAGCCTGTTCGCCACGAACAGTCAATACGCTGTCCTTTAGTTCAACATCAATTTCGCTTTCGGCAAAACCAGCAACTGCGATTTCAATCACATGGTGTTGGTCGTCCAAGCGAATAACATTGTGTGGGGGATAGTTATCACTTTTGCTGTTGGCAAATCCGCGATTTAGTTCATTGAACAAACTGTCAAAGCCAACGGTATGGCGATGAATTTGGTTAACGAATGTGGGTAAATCGAGTGTGTGAAGTGTAATGTTTGTCATTTGTTTTCTCCTTAATTAAGCAAGTATGACTTTAATGTAGACCCCACCCGGGCATCTACATAAGTATTTATACACGATTTTATTCTGTTTGTCAAATGTATCCTTATAATTTATTCAACCCAAAAAAACAAATATTACCCATAGTTGTCAATGGCTACGGGTTACCTGGCAATGACCGACGGCTGGAAATCCTAGAACAAATTGCCACAAATCCCAGTGCCGAATTGATCATATTTGATAAAAGTTTTGGACCAGAAGACAATGAGCTGGAATACCTGGAGTGGATAGCAGGATTAAATTTACAGCAAGAGTTTATTTTGACCACTTCAAACTATCATTATCATTTCAATAAACATTCTAAAATAGTACACTTGCCAAGATACTATGCTGGTATGTTGCGGGATCCAAACAATCAACGTCCCGACATTACAACCCTTAGACCACACCCGATAAGTTGCTTGACCAAAAATCCATGGACTCATAAAACATTAAACTTTGTGGCCATGAGCAAACAACCGTGGTTTGATAGTGTACAAAAAAGTTTTGGATGGATCTATCCAGACATATCTGAACAGTATGATTATCTCAGTACAGACGTTTTGAATATGATCACTGCACAAGACGCTGACTATTTGCGTTCGATCTATCCGCTTAGACTAAGTGTGGCGGATGACATGGACAAATTTGAAAGCAACGCTTGTCCAACATATCAAACCTGTTACGTAGATTACTTGCCCGAAAGTCGTACTGAAAATACGTTTATCAGTGAAAAAACTTGGAAGCCCATATTCTCCGGACAGTTATTTTTAATATTGGGATCTGTGGGAACTATCGAGTATCTTAGAGACGTTGGTGTAGATGTATTTGATGACATCGTCGATCATGCGTACGATCAAGAACCCAATTTAGAAACGAAGATTGCCATGCTAATGACGGCAATTACCAATTTGTTAGCACAGGATTTAGATCAGATTTGGGCAGATACATACCACCGCCGTCAAAAAAATCTGGATCTTGTGTATAGTCCAGCGTTTCAACAATGTATGTTTGCTGATATTGCTAGTAGAGTTTCTTAGGAAGCGATTCGCTAGCTAGTTTTTTGCGCCAACGATTCTTGGCTGCTGCTTTGGCTTTCTTGCGACGTGTGGTAGGTTTTTCGTAAGTTTCACGCTCTTTGAGTTCACGAAGCAGGCCGGATTCCAGCACTTTCTTCTTGAATTTACGTAGAGCTTTTTCTACAGGTTCACCTTCACGCAATGTGACTGTGTTACCTCTACAAACGATTGGACCGCCTTTTGGTGTGTATGCCATAGTTGTTTATTTATTGAAATAGTCTTCAGGTTGAGTTAATTCTTGATCTGTGCCGAACTTGATGGTAGGACACAGTACAGGTACTTCTGCATCAGCCGCTTGTAAAATGGTTTCTGCACGTTGGACTGCTTGGCCTAACCAATACACGTCTCGCATGTCTGTATGATAAAAGTAAACATTATAGGCACGACTGCTGTTTCTGCAAGCATCGGCACAGGATTTGATTTGTTCTTCAGTGGCGTTGACCACTAGTACTGTTTCGATTAGGTCGGGCGGGGTAATAAAGTTACTATGCATTTTTCCTTAGGTATTCAGCAATCTGTTCACGTTCTACATCTGTCAAGGTATCTGCGTCATATCTATTGGCTTCGATTTCTTCGATCAAATGACGAATATACGCTTCTTCATAAGCATACACGTCTGTAGAGCTTTTGTCAACCTCGATCCACTTCTTTTCGTTGAACTTGTATAACCGATTTGGCAAATAATCAGTTCTCAAATAAACATCACCTTTTTGTGGGTTGGCAGGGAACTCATTGCCAAATCCGGTGTTGGCGGCCTTGCCCAATTGTGGTGCGTTGTCTGCCTGTATGGGTGCTGAATACATGGCACCACGGCCTGCGCCGGGTGCGGCTTCAGCGGCTCTGGGGTTTGGTGTGTCAACAACCACTACCGGTTCTGTTTTAGGTTCTTCTTTGGCCATGACCAGGTCTTCCATAAATGGATCTGTTTTTTCATCTAAATCGTAATATTCATCTTTGAGAAACGCTTTTGCTTGTTTCTCGCCTTCGTCGTCGACTTCAGCCTGTATATAAGGAGTGCTTACCAAACCTGTGGGAGACAGTCCTTGTCCTTTGAATGGTTTGTGATCTTCATCATCTGGTTCGTCTTCTACAACCAAACTGCCTTCAGAGTGATCTTCACGAGCGTCTGCCAGCTGACGATTGACTTCGTCAATGCTGGTATATTCTTCTGGGGGTTCAGCAGTATTGAATGCTGGACCAGTTTGCACCCAGGTACCGTCGGGCAACTTGACACCTTCAAAGTCCGGGGCATCATCTTTGATAAAGCGGCGTCGAATCTTTTCTGTGAATTGCGTAAATCGATTTGGCTTTGCGTCTGTGGCAACAGGTTCTTCTGCATCCTCTCCACGTGCCCAACGAATACTTTGTTGTGCAGCCAAGATCAGCACCAGGGCTAGTGGATCAAACACAGCAACAATCATGATGATGACCCAGACCACTGCTTGTTCCAGCAAGTTGGCATCAGGGTTGTCACCATAGATCAGTTTGGCAATATATTTGATAGGACCCACTTCGGCTTCGACCTTGCGTACTTCAGCGGCAATCGGAGCACGTTGATCATTCAGTCGGACAATTTCCGTTTGTGCTCGAGCTATTTCATTTTGTAAGTTTGTGCGTTCACGTGCTTGACTGCGACGTATGGCAGTGGCTTTATCGGCACCAGATTCTGTGGTACTACGACTCATGGTTTGATCAACTGCGGCATCCATTTGTTGTAGAGCACGACGAGCCGAATCAATGTTGTCTCGCTGGATTTTTATTTTTTCATCGTAAATGGCAATCTTGCCCAGTACATCACCTGAAATCAAATTTTGATCGTTGTGTGCTTTGCTTAGGAAACCAAAGATACCCATTGAGGTAATAAACATTAGTAGTATAACAGCAGGCAGTAGATATAACTTGAACTGTACACCGGCTCTGTGCCAATTGTTCTTTAACCAAACAGCGGCAGTGACTTTGCCAACTTCTAGTACTCCGCCCATGATCAGGATTGGAATTACTGCACCCGAAAAGATTGCTGCAAGGCCGGTGATGCTGTAGTAGGCACCTACAACTTCGATCAGTAATGCAACAAATAGGGTGAAGTAACCAAATATCATAGTGTAATATTTAAGAGTTTTAGCTCAGTAATAATACTACAATAAATGGTGTTTGTCAAGTATTTTGATTAGGCTTCTTCTAAATAGTATCCGCATCCGGGATATATTTCTCTTTGTAAGTTTTCCACTGTGGGATAAATCTTACAACCGCTGAATCTGGTTTGGTATATCTTGCATTTTAACGCGATTGTATCCAAATACTGGCAGGGTTCTATTGTGTAGTTTCCATTGGTGTCAAATACTCGAACTTGGCAACAACCGGCACCACATCGACTGGAATCACAGGCGCCCCGGACCACAGGGTTGATCCAGATAACTTCCATTACACAAAGGCAATGTAGTTGATGTCCAGTGTGACACTGACAGCACCGCCACTATTGTTGGCATATTCAATGCTGATTGTGTTTAGGGCACTGGCCCACGCGGCTGTTACGCTGAATTGACGATCGGGCATTGCTGTGCCAGGAGTAATAATGATTTTGTGATTGGTAGTCAATCCGGTTATGGTGTATGTCACTGTGGCTACGGAGTTTTTAGGAACGCTACCAGTGGCCGCAGAAAGTTTTCCTGCCAGGAATGTTCCTATCGCTGTTGTACCTGCTGTGGCCAACTGTGTTGCTTTACCAACCACATTACCATAATGTGCTGTAGCAATAACATTGCCTGCTGTGATATTGCCAGTAGTATTGATTGTAGCAGTGGTTAAGTACGCAGCCACATTGGCGTTTGCATATACCTGCGTTTGTAGTGTGGCAATGTTTATATTGGCTGCTGTTAAACTTGAGTTGATGTTGGTAAACTGACCTGTTGCGGCTGTGATTGTTCCAGTGGTTGACGTAACGTTACCCGCGGTCACATTGCCTGTGACTGCCAAACTGGTCAGTGTGCCCACTGCTGTAATGGCGGATTGTGTACCTGCAGTCACAGTTGCGGCTGTGACTGCTGAAGTTGCTTGACCTGCCAACGTGGCGGTAATAGTGTTGGCCTGGAAGTTGCCTGACGCATCACGACTCACAACAGTACTGGCAGTGGCATTGGGAGTGGCATTGATACCGATCACAACAGCACCAGTTGTGGGACCAACCTGCATGTGTAGGTTTCCACTTATAGACGAAATTGGGCTGGATCCAGATACTCGGTTCCAAACATTGGCACCGTAAGTGACAGTATCACCTGACGCATAAACAACATTGCCTGCGCCTAGGTTGCGGTCACCGCCCACTGTGACAATATACTGATAGCCAGTGACGCCTGTGCCATTGGACAAGGTTGGTGTGTTTGTGGCAGCATTCCAACCGCCTTGGAAGGTAATGGCACCAGTTAGACTGCTGGGGATCTGTTCCGTGGTCAATCGACCATCCACGCCCAAAGTGGCTACACCGGTGGCTACACCTTTTTGTGAGAATGGAATAGCATTGCTGGTTTGTATGCTGCCATCTGTGGTAAATGTTATGCTGTTGGCTGAAATACCAGTGGCAGTGATGCTGGCCACCTGTTGTGATACAATACTGCCCACAGGTGTGGTCCAGAAGTTGATCTTGCTGCCTTTGGCTGAATCTGTGAAGTTTTCCAACGCAACTGATTCTATACGTGTGCCGCCGGCACCCCAGGTTGTAGTACCAAAACCGTTGCTGCTTAAACGACTCAGTATATCATTCTGTTTAATCGCCGCGGGACTGGCAATGTTACCTCGGGCACTATATGCTGCCCACACTGAGTAGGCATTGTCTCCGCCCACCTCACCCGAACTGCCATAACTTCGTTGAACTATACGACTGTTTTTGTTGGGACGACCAGTTGTCTGCATCACAGTATCGGGGAATATGGTAAGAGGTTCTGCTCCACCTGATGCATTGAAACTGACCATGGCTTGTGTGCTGGAGAACGTGGTGTTGTCAAACTGTGCTTTACGATTGACATAGAAGAAGCCGGTATCGTTGGTGGCACCAATTGAGATGTCTAGGTTATTGGTGGCACTGGTTAAAGTGGTGTCCACAATGGTCAAGTTACCCACTGCCAAGTTCTGTGCGCCGTTTAGGTACAAGGTACCATTGTTGACTGTGATAGCAACATCCGATAGTGTAGTTTGATCTTGTAAACGAAGACTATGCGGACCAATCCAAACATTACCCCAACGATATGTATTGCTGCCTATGTCCAGATTGGCAGTGGTATATGCTGGCACCAGATTAGCAACTATGGCGTTTGGCAAGTAAGGAATTGTTTGTGGAGTGGGATATCCGGAACCATCAAAGTAAATGCCACCGTCACCTAGGTGTAGATGATTCCATCGCAATGCTTCGGTACCCAAGCCGTGTACATTGTCCACATCAGGCACAATGCTGGCCGCAGTGACCAAATTGGCTTCAACACCAACGGGTTGTCCGCCAGCGGTGACACCATCACTCAGGCGCAAGGCACCGGTCAGTTCGTTATAAAAGAGACGACCTTTTTCACCCACGTAGGTGCTGAGGTTGCCTTCAAATCTACTACTCCAAACTTTGTGTACTTTGGCCACAGTTAATCCTTAACCTTCAAAAGGTTCGTCGTCGGCTGCTTCTGCTGTGGCTACAATATTGATACCTGATAATTTTTTCATTGTGTCCAATGGATCTTCATTGTCAGCACCGTGTCCAGTTAGATCACCATCTTCGCCACCTTGATCATAGATGCTGTCCACATTGACTGCTTTCTTGAGCAATTCCAATTTGGCCTGCAACGGCGGAACAAATGTGCCTGCTTCGGTATTGTCTGTGTTGTCAACTTCTACTGAATGTAATTGTGCTGATTGATCTTGATGTGGTACTTGATCTGCCACAGATTGTGCAGGGCCAGAGTCTTGACCATCAATCACATCTGCCAATTTACGTAGTATTTCACTTGCTTTCATAATATATCCTGTTTGTGTATTTATTAAACTTTGATGCCAATAAAGATGTGACTTGTTCTGCCTGCTGCCCAAGTATTAGCATTAGTAGATCCGTATCCTGTGTTGATTGCTGTGCGAACTGTGGCGTTTAATGCTGATGCATCGTATGTTACCAATACCGCAATGCGGCCACTGGACACACTGGTCAGTGCCGACGACAATGCTGTTAAATTGGCAGGGCTAATGTATGTATCATATTGAGTGGCTGCTGTAACAACATCACCATATGAGTCTAATACTACCAAGTTGTGGCCGCGGCCATATGGAAGTGGGCTATCACCTTGACGTAGTACTTCAATATCGTTGACAACTACTCTAGCAGGTTGATAACTGGGAACATCATAGGTTGATGATTCTGCGTAAATCTTGTTGCCACTCACATACTGTGTGGTTGATATTGCTGTGGTTGTGCCAAAGGCTTCGTAGAATGTAAATGCAGATTGTGTAGCGATCCACGGACGACCCAAGGTTAATGCACCTGTGTTTGGGTTGTTAATTATGGCATTGTTGTTGTATTGTGTTGGCAGTTGTGATAGATCATATGTTGACCTGGCATTACTTCGTGCGGCTCTATCTGTTGCAGCCAAGTCCAGTTTGGCCTTTTGGCGTAGTTCTTTGGTTGCGAGTGTTGAAATTCCGTTAGCGGCCATATGTTTACTTATCGGTTAAAAGCCTGCGTTCTTTAATCTTAGAGCCAACTGATCCAGGGCACCGCCAACTGTACTCACGTTGCTGGTCCAGTTTTGATAGTTGGCCATGGTGTAACTCACATTGGTCAGTACTGTTAAACTACGTGCTGTGATGTTGCCTACGTTGGCATTGCCTGAAGTGTAGTTGAACTCAATAAACTTGTTGTCAAAGGTATCATCATTTTTGTAGATACCAAAGTGCGAATGTGCGCCTGTGCCGCGATTGTCTGTGCCGGTGCTGGCACTATCCCACCAAGCATAACCCAAGATAGTACTGCCACGCTGTGTGCCAGTGTTGTTTCTAAAGTCAATGCTGATGTTACCGGTGTTGTCGCCGGTACCAGGGCTACCATCACCAATGTGCAACCAGTAGCCAGGATTGGTATTGTTGATACCGGTGTAGTCTTGTATGGCTATCTCGCCTGAGCCGCCTGAGTTTAAGATAATACCATTGCTTGCTCCACCTGCTGTACCAATTGTGGTGTCTGAGAATGTCAGGTTACCTGCTGTGGTAAATGATGAGCTGTAGTTTGTACCATTGGCCCAGAATATTCCGCTGGATGTTATGATATTGCCTAGATTGGCCAGGCCGAACGCATCCACAGTACGGATGTTGCCCACAATGGCTTGGTCGTAGATCAGGGCTGTGTTGGAAGCTATATTACCGGTTTCGGTTAGTGGTGTTTGTACGCTGGTTCCTGCCAAAATAAAAGTTGCGGATTGTATATTACCACTAGTGAATAATTGTTTCCACTGCTTGCTGGCGCTACCAATACTGTACGTGTTATTAGTTACTGGAATCAAATTGCCCACAATGGCACTCAAGTTGGCCACCGGAGCTATCAACACATTCGACGCTGTGATGTTGGCACGTAGGTTACCAATTTCCACGTTGGCGGCTGTGGTATTTGCTGTAGTAATTAAGTTGAAGGACGTGATCGTGGCATTGGCAGCTGTGATGTTGGCACGTAGACTATTAATTTGTACGTTGGCCGCTGTGATGTTGGCACGTAGGCTACCAATCTCTACATTGGCCGAAGCTACATTGGCATTTACAACTGTTATTGCTGTGCTTTGTGTAGCAGCATTGGCAAACAAAGTAGTAATATTAGTAGTTGCTGTGCCAAGATTGGCATTGATAGTATCAATTTGTACAGCCTGTGTTACAGCGTTGGCTGTCCAGGCTGAGGTCACTGTGTCAACATAACTCTTCATGCCAGTGTTGGCTGTGATGATGGCCGCATTGGCAGCTGTAATGTTGGCACGTAGGTTATTTGTGTCTGTATATCCGGTGGCAATGTTAGTTGTGGCTGTACCCAGATTAGCGTCTAAGGTAACTATTCTGGCATTGGCAGCAGTTACATTGGCATTGATTGCAACAACTGAAGGTAAATTGGCCTGCAAGCTGGCCACATTCGTTTGTAAACCGACGATGTTGGTAGTAGCTGTGCCAAGATTGGCATCGATGGTGTTGAGCTGACTGCCTTGTGCGACTGCGTTAGCAGACAACGCAATTAATTCAGCAACCTGAACTTGTGCATTGGCCTGCAAGGCTGCAATGGTCACTTGTTGTGCCACAGTATTGGCTGTCAGTGTACCAAGGGTGTCTGCTTGTGCAGCAGCATTTACTGTAAGTACCGCCAACGATAGGGATTGTGTAGCAGCGTTGGCAGTTAGAGTGTCTAAGGTTGCGGCTTGCGTGGCCGCATTGGCCAACAGGGAGGTAATATTTGTTGTGGCTGTGCCCAAGTTGGCATCCAGGGTAACTATTCTGGCATTGGCAGCAGTGACTCTATTGGTGTTGGTTGAGATGTCAGTGCTTTGTGTGGCAGAATTGGCCAACAGAGTGGTAATATTTGTTGTGGCAGTACCTAGGTTAGCATTAATAGCTATGTTGGCCGATATCAAACTGGTCACGCTGGTGTTGACACCGCCCAAGTTTGCTTCGATATTTTGTATGCGTAAGTTAGCGGCTGCCACATTGGCATTGGTTTGAGCCACGTTGGCATTGACCGGTGCCAATGTATTGCCAGAAACAATCAATGCGTTGGCAATGCTGGCGATATTACTGGATAAATTTGCACTGACCTGGGAATACACATTGGCAGTGATATTGCTAGTGGTTGTTGCATATAGGGTATTGGCGTAAACATTGGCTGCCGTGGTTTGAGCAATCACGTTGGCCAAACTGGCAGCGCCTAAAATATCGTTGGTATACAGAGTGACATTACCGGTGCGTCCAGCCACTGTTCTTACTGGTGCATTGACAGTGATGTTGGCATTACCTGAAGTAATGTTAGCAAAATTTAAGTTGATTATTTCGAATGCACGACGTAACGTATCACCTGTTAGATCATTTGGAGCGGCACCTAAATAGACGTTTGCAAAAGCTGGCATGAGTTTAACCTTATTATTGTATATTTATGGCCAAACAAAAAAGCCCGCATAAAGCGGGCTTGGGTAAACTGTGTACTAGTATTTATAAACCCAGCTGTTTTGCACGTTCATACACCTGGGCACTGGCTAGATTTTTGCCTTTTGATTCGCATTGTATGTCAAAATCTTCCCAAAACGTCAAAGCCCAGTCTGTGGTTGCTTGATTCCAGTAAAAGTCTGAGTGGGCTCGCATCTTTTGTTTCTTGTAGCCCGACTCTAACAGCACAGCATGGTCCGGCGCAGAATCTGCAGGATGATCTATCAGCACATCTTCACGACTAACTGAGTAATGTATGGCTGGACGCACACCACGCCACGAATCAATTATGCCTTTAACTCTATCATCGGTGAGTTGTATATATTCACCTGTACGTATCCAGTGGTGGTGTATGTCAAGAACCAATGCACAGTCTCGGGCGAGCTCAAGACTGCTGTCGACTCCCCAGGCATTTTCGTCGTTTTCGATAGTGATACAGTTTCTTGCTTCGGGTGAGAGTCGTTTAAGTGCATCGCGAATACCGGCGGGACCTCGTTTACCCGAGATGTGGACATTGATCTTGAAGTCTTGAAACGTCCGACCGTATCCCATCCATCTGACCATATCTGCATGATATTCAAACTCCTCTATACTTCGTTCTACGATGCCCGGATTCTCTGAAGCTAGCACACAAAACTGTCCAGGATGGAAACTTAACCTAACATCTAACCGTCTGGCAGTTTCGCCAATGGGTGCAAATATGCGTTCCAAATGATCCTGTATTGATCTATCTTGCCACCAGGCTTTCCAGTCTTTTTCGGTATAGCCCTGTAACATTTCCGATCCTAACCGCACCATACGTCGTTCAGCGGGTAGTGTGGCCACACGCTCGATTAATTTAACAGCGGCCACAGCGTTGTGATTCATAATGTCCCACTGACGCTGTTCGGCTAGATCCGGATGCTCACGCAACCAACGCATGGTGGTGCTACGTCCATTGAGATCGCGATCTACAGCATTGACTTTCATACCGCCACATTCGCTGGGGTCATTGAGCCATTTGCAACAGAAACCAATACGCTTGAGTTTAGTGGACAAGATACTCCTCAAATTCCCAGTATACACTACCACGCTTTTCTGCGTCAATGATTGCCTGCTCAAAACCTGCGTCTGCAGCGTCCAGGCAACGAAGATCAATGGCCGCATCAAGCACTTGTAATATGGCCACGCCAACTTCGTGATTGTCAGTGCCTATCAAGTTTTCACCGATATCAATCAGGCTGTCTAACACGCTGTCTAATTCGTCCATGGTCAAGTCTTCTAACCGAACACGATTTTCTAAAAAATCTTTGATAAGTTTTTCTGGGTTTTTCATTTCATCTCCATGATGCGTTTGATCACTTCCTGAGCATCTTTGTATTTACTTGTTTCCACAGCCTGCTCCAGATAGTCAAACTGCTGTTTGTGGAGATGGTTTATAAAATCTTGTATCTGATCACGGCTAATAGTGTAGCGTATCTGGTACAAGGGATTGTCAGGTTTTTCCATTTTATTTGTCCGTGTTGTATGGTCCAATGCCCATTTGTTTTTGATACTCTTCCTTGAGGATTTTTTTGCCGTCAATCATCATCATACGTTTACCGGTGTCCTCGTCTGTAAATTCCAATATCCAATCACCTTCGATATCACCCGGGCACATGTATTTTTGGCAGTTGTAGACACCCACAGCAAAATGTATTACAAAATACGCCATGCCAAGAACAAACCAAAAACGCCAATGGTACATGATTAACCTTGAACAAATACTTCTACAGTTTGAACATGACCAACAAATTGTTCAAACGTCATGGTATCGTACGGGCTGTGACAGTAAAACTCTTCGGGCATTTTAACTCGCTGGCCATTTTTATAGCACTCGTGGAATGTTTTGATGTTGTCTGGTTCCACATCATCCCAGGGACGATATTCATAACCCAAATAATTATAGATGCTATTCATTTAATAATCTCCAAAATAAACATTAAAGGCACGAGCATTGTGTTTGAGGGTACTGCGATTTCTTCGGTGTGGGCCACGATACACTATGCGAAAACGATATCCCAACTGACGTAATCCACGTCGAACTGTTTCTAACTGACTGATCGGAATCATACGCATTTCAGGATTTGCTTGCACAGTCATATACACATCATTAAAGCCGGCAATGAACGATTGTGTACGAAGTTCTTGTGGAACGTATGGCATCTTAGTTGGCCTCGTAAGCGGCTTTGAGTTTTTTCATAAACTCAGCACGGATCTTGGCCGCTTGTTTGGGAGTGTACGGAGCATCATCTTCACCAACTGATGTAGAGCCAATAACAAGACGTGGCTTGGTAACTTTGACGGTGCGTGGCTTGGCCGGCTTCTTGGGTTTTGCAAACGGATTTTCATCCTTGATCAAGCCAGTAAGCAGGCCTGTGGCTTCAGGCGTATTGAACTTGGGGTAAGAAATTGCCAAGTTGGTAAGAACATACTTGGCGGCGTCATTTTTAGTCATTGGGGTTGGCAGTATTGCCATACTGATGTCAGTGTCACCTAACTTGGCCAATTGCTGGGCACGGCTAATTTCGTTAGCAGTACGGAACTTTAATACACCATTCATACGACTAAAACCTGCAAACTGAACTGTACTCATATCAACTCCTTATTAGTTACTATACATACATTATAGCATTTTGGGAATTATTGGTCTACCATTTTTTGGGGGTGTTTTTGACTGCGTTTATAGCGGGTTTTGAGCTCCACACGCTGGGGGCGAAACGGGGTGTCGCGAAAAAACAACACATTGTGAATGCGTGTTCGGCGTGGGATTTGTTGCTGATTCTTCATAATATAGTAATTATACAATATTACGAATTTTAGGTCAACTAGTGCAGGGTATTGGTCAGTTGGTCCGGATCTGTGTAGCCCAGTATTGCAAATATCTTGGCTAGTTTTTCTGGAACTTCAAACGGCATATTATCAGGTAGAAATACACTTTTTAATTCGCCATTGGGTCCAAGTATAATACCATAGTCATCGTCTTCGATTTCTGTGTCATATAAACCATCTTCGATTGCTAATTCTTCTGATAACTTAGTCATGATAGCTCCAGTTTGTATCTACTAATATACTTATTCACTTGTTTTTCTAATTTTAACATAACTTTACGATCTCGCCTAAAGTATCGGTTATACATGCGATACACTTTTGTCAAGACCATGTGCTGTTTATAAACTACCATTTCACTGGCCACATTAAAAGCATGAGCCTGTATTTCATCTTCACATCCTAGATAGTCCTGCATGGTTTCGTTGTATCTAGAATTTAGTCGATCTCTATAACCACGACCGTGACGGTATCCACGCCGACGGCAATAATATTGATGCAAGTATTCGTGAGTCAAGATGTCTGCCAAATGGAAACTCATTGCCGCCCAGTCGTAGTTTTTAAAACCAATTTTACGACAGCGTGGACTAAAGTTTAAGGTGATATAAACACAAGGTTCGTTTTGTTCATCTTCGTGCGGTCGATATTCGCCAAGAATGGTAAAGTTCTTGCGTGTCAAGTCCGGATCTCGTACACAGGCGAATCGCAACTGTGGGTCACGGAACTGCATACGGATCAGGTGTGTGAATTGCTCGGGCGTAAAAGTCCGGCCACTGTGTCTTGTGGCCAGAGACTCCAAACGCTCAAGAGCTAGAAAAAACATTTATTTAAATAAGATCAAGGCCATTATGACTGCTTGTAGTATAAATCCAGCACCAATGGTGATGATGTTGAACATGTCTTTGAGAATGATAGCACGTCCAAACAACAGTACCAGGCCGGCCCACATGAACAACACTATGTCGATAGGCGGAGTACGATCACTCAACCCAGTCAGTAGTGCTAACAAGGTTGGAATGGTAGCACAATGTATTACTATGGGTGCCAACCATCCTAGGGTGTCGGCACTGAGCTGACCAAAATGATTGCTAAAAAATTTACTTATAACAGGTTTGAAATTGTTGATATCGAATTTCATCGGTTTTCCCTATAAAAAATGTGACGACCAATTTTGGCCACTTGTGGTTTGCCCCAGCGTGGGTTTACATAGTCAGCATGATAATACATGGCTTCCTTCATGCTGGGCAAACGGAAGTTTTCCAGTAGAACTTTTTTGGCCACTTCTTCACTTTCTTTGTAGTGTGCCGCATAAATGGGTTTGACTCGGCTGACACCATCACAGGTCCAACTGAACTGGCAAACGATTTTTTCATAGATTACATTTTTTTGATAAACCACACCGCACACATCACGTCCAAAGCGACCGTCTTCCACACGGTTCATAGTAACTTGTGCTACTGCCACTTTGCCTTCAAACGGTTCTGTTGCGGCTTCGTAATAAATGTTTTTGGTCAAGCATTCCAATTGTTTGGTCCGCTCTGTGACACTCACAAATCCCTGACGATAAACTTCGTTGTCGACTTTGAGAGTTTGTAATTTGGTATTGGTAACTACAACAACCACAGCAACCAAAACCATAAAGCAAATTAAACGCATTGATGTTTTTACTAGTTGAACAGCATCAAGGTGTTTAATCTTATCCAAAATTGCGATCATATAATTCCTCCTTTTTTGGACTTCGTAGTTCTATTTAAGTATCGAAAACAATAGTAATAATACTATATAAGTGACGCAAAGTCAAGGTAAGTATTGCCCAATGGCGAAAAACGCAGTTAAAACCCTACTTATTCTGGGATAAGTATGTAGTTAATGGTGTGTTTTGAGCCTGACTTTGGTAGATTTTGAGTCTGGGATCAGGATTGTTGTAGATATTTACACCTACCCCATTTAGGGCACGAGTGTTGAGAGTTTCGGCGACCACGGCCCGAATTGAGTCTCCGGCAGCATTATTGGTTATAATATTGGCAAAAAACTGGTATCCTTCAACTTGTGTTTTGTCGCTGGCTGTTTGACCAATATTTTCAGCAAAACCCAAAAGACCCAATGTGGTACCCGATGTGAATACTACTCCGGCACGATTCAAGTTGGCCACTTCGACAGCAACACGATCCAACATTGTGTACCACCCGGTGTTACAAACGGATGTGGCTTCGGCCAATGTACCGGTAGTTGGTAATGAACTCAGTGCAGAGTTTACTGTTGTAACATTTGAAGTTATGATAGAAAACGGCAACAACAAAAGTGGATTGGGTGGCGTTCCATCCCCGGCACCTTCACTGCTTTCAGGAATTTCTGACGCCAAATATGCATTGTAAGCATTGCTGTAATCAATAATGGCCCGGTCGAGACTGGCCAAGGATGTGGTAATGCCTGCCTGGTTAGCCAATGTGTTATAGTTAGAATTTATAACATAGAATTTATTGGTGTAAGGATCACCGGCACAGGCACCAAGATAATCAACCATTACAGGATTGCCCAGGGCTCCTGATCCGGTACCAAACGCATTGGTCAATGTGGTGACAGTACTGCCGTACAATATATTAGATGCAGAATTGGCTGTCAAATACGATAAAGTTGGAGTTTCTAAAGTTAGCAAAAATCTGCTCATTTCTGCCCAAGACCTAAATCTGGCCTGTCCAAGTTTTTTTCCAAGGTACTGACCAAGCTCTGTGAATGTGTATATTCCCAAGGCATTTAGTGCTGAGTATAAGTTGGCTGGCACTACCTTGTTAAGATCGAGATAATCTGCTAGAGTTAACAATTGACTGGCGTTGCCAGTACTGGTTGTTATTCCAGTTGCTGTAACTGCAGCGGCCAAATTGCCGCCGGTAACAGTTTTATAAATGTTCAGTACCACAGTAGGACTATTGCCAGTGACAGCTTCTGTTATTGTTGTTTCTTTGAGTGTTGGAAATTCTATTTCGCCCACAAACGAAGAAACAGTGGTCATTACTTCTTCTTGTATGGTGGTGGTTTTGACCGCTGGAACATCGGGCAGGTTGGTGATATCCAGGCCCACATTGGTCAATTGATCTGCCAGGGCATTCAGATAACCTAGATTTTGATTTAATATGTTTTGACCAAACACATAAGGATCACTGATTTGTGTAATGTTGTTGATATCATACATGGTTCCCCAATTGGCCACGACATTGGCTAATAAAACAGCATTGGTGCCAATACCATTGGTAACTAAATCTGTTGGACCAGCAAATCCCACTCCTGTTTGGGCATAGGTTGTATTTCTCAACATCGACATAGAACTTACTGTATCAAAAACCTGTTGGGCATAACCTTGACTACGCTGATATATGTTGGCAAATCCCGAATAGCCCGAATCAAAAGGCAATTGGGCCTGTTTTTTAACAATGCCGCTAACACCAGTGAGTGTACAGTTTTTGATCACGTTACCATTAAATGATGCGCCAAACACATTTCCCGTGGTGGTATAAATTTTTCCAAGATGTGATATAAAGCTGCCGGTTGCAATCACGGTATTGGCAGTCCAGGCAGTGATCGACGCACTACTGGTAGGAGTTACATTGCCTGGATATAGGTCTAATAAAAAATGACCAGACGTTATGGTACTGCCGATGGTATTTAATTGAGAGACAATGTTGGCAGTTTGACTGGGTGAAATACCCGAGTTGATGTAACAGTTGGCAAATGACGCTAAAGCCGAGTTGGTTTGATAGGCGGAGATATTGGCTAGTAGTGCCGGACTAGCACCAAGGCCTTGGCTGTTGATGATACTGCTGGTGGCATTTAACGCAATGGCTGTGGCCATGTCATGGACCTACATACACGTCAGGAATTCCTTCAGTGACAAAATGTTGTCCACAAGTGCAAGGTGCACCTAACATGGCAACTGGTCGCCATTCTACTAGAATGTTGGGAATACCCTGTGCTATCACTGCAGCGGCACAGACTGGATTAAATCCAGGTGCTTTGGGATTGTAAGGATTGCCGTGTATAGTAATCAAAGATCCCACATAAGCCGTTGGCAAACCGGCTTTACCGACTCTTACAGTTTGGGCTCCAAGTGCTATGACTCCCGGGGGTGGTGGAAATCCATTGACACTTGCAGGGATTCCTACGCTGGCTATTGGTACTGGCATTTAAGTTATAATTCCACCTTTGGTAACCGGCTGAATACCTGTGGTAGTTTGGATATAGTGTGCTTCTAACTTATCTACTACCGGACTATGCATGATTACATGAGTTTTGTTCAGCGTTATATTAGTATTTATATCCGCAGAAAACAGGCTTTGCATGAGTCCCAGACCCTGTGGGCTAGGCACCACTGTGCAGGGTCGACTTACTACAAATGCTGAGTCAGTTTCTTCTACCAATTTGGCAATGGTTTCGTCACCATTGACCAGCTTGAAACACACGATACTGCCGGCATTGTAACCTTTTTGAATTAACATTTTTATCCTTTGAGTTGTTGAAAAAATTCGTTGCTTTGTTTACTTAAGCCTTGGAATCCACCTTCTACCAATAATTCACCGTTGCGATAAATTTGTGGTACAGTTCTGTGTCCTTGGCCAAGAACAAATTCTCGTGCCGCTGGATCTTCGTCAATTTTTATTTCAGTGTAATTAATTCCTTTTAATTTCAACAAGGACTTGGCTTTGTCGCAGAACGGACAGTGATTTTTTGAATATACTGTTATCATTTTTATTATCCTCTTGTTATAGTATTTTATCGTTTTTTAGTTGAGCAACAAATTTATCAATCCAATAATTGTAACCTTCGCCGCTGGGATGAAATCCATCGTCGCTGAGTAAATTGAGTCGAGCACAGGTCTCAAACATGCCCAACTGATCTTCCAATACCCAATTGGTAAAATCAATTTGATCAATTAATTTTTCTAAGCTGGGAAATCTTTTTGTGCCGTATTCACAGGTATGTTGAGTCATTGTATCAGGATCTGCAACAAACTGATTTAACATACAGGTATGATATGCAGGTATGCCAAGGCTTTTTAAATATCCCTGTGTTTTTAAAATTTCTAATATGCTGTTGTAGTATAACTGTTCATGATCCACAAAGGTATGATAATTCTTAAACAACATGTTAGCAAAACTATGGTCAAGATGGTCCCATCCACCTACACCACCAGTACAAACATAATACTTGTCAAACAGGAATTTTTGTTGAGCCCAGTTTTTAAATAATTCTTTATTTTCAGAACTTATGCATACGTCGTATCTTGACAGTCCGGTCCAAGACACATAAACAACATCAAATTTTTCTCGGGCAGTGGCCATGACAACAGAGTCGGCAATGTACTTGTTGCCAACTCCACTCTGTGCCAGATTAACAACCACAGGATCTGGTATGTGTTTTTTAATTACGGGAGTTAAATCTTCAGCAAAACTACATCCACTAACCAAAACCTTCACAGGCTAAATCCTTTAAAGGTGTTTTGGTCTACGTCTTGTTTTGTACCACCAATCACATAAGTGGTAATTTCTGTTTCCTGTGGAGCAACTTGTACATCTGATCCAGCGATCCATTTCATAGTCCACGGCAGGGGATTACTTGCACCTGGCTTCATACCACAATCCAGACCCACTGCGGTCATACGCTTGCAGGTCAACCAATCAATGTACTGTGCCAACAACACTTCGTTAAGACCAATCATACTTCCGTCTTTAAACAAGTACTTGGCCCAGGCTTTTTCTTGCGCCGCAGCTGCCAAGAACATTTGCTCACACTCGGCTTTGGTTTCCACTTTGAGTAAAGCATAGTCAGGATCATCTGTAGGCAATAATTTAAGAAGTGTTTGTGTACTACCTAAATGAATATTTTCATCGCGAGCAATAAGTTTGATAATCTTGGCATTGCCTTCCATTTTCTTAAGTTCAGCAAAGGCCCATGAGCAAGCAAAACTAACATAAAAACGAATTCCTTCTAGGGCATTTACGCTGTTAAGACATAACCATAATTTCTTTTTAAGTTGATAAGGATCAACTACAATTTGTTTTCCATTGACTGTGTGAGTGCCGTAGCCCAACATACGATACCAACCGCTGGCTTCAATTAAATCATCGTAATATTTGCTAATATCTGTGGCACAGGCAACAATCTCATCCAACTCCATCAGCTCATCAAAGATCACGCTGGGATCACTGTATATGTTACGAATGATGTGCGTGTAGCTACGTGAATGAATGGTTTCATTAAATGCCCAAGTCTCAATCCAGGTCTCTAGTTCGGGGATGGTGGCGAGAGGAAGGAATGCCAAATTAGGACTGCGTCCTTGTACAGAATCTAATAGAATTTGACGCTTTAGGTTTGATGTAAAGATATGCTTTTCAAAGTCTGTTAGATCTTTAAAGTCTTTTGCATCGTGCATGACATCAATCTCTTCTGGGCGCCAAAAGAATCCCAACTGTTTATCTGTGAGTTTGTCAAACTGTCGATACTTCAGCACATCATAACGCTGTACAGCTGGTGTACCATTGGTATCAAGAAAAGCCAATGATTTGGTATGATCTGTTTTTTTAATATTAAATACGCTCATTGTGTTTTTTTCCTTAGATTACGCAACTATCACATTCTACTTCATCGTCGGCCGAATCAGCCAGCGGTGAATTTAATTTATCTACATCAATTTCGCCTTGTCCATCATTGGTATTAAAATAATACAACTGTTTGGTGCCATACTTGTAGCACATGATCAAATGTTGTAGCATTTCACTCATTGGAATCTTTTCATCTGCATAAAAGCGAGGATTGTAACTGGTGTTGACACTGATGCCTTGGTCGATGTATTTTTGCAATACCGCACAAAGTTTCAAATATCCTTCTGGGCTCTTTTGGTCCCATAATAATTCATATTTGTTTTTTAAACGTCGATACTCAGGCACAACTTGTTTGAGTACACCATCTTTACTCTGTTTGATACTGACATAACTGCGTGGGGGCTCAATGCCATTTGTAGCGTTGCTGATTTGAGCACTTGTCTCTGCTGGCATTAGAGCCATTAGGGTAGCATTACGCTGACCAGTGGCTTTGATTTGTTCACGTAGTTTTGTCCAAGGCATACGTTCTTGGTGCGGCACCAATTCATCAATCTCTGCTTTACGTGTGTCAATGGGAAGAATACCCCTAGCAGATTTTAAATCGTGTGTTCGTGTGCAGGCACCTTGTTCAACGGCGAGATCAGCTGAGGCTTTTAAAAGATAGTAACTCCAGGCCTCAGCGTACTCGTCTACTAGTGTTAGTGCTTGTGGATCTGAATAACTTACATCGTTCTTTGCCAAGAAATAAGCAAAGTTGATAATACCTACTCCAAGCGGACGAAACTCTTCGGTAGCTATCTCTGCAGCTTTAACAGGATAATTCTGATAGCTCAATAGTGCATCTAATCCACGTACAGCCAGTTCACAAGGCTTCTGGAAGTCATGTGGGCTTTTTACATTGCCCCAATTGATTGCACTCAAGGTACATAGTGCAATCCTACCATCCTCGTCGTTGACATCCTTAAGTGGAACTGTTGGTAAATCAATTTCACAACAAAGGTTTGACATCTTAACGGGTGCTACTCTCTCATCGAATGGACTGTGCGTGTTGGCATGGTCCACGTTTTGCAAATAGATACGACCGGTATCTTTGCGTTCCTGCATAAAACGGGCAAACAAATCTGCGGCTTTGAACGTTTTTTTACGTAGTTTGGTATTGCGTTCAGCCCTTTCATACAGCTCTTTGAAACGGTCCTGATCTGCAAAGAAAGCTTCGTACATTTCAGGTACGTCGTGGGGGCTAAAACAGGTAATATCGCCACCTGTGATAAGTCTTTCGTACATTAATTTGTTGAATTGAACACCATAATCCATATGACGTACACGATTGTCCTCAGTGCCCTTGTTGTTCTTCAATACAATAAGGTCTTCAATTTCATAATGCCACAATGGATAGTACAGAGTGGCTGCACCATTACGCACACCACCCTGGCTACAACTGCGTGTGGCACTTTGGAACAGTTTGTAGAACGGAACTACACCTGTGTGGTATGCATCTCCTGATCGGATTGGACTTCCCAGGGCACGGATGCGGCCTGCACCGATACCGATGCCTGCTTTTTGTGAAACATATTTAACAACACTACTGGTAGTAGCATTAATACTATCAAGACTGTCGTCTGTTTCAATGAGCACACAGCTCGAAAATTGTTTTTGTGGAGTACGTACCCCAGCCATAACAGGGGTAGGAAGGCTGATATCGCCAAGGCTAATTGCATCATAATAATCCTTTACCCAACGTAGCCTTGTTTCTCGAGGATACGACTGGAATAGTGTGGCCGCGATAAGCATGTAGGCCATTTGTGGTGTTTCAAAAATTTCTCGGGTTACACGATTTTGTACTAGATATTTGCCACGGAATTGTTCCATTGCAACGTAGGTAAAGTTTTCGTCACGGTCGTGATGGATATAGCCATCTAATGTATTCCACTCGTCTGTTGTGTATGCTTCTAGCAGGCCACGATCGTAGAATCCTGTTTCCACATTGCGTGTAACTTGTTCGTACAACGGCCAAGGCTTATAGCTGTTGTAAATCTGTTTACGTAGATGATAGTTGATCAGGCGACCAGCTACGTATTGATAATTGGGAGTTTCCTCACTGATCAAATCAGCAGCACTTTTGATCAAGGTTTCTTGAATGTCTGAAGTTTTGATTCCGTTGTAAAACTGTATGTGACTTTTTATTTCTACTTCACTTGCACTAACGCCTGTGATGCCTTCGGTGGCCCAGAATACTACTTTATGCAACTTTTCTAAATCGAGGACTTCACGATGTCCTTCTCTTTTTGTTACTTGAATTGATGTCATTGACGCCTCTTAATAAGATTCTAATTGTAATTCTTTTTCACTAAACTGTTTAATTAATTTTAAATTTTTGTCGAACTGTGTGTTATTTACTACCTCGCCGTCAATCATATTAAGAATATATTTCCCCTGGGCAAACCAAGCTAAATTATATTCATACCCTGTGTTTGGATCTTTATAAATTCTAAACTCAATATCAGTGTGTATTCTATGGCCAGTTAATGCTATAGTATAGACTATTCCCAGACATTTTGCAACATCACAATAGACATTTTCCAAAATTAATGTCCAAGGATCGGGCCATGACGTTGGCTCAGCAAAGTCCAGATTGTAAGGAACAAAAGGTGCCCTGGACCAAAACTCTGCAGTTTGATCCAATGCGTGTTTTAATGGTAACGACTCGATAGACGTTCGAAATTCACGCCAGGCCTTCATTCGGTCTTCTGGCTGTAGTTGAAACATTGTTTATATAAATTGTTTAATATTGTATTTTAAAGTGGATGTTGATCCAACGGTACAGGTCATTACACCGCCAAGATTGGCCCAGATGTTTGCACCAATACTGGTAGCAGGTTCACTGAACTCATCATCAAACGAACATACACCGCCACTGCGATTATATTTGATTGTACCAATTCTGTAATTTGTGCCGCTGGTGATTTCGTAATCAATTTTGCCAGCACCATTGGCTAGTGTTGTAATAGCATTAGTTCCAGCAGACATTGGCACACGTACGGTGTCAAAATAATTACTGCGTGTTATTACTCCACTAACTGCATCAGCAACGTTAATAGCACCAGTAGTGGCACCACGAAGAGTACTACTTGAAACTTCAATGTTTGAAGAAGAACCTGTGACACTTACATTATATGTGCCACCAACAAAGCCTACGCCGTCAAATGTCACGTTGGTTGCACTTACTAACAATGCAGCTGGCACACTAGTGGATGTTGTGACCAATCCCAAATCACGAATTGTAATATTACCCGGTAAGGTAGCTCCTACACCGTATGTTCCCCCGGTGATTTGAAACAAACTGTCACAAGTTTGTATGACTCCAACGTTGCTGGTAATGATGCTGTTGTTTTTTCCGTCACCAACTAAAGTACAGTTTGGTGGTATCACCAGATTGCTGGTAATTCTGTAGTTACCGGCCGGGAATCGAATTGTTCTGCGAACAGAATTGTATGTGGTACTTAACGAACTGATGTAAACTTGTCTAATGGCTCGATCAATGGCTGCTGTGTCGTTGGTAGTTCCGTCGCCCTTGGCTCCAAAGTCTCTAACACTTATAGTTTCGTCTAGGACATTCTGTAAAGTTCTAACAACTGGAGTTAATGCCGATGCACCGGTGACACTGGTATAACCAGCTTCTGTTCCTTTGAATGTGTAACTGGAAATTAATCCAATAAAATCAGTGTACTCGGTGAGAATTTCTGTTACACCTTCGGTTGGCGCTCCTTCTTCTAAAGTGCCGTTACCGATGTATAATCTGCGTTGGTCAAGGCTCCAGCCCAGTTCGGCACTGGCCAAATTGGGCAGGTCTTGTTGTAGGCCTCTGCGATGCTGAATTCTGCTGATTTGAACAATTGCCATTTACATTAATCCTGAAATATAATGTATTTAGTTTGCGAGATAATACTGCTCAACTCGTTTGTTCCATTCTGTGCAGTAGTGATCAAATTCTGATCCTTCAAGTACGAATTCTTGATAAACAGGGGTGTCAAACACGCCAGGTTCTAGCTCTTTTGGTTGTTGACACATGAGGATTACACCCTTTTTGATGTCAGTTCCGTACATGTTGTTGTGGGCCTGTGCATAAGCCGCCAACTGTACAAAATAATCTCCAATGTATTCGCGTTTTTTAAGTTTGTTGGTTTGTTTGTAATCCATGATAGCAGGTGCATTGTTGTGTACACCCACGCTGTCTGTGGTGCCGGCATATAACCCACTATAATACACAGGCACTTCGACTCCCCACACTTCGTTGACTTGAGCGAAGCCTTCAAGAATAACTTGTGCAGCCATGAACCATGAAGGCTGTGCAAACGGATTACCGGGCAGTTCTTTCATTTCACCAGTTTTAACATAGTGTTCTAAATAGCTGTGCATACGTGTTCCGCGATTGGCCGCTTCTGTAGTAATCTGTTGAGCACGTTGTTCGCCTACTGCTCGTTTCCAATTGGCCAAGGCCGCTTTGCTTTCTGCAGATTTGGTCTTGTCTAGTATTGTTGTAACACTGGGAACTTTGCTACCATCAGGCAAACAGTAGTGTCGCTTGCCGTTGATTGTTTCTCTATCACATGGTGTGTAATTGTATTTTTCTATCAGCATTATATTCTAAATGATTCGCCGCAACCGCAACGATCCTTTTCTGCGGTATTACGGAATTCAAATCCTTCGTTGAGTCCTTGTCGTACATAGTCTACTTCTAAATCTTTAAAATAAGGCAAATCTTTTTCAGATATATAAACACAAAATGTTTCAAATAATTTAGTGTATCCCGGGTCTAAGTCGGTGACTTTATCTAAATATTCAAGTGTGTAAGCTAGGCCACTACAACCTGTGGTACGTACACCTATGCGTATGCCTCGCCCTTGTCCACGACGCTTTAAATTTTCTTGTATTTTTTGTTGTGCAGATTCAGTTACTGCTATCATCTGGATGTTTTTTCTTATAATCTTCTATAGCCGCTTTGATTGCATCTTCGGCCAAGATCGAACAGTGGATCTTGACCGGCGGTAACGCGAGTTCTTCTGCAATCTGAGTATTTTTAATTTCCATTGCGGCATCAAGCGTTTTGCCTTTGACCCATTCCGTAACAAGACTTGAACTGGCAATCGCAGATCCACATCCGTACGTTTTGAACTTAGCGTCTTGAATAATCCCATTTTCAACCCTTATTTGAAGTTTCATCACATCGCCGCAGGCTGGAGCACCCACCATACCAGTACCCACATTGACGTCACCGGCATCCATCTTGCCTACATTGCGTGGATTTTCATAATGATCAATTACTTTGTCTGAATATGCCATAGATACACTCCTTACGCTATTTTAACGTATTTAATTGGGTTTGTCAAATATTATTTCTTAGCGGCTCGTTTGGCCATACTGCTAACTACCTTGGCCGGATCGCCGGGTGCGGCTACTTCAGCACCAAGTGGGTCAGAGTTGTCAAGTTCAGATTCCGGTGGAGCCAAGTACACATACTTGACAGCACTATGGTCATCATCTTTGATGTCTTTGATTAAGGCCTTGACAGAATCATTATGCTGGTATGCTGCATCTAACGCTGCAAAATTAAATGCTTCGTTGCCAGGAATGTTTCTTACTTGATTGATGATTGTGTCAACTTTGACACGTGGGGTTACTGCGTTGCTTTGTTCGGCTTCATTGCGTAGCCATTCTAAGGCAGTGATCAAAGCAGAGTCACCACGTGTCTCTGCTTCATCTTCAATTACTTCGTCTACTAGTTCTATAGACTCTAGGATGATATCCCGAATACGCATTAACGACGCTCGCGGCCTAGTTCTTCTTCTCCGCCAACTGCTGCATCTGTGGCATCAAAACCGTCAGCTTCAGGAGCGGCACCTAGGTCAGCATCTAGATCACTGTCCATACCACCTTCAGGGGGAACGGCACCAGCAAGACCTTGATCAGCACCCAGGCCCATGTCCATTGGAGCAGCAACTTGCTCACCACTGAGTTGACGAACTGCTGTGTCTGAACTCTCACGTGCTGTGCTCAATGCTTGATACAGGTCTGCCAACATTGGGCTGATACCTGTTTTGAATGTTTCAGCTTGCTCACTGCCAATTTGATCACGGATTGTGTCAATCAGGGCAGGTACTTGTTCGTTTTGAATCTTAGAGATTTTCTCTAACATGTCTTGTACAGAGTCAACAATGTCTTTGGCGGCTAGAACAGCTTCGCTACGACCTAGTTCACTTTCAAACAAGCCTTGTTCAGAATTCATCCACTTGTCCAGTCCTTCTTTGACCAGCATAAGTTCCATATACTTAGAATTCTTTTCAGCGGTGTGTGCGCCAAATGATTTTTTAATTTGTGTGATGTTTTCACCAAGAGCTTTTGCTAAACGCTGTGCTTTAGCATAAGTTAAATTGTCATAATCAACTGAAAAACCAAAGCGGCTTTCCATGACTTTGTTAATCTTTTGTGGTGTTACTTCGGTTCGCATTTCAGAAAGTCTCATGATGTATTATTCCCATATCTTGTAGTATTTAGCCGTCTTGTGCATTTTTAATATTTTGTCCCGGGCAAGAGTTAGCCTGTTTTCTGCCACTTCTAACCTGGGCAATCTAGTATCAACTGTCACATAATCCCTACGTTGCCTGGCTTTTTCTATAGTATTACGCAAGGCCAACATGTCTGTATAATTTTTATTTATTTCTCTGTCCCAGAACAACAATTCATCTGCTTGATAATACTTGTTCTTGATAGTGTAAATCGTGTACAAGATTGCTGATATTTTGCTTTCAAATCTGTGTACAAATTCCCTGTTGTGATCCAGCACATCGCAGGTTCGATTGGGATTTACATTCAGGTGATACAGGCCTATGCGATACCCGTTGTTAACCGGGATACAAACAGGAGTTTTTTCTTCCGCATGTATTTTGCCCAGCTCACGCTCAGTCCACTGCTTGATATAGTCAGTGGCGGCATTGGTTAATTTGCGTATTTCGTGATTTGGAGGTCTAACGGATTTTTTTCGTGTATGTGATTTGGCCATTTTCTTGACGGCGCAACAGGATATCCTGTGTCGTTAATTGATTAGCAATTTCTTGCTCACGCTCATTCAGCGTGTTCTTGTTTATTTTAGATTCGTGTTGGAATCTGCCTAGCAAATCGGCTTGTTCGTTAGTAATGCCAATTTGTATGTTATTCAGTAATTCTACGATTTTCATTTGAGTATTAGATGTACAATCAATCCAAGCAGGGCTGTGAGTATTATACCAAACACACTGATACCAATGGTAATGATAGTTTTATTGCCTTCTCCGCCCACTCGACCCAAGCTGTCTTTGATGTCCACAATGTGGCCTTCTAGGCTGTCCATACGCTTATCTAAATTTTCTAGTTTAAATTCCAAGTTAGAGTATCTTTCTGCACAAAGTTCTACGTGTGCCTCAAGACTCTTCTTTTCAATATCAGTGGTGGACATCTATACTTCTCGCTTTCAGGTAGCGACGCTTTTTCTTGAGCCTGTATGTGCCTTAATTGTGAGCCTTAATGGTGCCGTAGCATCCAGTATATTTATTCAATTGTAACTTGTTTAATGTATATATTTTTAATGGTGCCATAGGGATAAAAGATGGGCAACATAAAACGAGCTGTTTCTTCCAAGCCAGTGATTATAGGCACTTGCTCAATATCCTGCAACAATCCGCCCAAGGGTGTTCCAGCAAGATCGTATACTCCTTCTCGTTCCACAGTCCAACTCCAGGTCCATATTTTTTGAGAGCCGGCGTAAAAGTCTCCAAATTCAGCCACGCCAATGTCTTCAACAGTGGAAACAATAGGTTCCTGAATGTTCTGTGGCTGTGTACGCAAGCCAATACATTGTAATAGTGTTTCCCAATTGCGTTGTTGATTGCGTTCCATATTGTTGGAGTCCTGGCTGCGGACGACACCTGTGGCAGTGACGTCTACTAGAGTGAATCCTTGGAAGAGATATAAGTTCGATGACATGATAAACATATTTATCGGCCACAAAAAAAGCACCGATTAAAGTGCTTCTTTTGTTTATAGTAGTTAAACTATTAGGCTAGTTTGAAACCACCGGAACTAGTTACAGTAACTTGAGCTGCGCCACCATAAACGTTACCTGCACCACCAATGTTACCACTGGCTTGTAGGATTGTTTGTAGTTCAGCTGCAGTCATAGAACTACGCTCAGCTAGAATACTAACTTGTTGTGCGCCACTTGTACCAGCATCAATTTGATACATAACTGGTTGAGCATTTGAACTCAATGTACGGATAATTGTTTCTACTGCACCGCCTGTACCTAGCTCAGCTGCTAAGTTTGCTGTGCCAGCAATGAATGAAACTTTGAAACATGTAACCGGTGCATTCAAACCAGTGTTGATGATTTGTGCGTTTGCGTTTAGTGTACCATAAGTACCAACGTTGCGAACTTGTTGTGCATCACCTGCACGACGTGTAAAAATTGCCATTTTAAATCTCCTTAATATATTTGCGTGTTACGCATAATAGTATTTATGCTGGCCACAAAAAAAGCGTAACTGGTACGCTTTTTTGTTTATAGTTGTAGAACTATTAGGCTAGCTTGATACCGCCAGTACTTGTAACAGCTGCACTAGAGCAGTTAACTGTACTGAATGCACCAATGTTGGAACCTAGAGCACGGATTGCGTTTTGCAATGATGTGTCATCTACCCAGCTCGAACGCTCAACAATAACGCTTAGTTGTGATTGAGCAGCTGCGTCAACTTGGTAAGCAACAACTGTTGCATTAGCAGAAATTGTGTTGAGGATTGTCTCAACAGCACCTGCTGTGCCATTGTTACCACGACCTAGTTCAGCGGCCAAGTTACTTGTTGCACCTAGTGTGCCAATTTTGTAAGCTGCGATTGGACTATTTAGACCAACGTTGATGATTGCAGCATTAGCTTGCAGGCTTTGTGCGCCAACGTTCTTGACTGCTTCTGTTGTACCTTTGAATCTTGTTTGGATTGCCATTTTTAAATCTCCTTAATTTATTTGCGAATCACGCATACATTTATTTATACAAGTTGGTGCTATTTGTTGAACAAAGCCTGGCCAAATGTGCCACGTTGTACCAGTTTTACCAGACCCTGTGGAGTATTGAACACAAAACCTTCACCTTGTTTTTGCCCACCCACCCAGCTTTCTATACCTTGTACTTGCTGTTCTAGTTGCTGTGCTAGATTGACTTTTAGGGCATATATAGCGTTCCATACCGTAAACAGGGCAGTTAATCCATTTTCGTTAAGATACAGGTAGCCGTTGTAGCTGTCGCCAACTAAACTTTTGTATTGTTTTCCGCTGACATTGGTTTGTAGCCAATCCACTAGTTCTTCGTTGGTTTGTCCAGTAATCTTTTTGTTCATGTACTTTTGTATGGCTTGACGTGCTACTCCGTCCATGCCACCTAGGAATGTTTCAGCCAATCTACTGTATTGATTTACTGCGGCACTGGCAGCTTTGGTCAACTGTACAGGATCATCAAGTTTAAATTTGACTCCGGCATTGGGTGCAAGTACAGCCACTGGAGCATTGACATCTAAGCCTTGGCCGTTCCATTGTTGCGGTCGAGCACGGCTGTCAGCAAAATATTGATGTACTACTATACCGCCTACGCTACGGCCTATTTGTTGACCTAAAGGAGTTTTAGCTGGTATGCGATATTCTACCACATTGGGTTTGAACACATACATGCCGTTGACTGGGGAAAGCATTTGGCTCCAGAGCAAATCTCCCCAGAAGAATCCGGTGCTGTTACCCACTGCTTGCTCGAGTCCAGACCAAATACGTTCAAGTTTTTGATATAGGTCAGGTCTCACTGTGCCTGAACGTTTTTTACTGTCGTATGTTTGCCATGCTTGTGGATTCTCAGCAAACACCTGATTATCAAACATATACTTGTCTTGTATGGTAAAGCGTCCGTCAGGTAGTCGACCAAAGATCAGTGCAGGAAATCCGTCCCACTTGATAGTGACCGACCCAGGATTTTTTATCACATATTGTAAACTGTCTAAGGCTTGCTTGGCAGCAGCTGAGCCATCAAATATGGCATCTTCAGGATGTGGTTGAGCACCTGTACGTGCTTCAATTAGAATTTCGTTTATAAAATCCATTTTCATAGATTGTGGCCCATGGTTCTAAACCATGCGGCACTTCCTGGAGTAACATCTTCTGGTAGTGTTAACACACCCTTGGCCTGATCTTGTTTGGCCTGTGCCAGTTTGCCTTCTCTGTCAGGATCGCCTTTGAGTGCCGCTAATACTGTGGCTACAGAGTTTAAGTCTGCGGCGTGAGCTCCAGGATTTAGTAACAGTTTGGCAGCAGACTCACGATTGTCGGCAACCACGGTGTTGTCATCACGTCGCATCACCACACCACCAAATGCATCCACTTTTAAACCTAGAAACTTGCCAATGCTGTTCAATAGCATAAACAACTGATTACCTTTAAATGCCGGATCTGCATACATGCCACGTGGGCCATGTTGATGCCAGTCGGCAACCTTTTTAGCATTGGGTATGACCATTAGGTCAACCTGACCAAAGCGTTGTTTGCCATCACGTTGAGCTGTGTAAGGAACATCAACGTGAACATTGCGTCCTTTAATTTTTGCATCGTAGCCTTTGGCTATGAAATATTGTTGTAGGGCTTTTTTGGCCGATAATGCATCTTCAACGCTGAAGTTTTTTAATGTGGCACGTTCATCCAAGAATAGATCAATATCGCCAGACTCTACTTTGTATCCGGCTGATCCAATATCAGCAATGGCTTTTAACGAACTAGGAAGTTCTCTTGTGACAGTACCGACCACTGTAGGCACATCTTCTTTGGCCACAGGCTCTGTGTTGTCAAATACGTTGCCGCCTTCATATAGATACATCATGCACCCGCTTGCCTTGGTTGTTGTGTATTTCTGTTTTGATATACCTGCTGAGTACGTGGATGCTGTTCTAATTTTCTAATAGATTCTGGATCGGTTACAACTTCTCCGTCGTCATTTAACCAACGATTGTTATCTTCATCTTTGGTCCATATCACACCTTGTTTATCCGTTACTGTGATTGGTTGTATATTACCAATTGGTGCAGTTACAGGTTTAGCCGGTGTTGGTTTTACCGCAGCTACAAATTGATTCAACGACTGTGTCAACGGCTCTGGTATGGGTTTTCCGGCAGGATAACTTGTCCAAGCACCAGTGGTGGGATTTAATACGTACTCATTTTTTTTATAAAATACTTTCAGCGGAGGACCTTCGTCGCTGATACTAAATTGTTGCAGGTGTGGAGACAATGTTGGTTTTTTAAAACCGCCCGGTACCGCATTTCGTGAGTCGGCGGTACTTAACATGACATTAACAATGCCTTCAATGTATTCTTTCACAGACTTGGGATCTAATAGTATTGGCGTTTTTGGTTCAAATATCTGTTGTCCAGTTTTGTCTCTAGCTAGACTGGCACCAAACTGCTGTAAAGCGTTTGGATCTTTGGCTATGGCTGGGTTCTGACGTACTTCTTTGTTCCATTCATCTACCCAGGTTTTAGTTGCCCGCTGAATGCGTTGATCAACAGTTTCTGCCTCCGTCAATTGAATCACATCTTTAATCTTCACGTTTTATTTTCCTAACACCGCGTTTGAATTTGTCTGGCTCTTGAGTGCGAATACTGTTGATCAGTCTACGTTCTAGCTCAGCAGCCGCTTCGGGCTCGTAGTGTTCACGTATGTAGTTAATCAGGTTTATAGCACCAGCGATCACATTAGAGGCACGACTTTCCACAAGATTCTCACGATCTTTGTGTACTAACATGGTGTCTAGTTCGTCAAGTATGCTACGTGCTCGCTTTTGCAAGATATGCTCCAGTAATGTAGTATTTATGCGGGGTTATTCAGACTTGCTTTTGAGTCCAGCAATCATTTGCTTTAATTTATTGCTTTCTACGCTGGAGCCCGGCGGTGGGGCAGTATCTTTTTCTAGGTTCCATCCTTCTTTGACCATTGGATTAAGTGTGGTTGTGGGCTTGAGTTGATTCAAAATATTGGCTGCAGGTCTAAATTGACCATGCGAGCTTTCTTGTCCTTCTTCACCGGGATCAGTGATACGCATGGTTTCAATGTTGTACTCCAGGTCAATCTTCATACCCACACCTGTACTACTGCGACTCTTCATACACTGGATTTGATATCGTCCACGTTCACGCATAGCACGACTTGTAAAAATACCAAACACGTTGTCTGCTGTGTTGATCTTACTGATACCACCAGCAATATGACTGTGGTCAAATTCTATTTCTTCTACAGCCGATCGATTCAACTGCGAAGCTGTCACAAACAACACATTGAGTTCTTGCGATAAATTACGCAGTTCTTCTGCCACATATTTGTCTTTGATAAACTGATCATTGGGATTGACTTTGACACTGACTGGCATTACCAAATCCAAGTAGTCGACCATGACAAAGTCTACTTTGTTGTTGGTTTGTATTTGATATTCTTTGATAAAACTACGAATGTCATTTACGTTGCTCTGTGCCGGTAATGCTTTGATACGATACTTGCCAGACTTTTTGCCCACCATCTTGACTTTGAGTTCTGTGGTTTCAATATCCTTGCGAATGTCCTTTGTGCCTGTGCTGGTCAACATGGCATCTGTTCTTAGGGCCACAAGTTCTTCTCTCAGTTCTAAACTCACATATACACCCGATAGTCCCGCTTGCAACCAGCTGAGTGCTATGTTCATCATGACCAAACTCTTGCCCGAGCCTGAACCACCAGCAAAGATATTAAGTTCTCCACGACTCATACCGCCGTACAAGATCTTGTCCATGGTAGGCCAACCTGTTGATACTTGTCCTCCCGAGTTGTAATACCGGTCAATACGTGCTTTGGGATCAGCAAAGTAGTCTGTACCCAAGTCTTTGGTTAATGATATTTGTACTGCATCTTTGATCAGTTTTTCTACAGGATCGTAATCGCCTTCTTCCAACAAATCCGCGGCTTTGAGAATGGCTCTACTTAATTCTTCCTTGCGACTGAAGCCCTCAAACTCCTGCATAAACCATTCCTGATGTCCATCAATGGCTGTGGGAATAGGTTTAAGCTCTATGCCAGTCACTGCTCGGATCTGTTCATATGTGGGAAGTGTTTTATATTCAGCCGAGTGCGTGGCAATAAACTTGGCCACATCTCGTAAACTGCGATCAAAGTTTTCTGGGTTATAAATGTTTTGCACCCGCACATAACTCTGTGCGTCCTGCATCATCAGTTCTAAAAATAGTTTTTGTATTTCGGGTGTGTAATCAGTGGCCATAGTTAATTATATATTTTCTTTTTACGTAGTTCAATTTTTAATCGATTCGATTGTCTAGCTTCTAATATTGTTTTGATCACAAACAATTTACCAAATGCCGCTACTGCACTTGCAACGTCTTTGTGTGTTTCTTGCCAGACTGGAAAACTCACAGTCCATCCATATTCTACCGCTGTGTCAACTAGTCGAGCACCAGCCCGATCAGCATCAGGAACCACAATCACTTCACGTCCCAAGCTGTCAATGATGTCGGCCTGAGTTTCGTGACACTCGTTGCCTAGGATAGCAACACCATCTATGGCCATGGCGTCAAACGGCCCTTCAACAACAACGACAAATCGAGCATCCTTTGGTTGCCGATCCACATTGAACACATAGTTGGGTTCGTGGCTGTTGTGATACTTGGGCTTGACACCCTCATCAAATGTTCTAGCAGTATAGCCAATGATTTGATTCTTCCAAGTAAACGGCACAATCACACGACGATTTAGATTGTACTGTGTTTCTGGAGTCCAATAAAATTCATACCGGCTTAAATCTATCTTGCGTGTGGCCGAGTACAGTACAGCATTGTGAAATTCTTTGGGTACATCTCTATCATTATTTAAGGTATAAAAATTACTTAATGCGTGAAATGATTGTGCTTCTTCAGGTAAGGGACGAGCTTTGAACTTGATTTCTTCTTGCTCTGCTACTTCTACTAGCGTCTCGGGTGAGACCAGTTCACGTATGCGGATAGCATCTATAACTAATCGTTTGACTGTGCCTTCGTCTGCACCTAGCCACGCAAGTAGTTTACGGAACTTGTAGGTCAAATGACGACCGGGAACATAGCTGGCTTTGAAGTTGCAATTAAAACAGTGATAGCTGACGCCGCCATCGGCATTCATTACTAGTCCGCCACGTCCTCTGGAGTCTGCTGATTCTCCGTTGTGTGAACAACAAACACCGTTGAAACTGATCCAGCCCGAACTAGAATTGGCTTTACGTTTATGCGGTAATATTTGTGTGACAGCGTCGCGAATAGAGTTTAACATTCCTGCTAGTATAGCAGAATTTTTGGATTAGATCAACAGATCGATAACCAAATCTTAGAATGGTTTGGTAGCACTCTGTGTCCATCATGTTAGTATCCAAACCTTGTTTTGTATGCGGCATGCTGTGCCTGTATCTCTGCCAAGGTCAATGCACCGTCCCAGACTTTGACCAAGCCCACATCAGCAGTTACAACTTCTGTATTTTGGACGGAACTGACATATCTACCAAACAATCTTAGGCCGTTAAATCCACTAACACCAGCTCTAGTTCCGTGAGTACCGGTAGGGGCAGTACTGCCGGCCGCATAGGCATTTGTGGTAGTAGTGCCGTTGGATGTCATCCAAGCAAATCTCCAAGCACCTGTTTGAGCTGTGCTACTACTGCCTAAAAATGACCCGTTGAAGAAGATATCTTGTACCCCACCGGAATTACCCCATAGTCCCATTAACCAGTCCGGACTAGCAGTATTGGCGTTCAACAATCTACCTGCTGTGCCTGACTGTGATCGGTAGACCATCATTACTGTATAGGCCTGTGAAGAGGATGAATAATTTGGACCAAACCTTAACATATCTGTGTCGTTGGCAGTGGTCTTGCGGAATATGCCACCGTTGGTAGCTGCCCACGCCATACTGCTATTGGTATTGCTTGTGGTTATAGCAAAAGCCCCAGTGCCTGCTATGGTGCTGCCGTTCGCAGGCATGGCCGCGTAGTTGGCCGCATCTAGATCTAACACCAAGCTGGCTGAGGTTGTTGGGCCAGCAGAAACTGCCACTGGTTTTTTATAAATCCGTTGTGTTGGTTGTTGTAACGCACTAAATCTTGCAAACTTCATGGGTTATCCATAGTTACTGATTTGGCCCAACACCCGATAGGCGGCGCCGCCCAGGTGTATCAAGCTAAAGCTCATGATGTCTGTATTACTTGCTGTGCCTGTCCCGATCGCGGCCCCAACCCAGCGAACAGTTTGGTTGACACCGTTGACTTGTACGTTGGCAACACGATAGGCCGTGGCACCTTGGTCAACAATGATAGTAGCACCAGTTACTGTACTTGCAATAGCATTGACATTAGTAAAGTTTGCTGTTACATTGGCAGTCAATGCAGCGTAAAATATTGTGCCAAGATTAAAGTTACAAGTCAAGTTGCCACCACTATTACTAATGTTACCATAGGTTTCATAGTAGGCACTTTGTTGTACCACATTGCCAGTGACAGTTAGGTTAGCAGTAGTTATACCCGATGTCAAGTATGAGGCCACATTGGTGTTGCTGTATGCACCGCCGCCCACAGTTGATAATATGTTTACACCATTGGCAAAATTGTATTGATTGGCATTGATGTTACCAGCAATAACGTTACCTGTTATATAAGCACCACGACTGGCCACCAAGTTACCAGATGCAGTAATATTGCCTTCATTGACTGCAGATCCGGTAGTAGATATAGAACCAAATCCAGATATAACCGGAGCAGGACTGGCACCGGTGCTTATAATACCGCCAGAGATTCTTACATATTGTGTAGTAACGTTGCCCGAGACTGTGGCATTGCCCACGGTCAAACTTGAGTTTGGTAGTGCCGCAACATAATCAGCTGAATATACTGTGACAGGATATGCAAATGAGGATGCAGTTGGAGTGGTAGAGACTGATATAAAGTTGGGAGTGCCAGCAACAAAAGTTGCTGACGTAACTGTCAGTGTCACTGCGCCACTATTGCCAACTATGGTGTAGCCAGCTACTATGGCATTTGAATTAGTGTCTGCCGGCAACGCGACCAGACCGGTGTCATACAGAGAACCAAATGCATCTGTAGCGTAGGAAAAACTAGATCCCACCTGGGCTTGTACAGCACCAACAAAGTTTAGAGCACGGACGTTGCCTGAGTAGGTTGGCAAGTATGCGGCCACTTCGGTGTTGCCATAACTTCCAGCACTTACTGTGGATAATATGTTTACACCGTTGGCAAAATTGTATTGATTGGCATTGATGGTACCATTAATACTAATGGTATTGCTGTATGTGACTTCTTTGGTAGTTGCATTATACTGTAATACTCCAACATTGCCAGTGGCTTCACGGATAGGAGCCACTGTGAATGTGCTGGCTGTGGTTCGATTTAACACACTACCAGTGGCATTCAAGATGATTGAATTATTGCCTTGATTGGTTTGGCCAGCCCCAAAACCAATTGCTACGGCTGAGGCACCTTGTGTGTTTTGGCCAGCACCTGAACCAATTGCTACCGTATTCGTTCCTTGGGAAACTTGACCAGCCTGGAGGCCAATGGCCACAGCTTGAGCACCTTGTGTAGCATAACCAGCATCTGCTCCAATGGCCACAGCTTGAGCACCTTGGAAGTCAGAACCAGCAGTGGAACCAATGGCCACTGCGTATTGTTTTTGGTTGGTATAGCCAGCACCTGAACCAATGGCCACAGTATAGACGCCTTGTGTATCATAACCAGCAAATGCACCAACTGCCGTTGCACTACTGCTTTGTGCGTTTGATCCAGTATTGAGTCCAATTGCCACATTTGAACTGGTCAAGGTATTATTGATTGTGTTGATATTGGTGGCTTGCGTGGCTGCATTGGCATTGGCAAAAGTTTGATATGCACCAACAGCGGACAAGATGCTTACACCATTGGAAAAGTTAATGTTGGCATTTTGCGGCAGAGTCAAATTGCCATCAGTGGTAAAATTCCAAAGTTTGCTAGTAGCACTGGTTTGTGTTTCAATCTGAAATGATTTATCAACATCAGTAAGAAAGTTAACTGTGTTTGCACCCCTGGCATTTGATAATCTAACTCCTGTTGGGAATGTTGTGGTACCAGTGTTGCTAAATGTCCAAGTGTATCCATTCTTGACAATGTTGGCAGCAATATTGCCTGTGTATGTGGGCAAGTATGTGGCCACGTTGGCATTGGCATACACTTGAGTTTGTAGTGTTGTGATTGAACTATTGGCCGCTGTGACGTTGCTGGTGATGTTGCTCAACCAGGTGACCATGGTTGCACTAAAACTGGCATTGTTGCCCAGCGCATTTCCCAATTCTATCAAGGTGTCCAGCGCACCTGGTGCGCCTGCAACCAGTGTGCCAATATTGGCACTGAGTGACTGTATTGCGGCATTGGCAGCGGTTATATTTGTTTGCACCCCAGACAAGATGTTTAC